ATTGCAACTTTTGTGTTTAGTACCGGGGCGGCATCTGGCATGACTTTTGGAACAGCACTGTCGGCGGCTTGCTTGACTACCGGAGGAACGGCTGGTTCTACAAGTCCGGTTAGTTCAGTTGTTGTTACCGTTGCGTATGTGTGAAATTTAATGCCGCTCATTGGTTTGTTAATTCTTGTTGGTCTGAACTTTGTAGTTTATTTCGGACTGAAGATTTGGCGGTCTTGGGAACGAGCAGAAACGTTATATCAAATCAGAACTACTTACCGAGAAGGTAGGAAGAAGATTTTGGGCGTGTAGCGCAATTGGAAGAGCGTCTCGTTTGCACCGAGAAGGTCGCAGGTTCGAAGCCTGTCACGTCCACCATATCCCTGCTTAGCACAATGGTAGTGCCCTTGTTTGAAGCACAAGTGATGGCCGTTCGATTCGACCGGTAGGGACCAAGTGAGAATCAAATGGAAAAGAAATTTCCGTCAGTGAAAATTCATCCATATGATGTGGCTACCGCACTGCTGTCGGGTAGACAGGTTCAGTTCTGTCTCTATGGTTGTGTGGCGGTAGACGGCAAGGTTTATCAAATAAGCGAAGTAGTTCCTGCTGAAACTAAGAATTCCGGGGTCAAAGCCCCATAATTTGTAGTTCTTTTTAGGTGGCAACTGAATCACCTGACCCCAAACTAGGATTTTTAAGGAGATAGATTTTATGGCAAGTTTAACGGCTCAGCAGGTATGGCAGACTGTTGCTGGAGTTGATTTTCAGCACTTCATTTCTGCAAATGGTGGACAGGTTGTGGCTTATGTCGATAGTTCCGGCATATTTCATAGTTCTAATTCACTGATTTCCCCTCCAGGAAATTTGTATGTTGTTGGGAATGCCAACGATACTAATTTGGCTTTTCTCCAGAATAAATTTGGCGGCATCACTTATGCAGATGGTAGCACTATGTTTCAATCGACTCTCCAAGGCGCGATTAATGCCTGCGTTGATCTGCGTGGAGACGTGATTCTCGTCGGCCCTCGAACGTATGTAGTTACCACACCTGTTCTTTTCAATAAGAAAGGTATAACTGTATCGGCTCTCTATAATTTTGGCGGAGGCCAGGACAACGGTGAACGATTCACAATTAATGCTGACGCAACACCGGGCATCCCTGCTGCAATTATTTCTGAGCCTTGCACGATTAGCGGATTAGGCTTTGATAGCGCGAATACTCCTTCGGCTCCTTATCTTGGTGGAACAATTCAAATCGGCCCTGGCAGTGGTTTTGACGGTGGCAACTACGTTACCATCTCCAACTGCCGATTTGATAATTTCGGACACGCGGTCTATGGCATCGAATCTACCACTAATGACTATCTGAAAATTTTGAATTGTGATTTTGATGGGACTATTAATGGCTTTGGCAACAGCGCTAACGTCTTCGCTGGCGGAATCGCGCTCACTCAAGGTCATTATGTGACTGTTCAGGGCAACACCTTCCGTGGTTGCACTTATGCCATTGTGCATGGGACACCAAGTCCAGCAAACGCAGCACATAGTAACACAAATTTCATCTATGACAGCAATTATGTCATTTCTGATACGGCTGCTGCCGTGAAGTTTCTAAACGCCAACAACTTGGCTACCTACACCACGCAAAATGGTTTGGTATCCAATAATTGGTTCATGACAGCGACAGACACGGGTACGTTCAGTGCTACGGTTGCCGCTCTATTGGCTGTTGGAATTGCTTGCTCGGGCAATCACTATCACGAATAAAGTAATTAACCGCTTCAGGGGATGAGCGGAAATCATCCCCATTTTTCTACTTGACAAGTTTCGTTTTGTCTGGTATAGTAGGTCTTATACGTCACTTCCTGCCGGCGAGACGCCAAAGCTCGGCCGGGCTAAGTTGGTGGGGAGTTTCGACCGTTGTCGGCACCTTTTTGGTGTCGGCTATCACAGGTTGGTCACCCGTTCACGCGAAGGCGTCCGGTCTAGAACGTTTGCGTGGATGAATACATTTCGATTGCGGGATAGACTTCGGGGAAGTCAGAAGCCTCATAAACTTCTTTAGCCGTGTTCAACTCACGGTCCCGCTACCATCGCTGGATAGCCAAGTGGTAAGGCGCGGGCCTCATAAACCCGTTATTCGTAGGTTTGATTCCTGCTCCAGCGACCATTTTGCGATGCTGGCGTAATGGCAGCGTCCTAGCCTTCCAAGCCAGGGGTAAGGGTTCGAATCCCTTGCATCGCTCCAACATGTAACGGCTGGCGATCTTGATATCGTCCATTGATCAGGAAGGAACGCCTGAGAAGTCGTTACATAAATTTTGCGGATATAGTTTAGTGGCAGAACTCGATCTTGCCAAGATTGAGGCACGGTTTCGATTACCGTTATCCGCTCCAGTCGAGAGAACAGCGCGGCAAACGCTGGAAGCAGTGGGTTCGATTCCCACACCACGAAAGTTGATCCCTTTGCCGGGGGCTTCGAGTAGCTAGGTAAATGGCAGCTTCATCTCTCACATATTGTGGTGTCGCATAATCTGGTATTGCGCTCGGCTGTTAACCGAGAGTTTGTTGGTTCGAATCCAACCGCCACAGCCACATGAGTACCGGGTGCTCGCTCACCCGGTTGGTTTTCTTGACCCTATAGCTCAATGCACAGAGCACCTGTCTTCGAAACAGGCTGTCCCGGTTGGAGTCCGGGTAGGGTCTCCAGTTTTGGTTTGTTGGAGGAGTCTGGAGTCCTCGCGGTCCTGTCACGACTGAGAACACGGGTTCAAATCCCGTACAAACCGCCACAAGCGGTGTCATTCGAAATTTCTCCGTAAAGGGTGCTCAAGTTGCGCCTGGAGATAAGCCTGATCCTTGACGGATAGGTGGGATGACATCCAACTTCTTATGGTCCCGTGGTCCAATGAACAGGGCACCGCACTTCTAAGGCGGTTGATGTCAGTTTGAGTCTGACCGGGACTACCAGTTTATGCGGCTTGCATCTTAGGAGATTACTCAATAGGCCAATTGAGCAAGCGGTTCGAATCCGCCACGAGGCCGCTCCATTTTGTATCGTCCGAAGGCTCATCTACCTATCGGCTGGTAACGATACAATTTATAGTCGGGTAGCTTAATGGTAAAGCAGCGGCTTTATACACCGCAAGCGCTAGATTGGCGCGTGATGAGAGTTCAAGTCTCTCCCCGACCACCAGAACGGTCTATAGCTCAACGGTAGAGTACCTGGCTCTTACCCAGCGGGATGAAGGTTCAAATCCTTCTAGACCGACCACATGGCCGCATCGTCTAAGGAAAAGGACACGTCATTCTCAGTGACGAGACTATGGGTTAGAGTCCCATTGCGGCTACCATCGTGGCATTGTCTTCTAGCGGCCCAGGATGCCAGCCTTTCAAGCTGGCGACGAGCGTTCAAATCGCTCCAGTGCTACCATTTTTATAGAGGATTAACTCAGCGGAAGAGTGCCACTCCTACAAAGTGGAAGCCCAGAGTTCGAATCTCTGATCCTCTACCAAATGCACTCAATGCCGAAGCGAACGAGGCAATCGTCTGCAAAACGATAAAACTTGGTTTGAGTCCAAGTGGGTGCTCCAGCATAGGTCGGTAAGCTTAACGGTTAAACTGCTCGCCTCCAAACCGAGACTTGGGAGTTCGAATCTCCCCCGGCCTGCCAATTTTGAAAATCATTAGTCAACGACTTTAAGGAGTCACGACGGTGAATAAAACAGTAGATGTAAGGAGTGCTCGAATTGCACAGCAACTTGGGATGTCTCACGGGGCCGCTGCAACTCGACTTAGAAAGTTAGTTCTTTTTCGACAACTTGAGAAACATCAAGAGAATGTTTGTGTTAAATGCAGTGGGCGTATTCTCACGGCCGATGATTTGAGCCTTGAACATATTAAACCTTGGGAAGGAAGAGACGCCTCGTTATTTTGGGATTTAGAAAATGTTGCTTTTTCGCATGTAGTTTGTAATCTTCCGCACGTTCGTCACGGAGGAACGTTTCGAAGAATACAAGCTCCAGATGGAATGGCTTGGTGTTACGAACATAAAGCATTTCTTCCTATTGAGAAGTTTAACAAAAAACCAGATCGTTGGAATGGGCTTCGGTTTGCTTGTTCTGATTGTGAAATAGCATATAAAGAGCGTATGAGAAACAAACGTCAATCTTCATCATCGTCTAGTAGCTGCGATGATAGTATAGAAGGTTGACGGAGCCCGGTAACGTACTCGATTGCTAATCGAGAGTCTGGTTGTGAAACCAGCGTGAGTTCAAATCTCACACCTTCTGCCATTTTCTGTGGAAGGTAGTGGGAGACGGTTCCCAACTGGTCCCGAACACCAGACCATCTGAAAGGATGACAGTTCAACTCTGTTGCCTTCCTCCAAGGGTTCGTAGCTTAATAGCGCAAAGTACCGGTCTTTTAAACCGAGGGATATCAGTTCGAGTCTGATCGGACCCACCAAATTTTGAGTTTCGCCGTGACCATGGATCGGCGATAGCGCCCGCACGGAGGCAGTCGCCGTGTTGCCCGAGGCGTAAAAAGTATCGGCTTATTGCCTTGTGATCCAATTGGTAGGATGCGTGGCTTTGAACCACGTCATGAAGGTTCGAGTCCTTCCGAGGCAACCAATATTGCTCGATGATGCAACTGGTAGCATACGTGGCTCTGAACCACGGAATCTAGGTTCGAATCCTGGTCGAGCAGCCAACTTCCCCTAACAATTCAGGTGCTCCATGTGGCAGAGAAGATGTCCGCGATGTGGACGTGTGCTCTACAAGCCGCGAAATGGTAATGGCATCGTTAGATGTGTGTGCGGATGGATATGGCGATGATACGCCGAGCTATTCGGGCAGTTGTATTCGCGTGTTTGTACGTTTTGATTTTTGTTTTCGGTAAGATTTATTCGTGGAGACGAAGATGAAGAAACTTCTGCCGTTAGCTTTATTTGTTGCGGCTCTAGTTTTTGCCGCCGCTCCTCAGTTCTTTGTTTCTGGCTCGACATCGTTTGAACAGAATCGAATCGTGCGCTTGGAGCGTTCTTTGAACTTTACCAAGGAACCGATGGTTTCTACGTGGTATGTAACCATTGATCCAGGTGAAGTTTTTGACGAGAATGTGAAGAAATTGGATTTGGATACCGAATCTGGTTATACTTATCTTGGTTTGAATCAGACTCACATCAACGAAGATTATTTGGTGTGGCATGATGACAAGGATGTTCGTCATCTTTTGGCTCACGAGGCTGGCCATTTGATTTGTGAATGCAAGTCTGAAGAGAAAGCCAACGATATTGCTTACCAGCTAGAGAAGTAAAAGAGTAAGCTTTCAGGTAGCTCCTGAAAGTTAGGTTTGGGGTAGCCACTAACTACCCCAAGCCGTCCTTTAGTGGAGGAGATGATGAAACGATGTTCTAAGTGTAAGGACTGGAAGCCGCGTTCTGAGTTTGGTAAGAATAGACGAGAATCTGACGGTTGTCAGGCTTATTGTAAGCCGTGCTCAAGTGCTCGCGTTTGTGAATGGCAACGTCAGCGCAGAGGCGAGTTGAGAGAAAAGATTTTCGATTTGTTAGGTCGAGTTTGTTGTAAATGTGGTTTTGCTGATATCCGAGCACTTCAGTTTGACCATAGAAATGGCGATGGGTATCTCGATAGAGATTTCTCTCGTCATTGCGGGACCATATTGTATTTCAAAAAGATTCTAGCGAACATTGAGTCGTTTCAAGTTCTCTGTGCCAATTGTAATTGGATTAAGAGAATTGAGAACGACGAAGGTTACGCCAGAAAATCCAAACAGGCTTTAAGCCCTAGCGCATCTTAGCCTGTGATGCGGTCAAAGGTGAATATGACGTACAAGCGTAATTTTGTTGCTGCCATCAAAGTGGGTGGTCAGGTTCTTCGTGAGAACGGAGACCAGGTCGAGTTACCATTTGGTTCCGAATTCTCGATTCTTTTGAAGAATCTCAACTCGGTTCGAGCCGAGGCGCAGATAACCATTGATGGTAAGGTTGCCGGCCCCTGGTACATTCTTGGACCAAATGAGAGCGTGGAAATTGAACGCTTTAATGTTAGTGGTAACTCTGATCGCGGCAATCATTTTAAGTTTATTGAACGAACTGCCGCTGTTGAGAAAGGACGAGGAGTTCAACTCGAAGACGGACTGGTCCGAGTCGAGTTCAAGAAAGAAAAAGTGTATGAGGCTCCGAAAGTAACAGAGCATCATACCTATACCTATCATCATCACTACGATTATTACTGGCCGTATTATCCAAAACCGTATGTTCCGAAGGTTTGGCCCCCATATGAGCCCTACATCACCTGGAGTGGAACGGCTTTTCAGAGTTCACAGTCCGGTAGTAATCATCAGTTAATGGCGATGAACAATGTCAGTTTGGCATCGAGTTCGCCGATTCTCAGAAGTTGTAATTTGATGAAGTCGGCCGATATCCCAATGCCGGCGTTTAATGATGCCGGTATCACGGTGCCAGGTAGTGAGAGTAATCAAAAATTTGTTTCGGTCCAAGGTTTTGAGACTGAATCGCTTTCTGAAGTCATCACAGTGAAGCTTGTTGGTTCGCGTGGTAAGGTTCGAGTCGTGAAAGCTAAGACAGTAGATCAAAAGCCCCGATGCTCGACATGTCAGAAAGTCAATAAGCCGAACGCCAAATTCTGTATCGAGTGTGGTACAAGCCTTGAATTGATTTAAAAGAGATTAGAGTGAGTCTCCGTCTTCCGCTCACTCTGTGTCAGCCTAGACCCACTAGAGATTTTTCTCTGGTTCAAGGTTGCGGATACTGGCAGATGTAGTTCGGGAGACAAAAGGAGATTTATTTATGATTCTAGCAGATTGGGGCGCAAACGGCGTCAATCCTTCGAAGATTGCAACGTCCGGTACAAGCGCAGTTTATTTTCCTCGCTTGATTTTTCAGGCTCTTCAGAATGGTCAAGCAGGCGGCCCTACTGGATTCCCTGGATTGCAGGCTCCAGTTACACCGACTTCGGCGAATGCTTCCGGTCAGTTGCTTTTGACCGGTTCTCAGTACTTCAATGCTGTGAATGGCCAGGGTTTGCGAATGATTGCGTCCGGTTCTGTTTACACGGCTGCATCTCAGACCGTGACTGTATTAGTCCAGATTAACACAGGCAGCGCCGGAACGCCTTCGTATACCACTTTTGCGACCACTGGTGCCCAGACTGTAAACGGTCGAGCATCTTGGATTCTCAAGGCGGATTTCACCGTTGCTGGTAATCCGTCAAACACGGGTGATGTGGCAACAGCCGGCTATCAGCTTAACTCTGGTTCCCCTGCTCCAGTTATTCAGGGTCAGTTGAGCGGTTGGTATGGTGCTGCTATCAATGGTACAACTCTAGCTGCAGCCTTGACAGTAATTCCGGCTACGACAAACCCTGTTGTTCTAGGTCCCGCACCACTGAACACGAGTGGTTTGGTGGTTAGCGTTGCGTTCGGCACCGGTACAGCCGGTAACGTTGCGACATTGAACCAGTTTGCAATACTTGGCGACTAATCTCGCCTAAAGAGTTTTGGGGCGGTCTCTGAAAATCGCCCCTTTTACTTTTCAAAAGGTCGTCCCATGAGCGCGAGTTTGAGTTTCATTCCTGAAACCCCTGAACAGTTCCAGTTATGGATGGTTCAGCAAGTGGGGGAAATTCATACGTCTAATGCAGCAATTCTTGGAAAGATAGACACTGCGTTAGCGAATCACGATGCTTTGGAAAAGCGTGTTGGTAATATTGAAGATGATGCTAAGGATGCTCGTAAGTGGGAGAACATCAAATTTGCTGGTGCAGGTTTTGTTCAGGCCGCAGTGATCTGGTTCAAGCATAGCGCTACGATTAAGGCTCCAGCAATAGCGGCTATGTTCCGGTGGATTTAAAATGGCAGAGTGGAATGCACCCGGTCTTCCGCCTTATTCTCGCTATGGAGAGAAGGTGCCGAAAGGCGGTTCCAATTGTAAAAATTGCGAGTACCTAGCGGATAACAAGAAGGATTGTACTAACAAAGATTTTATCGCTTGGAATCACGGACCTGAGATTCCAGGTAAGATAGACGAATATTGCAGTATCTGGTGGGAAAATGGCGAAGGACGAAAAGAAAGATAAGAAAGAGAAGAAGGAATTGAAACATTCCAAAACCAATGGCTATCATCGCACTGAGATAGAGCATCATGAGGATGGCAGCCATAGCATAGCCCATCATCACGAAGACGGTTCAGTGAAGAAATATGCTCGCCCAGACCATGATGCGGCTATGGATGGGTTAATGGAAAATCTTTCGGGACCCGGTCCCGAGGAGCTAGACGCTCAAGCTGGTAAGCATGGTGTGCCGGCCGACCTTGCCAAGAAAGCTGGATTGCCGGAAGACTCCGGTTCATCTCAGATGGAGTAATTATGGCGTCCAAATATCGAGCCCTGTACGGTCTTCGTAAGGGCCAGTTGCATCAGGCAACCGGAAATAGTGGTGAGATTCCTCAGAAACACATTGATGCAGCCATGAAGTCTTTGAATGAACATGTCAAGGCCATGGCTGAGCTTGCTAACGAGCATCGAAAGTCACAGACCAAATGAGCATAAATTTCCAATCAATTCTTGATACCTTGATCAACAAGTTTCACATCGTTCTTGGTACAGGCGCTCAGGCAGCAATCTTCATTTACCATTTCAAGACTGGTCACGATATTGGCACAGGTGTTCAGAACACGGTTTACGCCTACTATGCTTTTCTAGCCGGCCATGCCTACACTTATCAAAAGTGGCCGGATAACCCAACAAGTTAAAAAGATTGACGCTCATAAGGGAGAGAACATCGCAGAAGGCCGATGTCCCGAAACCCCGTGGGTAGCGTCCTAGCCTTCACCCTTCCGAGGAGTTATGAAACACATCGGTATGCCTGTCGCATATTTTATTCGTCACGGAGAGACAGAAGGAAACGTAGAGGATGTTTTCCGAGGCGATATAGATTACCCTCTTAATAAAGAAGGTCAGGAACAGGCGCAGAAGTTGGTTAAGTTTTTTCGTCGAGACCGATTTAGTAAGATTTATAGCAGTGATCGAAAGCGAGTATTGCAGACTCTTGAGCCCTTGGCCAAGAGTAAGAGAATGAAGATCACTAAGGTCAATAATCTTGAATCACTGAATACTGGTGATTTTTCAGGTTTGCCTAAATCGGATGAAAATCTAAAACGGATAAAGTGGTACAACAAACATCCAGACATTCAAATCCCCGGTGGTGAAAGCGTTCAGGCGTTTCGGGATCGAGTTGATCCTATGCTTGAATCGATTTGTAAACAGGGTGAGGAAGCTGGTATTCCGGTCGCTGTTGGTTGTCACGGCTCAATTCTGAAAGAACTTTTTCGTTGGGTGTACGGCAAGATTGAGGCCAAAGCCCGAGTCGAACCAGGCGGAGTTGTGGCCGTACTGAAGGGTTCTCAGGGATACGAGTGCATTCCGATTCTCGGGGCAAAGGATAAGGAAGATTATCAAGAGATGAATTCTGATGAGAACGGGAGCTAATAATGGCAGATGATATCACAGAAGCAAAACGAGAGGCGGAAGTAGCGCTTCGTCCCGGTAAGACAGCGCCTATTCCGGTACCTGCTCCGCTTCAGCATGAGTTTTCAAAAGCAAGTTATTCTCTGGCAGCATCGAAGAAAGAGAAAGAAAAGCCGAAGTCAGAGATGGAAAAGTCTTTGGAATGGACCGCACAGCAGCGAAAGGTTGCTGAGCAACAATAAATAGTCGTGGAGTCCATAATGGTGGACCAGGAAAAGGAATATCCGATAATCAAGTGCGCGGGCTACGATGAGGAAGATGGCCATCATGACTGCGCTACGATGATTGAGAAGAAAGCCTGGAACACCGAGCGTTGTTCGGATTGCGCTGTTAAAAACAAGCGGTTTGAGTCTCGGGAATCCGGGAAAAGAAGACACCAGAGAAAGGCTGAGCAGAGTGTTGATACGTCTGGTCTAAGTAAGAAAAAAGCTTATAGAGCAATGGAAGACCTTGGTATCAAGACTGAAGTCATCCAGGGTATTCTTTGGAATCAGGCCAATGTTATCGCTTCGCTTTTTAAGTTGGATGAGCCGACAATTGCATTTTTTGAGCACGGTCCTCATCTTCTGATGGAGATGCGGCACCGGCTGGAAACCGATGCTAAGACCGCTACAGTTCAAGCGATTAAGTTAAATGGCATTCGGTCTATAGAAGATTTCTCTCGAAATCATGTTGTGCCTAGAGGAGAGTTGATAACTCTGGTTGAGCTTTACGCGCTCTGGGCATTTTTCACTGGTTTTTACCAGGTCTACGAAAAGAACATTGTACCAACTATGCAATCGTTTAAGGGCTTTCTTCGACTTCGGCACGATTGCAAAACGGATGTATTAGCGTTAGGCACTGTTCTAGGCAAAAACTTCCAGCCAACTCCGCATGGAGATTGGGCTAATTTTCTTCCTCATTTCGATCCAGATTCACTTCAGCCAGGATACACAGAAAAAGATGTTGAGTCCTGGCTCGCTCAGCAAAGTTCCAAAGATAACGGCTTGATTCGTGATTACTTGTTGATGTGTGCAAGAAATCACTACAAGACAACTTTTTCTATTGCGTGGTCTCTTACTGCCGTTTTGTGTTGTCCAGACATTCGTATTCTTTTGTGCTCTGTCACGAAAGACATGTCGAAGAAATTCATGACTCTGTTTCAGTCATATTGGAAGTGGAGTCCAGACCCCGCTCTTGAAAAGTTTCAGCATCTGTTCCCAGAGTACATGATTAAGCCGGGAGACGGACAAGCGGCTATTTTTATATCGCCTATGAGTCATATGACTCGTGTTGATAAGACTGCTCAGATCACCAGTTTGGAAACCGGTGATACGGGGTCTCGTTTTGACCTGATGTTGGGTGATGACGCTATTGATGAGGATGGTTCTAGGAATCCAGATCAGCGCGAAAAGGCGATGGCAAGTTACGATGAAAAATGCCGGTTTCGAGAAGCTGGTGTTGGATTCGTAATCACTATTGGTACACCTAAACATCCCGACGATTTGTACGCTGAGTTAGTAAAGCGTGCTCAGTTAGGTGATAAGATCGCGGTACACATTTCTCCTGCCTGGACTGTTAAAAGCCCCTGGCGAGAATTGATGGCTCTTCCAAAGAATAGTCCGCATCGTTTGGATATCCATGATTTGAAAGAAGAGATGGTTGATGTACTTTTTCCTGGTCGGTCTAAAGCCGAGTCAACTTTCTCATGGTTGATGAGTGAATTAGGAAGCACTCCGCGTAAGGAGCGGACATTTCGGTCTGAGTACTTGATCGAGTGGATTTCCAGTGATGTTGATGAAGTTTTAAACTTCAATGAAAACCGTCTCCGGGAAGCAGTCATACCATTGTCTGCTTTGCCGGAGATGAGTACTGACACAATCCTTTGTGTTGATACCGCTAGATCGCAATCTCGTTATGCTGATAATTCGGCGATAACAGCTTTGCGATTGGTGAGAATGAGTGGTTGCTGGGTTCTGATTGTTCTGCACCAGGAAGCAGGCAAGTGGAATGCCGAGGATAAGGCTGGAGTTATTGCCCGATTCTTTTGTGCCTACAATCCTCGAATAATTTTGATTGAGGCTCCTGCTGATTTGGATTTCTTGAAGCAGAAGATCGAGCTTCAATTCCTGAAGCAGAATCTTGGTTATCCTCCTGTTTATTGGTTACCGGTTGATAATACCAAAGACGCCAAGTTTAATCGAGTTAAGGCGTGTGCAGACCTACTTCCCGATCAGTTGAGATTTGTCATTGGTCCATATATCGAAGACTTGTTTTCTGAAGCTGCGAAGCTGGATGGCAAGGGAACCAAGATGACTTCCCGAAATGATCGTTGGGACAGCATCAGTTTGGGAGTTCGTTTCTGGAAAGACTTTCTGATTCAGGTTTCTAAAACTGAGGAACAGATCGAGGCTGAGCGTCAGGCAGAGGAAACCGCTCCTGGACGATCACATTGGTATGATCATTTGTTTCGGCGTAACAGTCTTTTTGATTCTGACCAACCCGATAAAAGCAATTGGGAAGGTCGATCCATGCATCAGGAATATTCTCAGACCGGGCAGATAGTGCGTCCTGGTCCTGAAGCAGAGCCGGAACCTGTTGGGCCGGCTAACCCTCGCGGGGCGGTTATGCAAGAAGCAGTGCGGAAGATATTTGGGAGTGGTTCTCCATATCGAGTCTAATTTATGGCGGTAAATGAGAGAGCAGTTATAGAGTCAAGTGAGAGCGCAGCCGCCCTTCAAACTGCGATAGCAGACCTTCACGTAGAGCCAATCGGAACAATTACTCAAGAAAATATACATGAAGATTCTGAGACCGGAACGATTCAGTTTGATGAACGAGCAGCCGTAAAGCTTGTTCTTGATGATGCATCTCAGGCCGATAATTTCATTAATATCATGCAGTGGGCTTCTGGCTGGACCCTTGCAGATACGCTTTATCAGTCTCCGGCTTCGACTTCGGCCTTTGATGGTGGTCAAGTAGCTCAGGCCAATGTTCCGAAGTTCATGATTTCGAATCATATTAATTCCATCATACCAAAGATGATGGAAGGTATCTTTTACGAGAAACCGCCATTTGAACTTCGTCCTCGTCCCGGTACTGACGCTGATATCATCAACGCTAAGAAGGCGTTGTTTACAACCCAGATGGATATCGCTAATTTCGAAGTTGAGATTGAGCGAATGATGCTTAGTATGTGTTTGTTTGGTACCGGCATCATGAAATGGGGTTATACCGAGAAGATTGTGAAGGAGAAGCATTATCAGCGTTTGGCTGAGAGACTTCGAATCACCGGTCCTAACGGTGAAGTCAATTACAAAGATACTCCAGAATCAGACAAGTTTAAAGTGATTCATGAAGATAAGTTAGTTTCTTATCCATGGATCAAGTTCTGCGATCATCGAACTATTTTGATTGATCCAGGATGCCGAACCGGTGATATCCGAGATGCGAAGTGGATCATTCACCGCGACTATACTGATTATGACGGTTTGGATGAGCTTCGCGGCGTTCCTGGTTACGATATTCCTTCGAAAGAGCAGTTGAAGTTAATCTTTATTAGTAACCCCACATCGGTTGGAACCGATAACATCCCGATGACTATTCCCGAAGGGATGTATGGTTATATCCAACATGCTCTGCCTCGAAACTACAAGACAAGCGCAGACCCGATGCAGGTTCCGCTTGAGGTTCTTGAGCGGTGGGACGATGATAAGGTCATTACGATTTTGAGTTGTAATGGTCATAACATTCTGCTTCGAAACGTGCCAAATCCATATCGTAAGAAGCCGTTTTTGTCCGCAAATTGGCGAGACATACCGGATTGCTTCTACGGTCAGGGTTTGGGGATTTTGTTGGGCTCCGAGCAATTGGTTGAGCAGGGTGTAACAAATCTTGCTCTCGATCTTTTGGCTTACGGTTTGCAGCCAACTGCGGTTCGAAAGAAGGGTTTCAACACACTTACTCAAAATATTCGTTGGCGTCAGGGCGGTATCATTGACGTTGATGAAGACGTTGATAAGGCTTTCAAGTTTTTGACAATGCCGCCCGTTCCATCAGAGGCTTGGGCTGCGATATCTCAGTCTCAAGCTGCAGGAGCGGCAAATTCCGGCGCTAACGATCAGGTTATTCAGGGTATCGGTTCGGCCGGTGTGAAGACAACTGGTATGCGATCTGGTACCGGTGCTGCAGCCGTGGTTCAAGCTAACGCATCGAGACTTGATGGTCCGACAAGCAGAATCATCCGTCAGATATTTGAGCCTTGGCTTGCGATCATGGATGATCTAGATAATGACTTGCTTCCTACACAAGTTTTGCGAGATGTCCTTGGTGATAAACTCGGCCAGGATGTGAAGAACAGTATTGACCACATCCAATTCCGAGAAGCGAGAATGGAATATGAAGTCTTGGCCGGCGCAAAGCTCGGTGCCAAGAAGGAAATGGCTCAGTTCTTGCCAGTCATGATCCAGTTGATGACGGCTCCAGCATTTAACCAAGGTATTTCAGAAGCTGGTTACATGTGGGACCCAGTAGCAATCTTCAACCAGTTCGCAGCAGCAGCCGGATGGCGTTATGCCCAGAAGTTCCTGCGAAAGATGACGAGGGAGGAGATTGCACGTCGAGATGCTAATTCGCCGGCAGCGATGGCGGGTAGACAGCAACAGGCGCAACAGCAACAGAACGATCAGAAGTTTAATCAAGATATGGCTAAGATGCAGGCTGAGCAGTTATATCGCGGTAGTAATGAAATTTTGCGGTCAGCCACTGAAAAATCTCTTGAAGATGAAGTAAGCGGTCAACCCACTACTGAAGGCTTCGGGGCGACCACGGCCCTCTAGTATTTAATCTAATATCAAGGAGTACCCAATGGCATCACCTTTACTGCCGGAGTTGTCTCCGCAGAAGCAAGAACTTTTGAGATTGCTTGCCCATCAACCAGGGTTTCAAGTCTTGGTTGAGTTGTTTGATGCGGCATGTGCATCGTTGAATCAAAGGTTAGTTAAGCTCAATCCAGAAGATAGGGACTATGAACGAAAACTTCGAGACCATCATCTCGAATGTAGAGTAGTTAATGAGTTTTGTTCTGCTGTTCTTAAGGCTATTGATTATCACAGTGCTGCCGTGAATGTACGGGAGACTGAAGATAAAGAGTCTGAAGATCGTTTGATCGAGGCAGCGACACAACTTCTACGGCCAGGGAACCCATTTGGCCAGAAAGTAATCAAATCGGAGTAAAATAAAATGGATTTCAATCCAGCAATTGTTAAAGGAATTCAGAATCTAGTGCAAGACCCTCGACCTTTTAAGGTTGTGGATGGAGTTATTAAAGTTCGTTTTGGTCTAGATCAGAGCGATCCGTTTGTGCCTATTCGTACTAAAGAAGATGCTTTGAAACTGAACACACAGACTTTGCGTCGTTTGGTTCAAGACCCCGAAACTCGGGAAATTTTGAATAAAGCGATGCTGGTTGAGAATGCAGAGGCATTAGTTGCAGCCGAGAAAGCTCAGGCCGATGCAGAAGCTGCTCGTATAGCTGAAGATCAGGCTGCAGCCTTGGCAGCACAGCAAGCGAGTGTAGATCAGGCAACCGCAGCGTTACAGGCTGAAGAAGAGGCGAAGCAGGCTTTGCTTAGAGCAGCAACAGAGCAGCCGGCAGCCCCGGTGGTTTCAACCTGGCAAGCTGAAGATGATGCACTTCGGGGTATGGGTGTTACAGCCGTTCGAGACCCTCAAGGTATTATCACTCGACTTGTTACCGATTATCAAGTCACAGATGAGAACGGCAGTGCTGTTGGTCGGCCTACTCATCTTGAGGCACGAAATTGGCCTGAATTATTGGTGAAGCAGCGTGAGGCTCATATTCAGGCAACCCGAGCTTTCCAGAGATTGAAGGCTCAAAAACTGAGTTTCAAGACTCAGCCGCAACAGTCAAAAGTTCCTACAGACAAGGAAATGCTGGAGTCAATTCTAAAGTCTTCCGATCCAACAATGGCTATTGCGGAAGTCAAGAAAGCAACCGAGATAACGCCAGAGAAAGCTGCTAACAGAGCGATAGAAGACGCTGAAGCAGCTAAGGTGACTTATCTATTCTTGACTAAGCATATGAACGATTTTAATAACTGTGAGGCAAACACTAAGTTGTTAGGTGAATACTTCCAGGAAAATAACCTGGTTTGGACTCTAGACAACCTAGAGCTTGCTTTCGAGTTTCTGAGAGATACAAACCAATTGGCCCCAGTGCCAGCACGAGTGGTACCGTCCGTGGAAAATACGGCTCCGGCACCAGCAGCGGCGTCAGCCGCAACTGCTGCCCCAGCAGCAGCAACAGCCGCTCCAGCGGCAGCAGTACCGGCAGCGTCCGCTCCTCCTGCGGCGTCTGCAACGCCGGCAACTCCAGCGCAACCCGAGAATAAGACCCCAGTTCGGGTTGAACCGAGACCGGGAGTTAACAGTGGCATAGTGCCAGGTTCCTCGAATGCTAACCGCATTGTGGATGTCTTGACACAGACTGCAACTGGTCAACTCACAAAACGAGATGTAGCTCAGTGGGATGCAAAGACCTTGAGAGAACGAATGAAAGACCCGGCATGGCAATCAAAATTAGAAGCTGCCGGCATCAAGGTAATTAAGCGTTTCGGTCAGGGCTAATCTCCTCACAGCCTCAAGCTGTGCGAACTTTCAGAGGACTAAGAGGATTCTATGAGTAGCGGTGGACCATCTCCATCGGCCATGAATGTGGGCAACATTCTGACCGCACAGGCGATCTTGTTCGATAAGGAACTGATCCCTAACCTAAAGGGAGAAACGGATGCCTTTGTTGCCGTAGCTGAGCGTCGAGTTCAGCCATTGCACATGGGTATTAACCGAACATTCTTCCAGTACAATACGCTAACTGCTGACACAACGCAGCGAGCGGACGGTGTAATCGGTGCCCCAGAAATGATCACCCAGTTGAGCAGCCCGGCTCAAATCGGTGAGTGGAACAATTATGCAAACTTCTCCAGTTTCGTAATTGCATCGGCAATCGATGAATTGGTCGGAAACTCGGCTGTTGAACTTGGCTATCAGGCCGGTCAGTCGATTTCTGAGTTGTACAGCGCTGTAGCTGACAGCGCAAGCACAGTTGACGGTAACGTCAGCCAGAGTGCGTTACTATCTGCTCCTTACACTATCGACTTGGGAACAATTCGAACACTTAAGCAGCAGTTGGTGAGCCACAACGTTCTGCCTTGCAAGAAGGGCAAGTTCATGGGAGTCGCATCCCCGAACGTTATGGGAGACATTTTCAACGGCACACAGGTTAACAACTCAATTGTTGATTTGTGGAAGCTAGGCAATATCGATAAGTTTGACAAGATGGCTGGTGCCGACCAGACCCAGGATATTGAACTTCCTGGCACAAACATCGTGTTCAGACAGACACCGTTTGTCACAACAACTGCCAACTACCAGAGTACCGGTAAGGTTGGATATCGAACATACGTGTTCGGTAACTACGCTCTAATCGGCGTGTGGTTGGAAGTGCCAGGCGATACGGACATGCAGGAAGGCGATTGGCGCACTATAGACTGCAAAGTAGTCGATAACGCGCCGGCATCCAGCTTTGACCCAACCGCTACAATCGGGGGATGGGCCAGCTATCGGTTTCACCAGACCGTGACGTTGCCTCCAGCAACTGGTTTGAATACACAGAGAGAACGTTACATCGACAGCGTTCCTGCTGTGCAATAAAGATTCGATGGACAACTGTTTGGGGAGGGTGTCGATCCCTCCCCGAACAAAATATGACGGAGAATATATAATGGAAACGGTAAAAATAGATACGCATAACCCAGTAACAGGTGGTGTTGAATCTACTCATGAATATGAGAGATGGACAGTACCGGTTCAAGAAAATCCAATTCGTGGAAGTCACGATTTCAAAGTGACACGTAATACGATCCAGAAGCTTTTGGCAAACGGAACCCCTAATTGGGTAAAGTGGCCGGAAGACTATAAGGCGTTTGCCAAAGAAGAGATGGCAAGAGAGAAAGAAGTATCTGACATGATGGCCTCGTCATATAAAATGCCTGACCAGGAAATCCTGACAGATAAGAAAGCTCGACTCGTAAACATTATGCACGGTCGAGATTTTATTCAAAAACTTCGTGATAACGGCGTGAAGTGTTTCACATTTGACAATGGAATGCCTAGTACTGTCGGATTGTGGGCAGCGAAGCCGGGAACTGACGAAGTTGTGTATATATGCTTTATGCAGGTTCCGTACATGCCCGAGTGGTCTGTGCTCCGAGTGGACCGCCATGGGGTTCCGTGGGGAGAAGAGTATCGAGGATGGCGAACGGTTTTATGTCAGTTAATCTTGAAAGAGATTTTGACTGAGGAACAAGCTCACAAAATCTTTGGCAAGCCAGCATTGAACAGAATATCTCGGGTTTATAGACGTACTTTATGGCAGTTCAGAAATCAAAACAAGAAGTAACCGACCGGAAGAAGTAGGTGCCAGGTCGAGGAGAGAAGTTATGGACGCAGCAGAAGTGAGAGCGCAGTTATCAGGTTTTGCTGGACCTGTAGAAGATCAGGTTGTAGAACCGATCACATCAGCAAAGCAAGTTCCAACAACAGACCCGAATCAGATGATGACTGGCCTGTTTAAATTGTTGGAGATTTTGACCCAGCGTGAAGCCCGTCTTGAACAGCAGGAACGTGCTGTTATCGAGGCTGCGGCAAAACGAGACGAGCAGATTCGTCGGTCCAATAAGGACTGGGATCGAAATAGACTTGCGACTCAAGCACGCTGTAATCACCGTAAGGGATACACGAAGACTTTCAAGTCGCCGGCTCCGCTTACCGTTGATTACGCCGTGTACATGCACACCTTCATTAACTTGAAGCGTGAAATCAAGTGTCGTATCTGTAAGATGACATGGCGACCTGAGGATACCAAGGAATTCTTGCATATCCAAGGGATGAAGATTCCGAACCATACTGGTATCGGTTGGAACGATTCTGTAACCGGAAAAGTCTCGGCTGTTGCCATGACCGAGCAGTCAACCGATAAGCCTTCAGCGTCGGAAGCGCCGCTGGTAGGTCAGTTGCCAGAAGAAGTAACAACGTTGCTTCAAGGACGAGAGCCTGAGTGGATTGCGAAGTTGCTGCAGTCTCCAGAAGCTAAGTCGTTCTTGGAGAGAACGGCAGCAGGTAAGTAAAGTTCACCCGGTGGGGGCAGCGGCTGAAATCTGCCCCCTTTTAAGATGCCAAATCTACCGTTCCCAAGTGCTCAACAGCCTCAATCAGTAGCTGTTCCTTCAAGTTTATCTACGATAAAACTTCAGGATATCGTAAACATCGCCTATTCTTTTGGCGACATTGCTCCGGCCCTGAACGTCCCTCAATCTAGCGCTCAACCAGCCCTTACAATTGCGAATGATGTCATGAACGCGATCTGCGCTACTCCTTTTCCTTGGAAGTGGAATGAGATTGAGTTGCCGTTTTTCTACACGAATTCCTGGCAGCAGGATTATGCTTTAGTGAATCCAGATAATTCCTCGGTCATGAACGTGGCCTGGTTAGAACGCGGAATGTGCCTGGATGTGAATAACACATCGATTCCAAAGCCTTGGAGATTCGTTGAAGTTGGTCGGCAGTTGCCTAAGCAGACTGGTACTTTCTTTGCCTCCACAACGGCTATCACATTGTTCCTAGCTAACTGGTTTCCAAATTACAAACTTTACTATGGCACCTGGGGTGTTGGTATCCAGGGTCCTTCGGCTACGCCATTGCCTCAGAGTCCAGCAAATTATGGGAACAATCCAGTAGCTGGTTCTGTTTACACGAATCCTATTGGTGTTGGCTCGATGCCGGCGAATCCGATAACTCAGATTCGTGATTCGAACAACAATCTTTTGGTTCTGACAACTTACGGTACAGAGGGTACAAATCCTCCCGTAGCTCCGGTCGGTTCTCTTCCTGGATTTCAGGTAACCAGTGCTGTTCGTCAGGATAACTCCACAACGGTGTGGACAGTGGTGGACCCGAATGGTGCTGGTATGCGTATCATTCCTGCGCCGTCTCAGACAGGTGTGGTATGGCAGTTCCAGATTTGCGGTCAGATGAGACCTGTTCGATTCACATCGTTAAAACAAACCTTAGCTCCTCTTCCAGATGAAATGGAGCCTCATTTCCGTCAGGGTTTCATCACACAATGTTATCGATACTCGCCTGAGGCCAAGATTAGAGCCAAGTTCACTCAAGAGTGGCCTCTCTGGTTGAAGGCTTTGAATGATCTTCGAGCCAAGGATGCCCGAGAGCTAGAAGAAAATACCTTCACCCCTGATCGTGGTATTACTGGTTCGGTTCCAAGTCAGACGAACTTTTTCTACGGTCCGTTTTGGCCATTTCGCTATCCGACTCGTTAAAGGTGATCCATGAAAGCAGGAGTAAGCGGTCCAGGAGGATTAGCAACAGGTTCGTCCGCGTCTGGGTGGTCTTCGGCTAGCGCTGGAACAACGGATCGCGGTAAATCTAATGTTTCTGCCCACTCATATCCTGGGCGACGAATCAAGCGTTCTCCTGTCGTTAATGCTGTTTCTAATCATTCGATTCTGAAGTCAGCTAGAAATATTCAGTTAATGGATTCTGGTTTAGAGCATTTTATGGAGCCTTGATGTCAATCGTACCTGTGGTTACTATAAGTTCACAACCATTGGATCAGTCTGTTTCCGTGGGCAGTACGGCGACGTTCAGTGTTGTTTCGACGGTATCAAGCGATGGTGTTGTTTATTATCAGTGGGTGACGAACAACTCTCGCATCATCGGTTCTGTAACCCCTAATATTCCTGGTTTGAACGGTATTTCCTCGGGAGTTACATCTGGTCCAGCTAGTGCGTTTCAGGTTGGAGCCCAATATGAATCAGCGTACCCTCTTTCGTTCTTTTTGTTGCAAAGCGGGTATGCTCAACCCGGAGCGCTGATTTCTGGTGCTACAAACTCCAGTTATACGACTCCGACTCTTGTAGCTGCTGATAACGGAAGTCGGTTTAGTTGTTATATTGTTCAGATCAGAACGATAGCACAGTCTGTTGGTAATCTTCCGAATTTCCAGTTTGGTTCTCCGAACCCAGCCCCTTTCACTAAGCCTATGCAGTTGTTTAGTACTACGATTTCTCGGGCTGCTATTTTGACGGTACACTAATGGCTATTAATACACTTCAGGATTCTGTAAACTGGGCTCAGCCCTTCATAGAGTATGCTCCTCTTACTGCGGGTATCAATTTGGAGCCGGCTGTAAGCATAGCCTCGATAGTTCGAAATGTTTTCTTGGCCCCTCCTTTGACGTGGAGTTGGAATCGAAACGAGGATAGCTCACAGTTTACTACGGCTGGAACTCAAGATTACATCTATACGAATCTTCCCGATTTTGGGTTTTTGGAAAAAGTTTCTTTGGTTGATTCTCGGGGAAACATTATTGAAATGAAGGATGTCTTCAATAATGCTGCTCTTGCTGTGGCTAGTCAGCAAGATACTCCTCATGCGGTTTCTGTGATTACAAACACCCCTGGTGTTAAGTTTAAGATTCGGTTCATGGGTGTTCCCGATGATAAGTATAACATTGTTTTGACTTATCAGAAAATTCCTACCCAGTTTCATGCTTTCTCGATTTCGTCTGTGCAAGCAGCATCTGGTGGTCAGACAACTTATATTGGAAATTTCAATCCAGTAAACTTTCCTACAACTCCGGTTGTAGCTGAGGCTCTAGTGGCAAATCTCACCAATGCTGGGAACAACGGATTGTTTCCTGTGGTTTCTTGCACGCCTACTGCACTGGTTTTGAGTAATGCGGTAGGGGTGATTGAGACTGCTCCAGCATCGGCTGTGGCGATAAACGTAAACTGGGACCCTATCCCTGATGACTATTCGGATATTTACAACAACCTTTTCTTAGGTGAGTCTTTCACTGCTTTTGATGATGCTCGTTCTCAGGTTTATCGTCAGCGCGGTATTCTCATGCTTTTGGCTAAGCAAGAAGGTTTGACTGATATGCAGAAGAATATTTTTGCCCAACAATATCTAGCACAGGGCAAAGAAGATTTGGTATTCGTAATGAAAGGGCAGCAATCAGTGCAGGCACGAGCCGTTTAAAGGAGAACTACAATTAATCTGCTTCAACAGCACAGTGCTCAGCCGCAGAAACAGCCTAAGTACGTACCGATCTTCATTGATCGTACTTTTACTGGCTTGTATACACAACGAGCCGTGCTGCACGATCCTTCCGATATTTATACGGCCAGATATTATGGCGGGCGTCCAGATGCTCTCTGGATGGGACAAAATATTGAATTAACCAACCGGTTGACACTTCAGCGTCGGCCCGGTCTTACTGCGTTCTCTACCTTCACATATCCTACGGTTCCTCTCCGGGAATTCTCTTTCCAACTTACAGACGGAACAATTCGAGTCATTATTGATACCGGCTCTTCGGGAAATTTGTCTGTTGCTTCGGCGGCTAATGCGTCGGGTGGAAACACTGTTTATACCGGCACGTTTCCAAGCGGTGCGGGAAACGGACTTGTTGGTCTGATCTTTACTATTGTTGGCTTCGTGACAAATGTTGTCAATAACGGTTCTTACACATGTGTGGCTTCCACGGCTACAACTATCACTCTAGCTAATCCGAATGGCGTATCTGAGACAATAGCGGCTACGGCCACGACTGCTGGAGGCGTTTATTGGGATCAACAGAATGGTTCGGCAGTTCTGTTGTTCGGAAAATCTGCAGGGGCCGGCCAAACTTATTTCACTGCTGTTTCTGGCGTTCTGTACATGGGTGATGGCGTCGATATCAGAAAGTATACGCCGCTTAACTCGAATGCCACTGTAACTGTGAAGACTCCTCCGCAGCCATCCACAACTACGAACACGATTTGGAATTGGAGTGGCGCGGCTCCAACTGTAGCTCCGGCTGTAACTTTAAAATCGGCTGGTTCCGCTGGCGGAAGCTGGCAAGCAAGTACTTGGTTTTCCACGATGGGCTTGATCGTGGATGCCAATGGAAATATTTGGCAATTACATGCGATCAAGAATCCATTGGTGACTGTTGGTACCGTTGGTCTCGTGGGTACGTCCAGCGCTGGAGGACCTAGTTGGAATCTGACTCCGGGTCTGACAACATCTGACAACACTGTGACGTGGAGATGCTTGAGCGCGATTAACGCTCGCGTACCCGGTTCTCAACTGGAGACCGAAACCCAGGCTTATACTTCGAATCCGGTTCCGTGTGCGTACTACGATCAGATTTCGGGAAACATCTACGTCTGCATCCACGCAACCTCTGGAGGAAATCTATTTAATGGTCCTATTCAAGGCTTGTCTCTAGCTCCGGGACAATCGTTCCCAGATGGAAATGATGTGATGATGTCCATAGGAAATTCAAACAATATTCCTAATGGTTACTGTCAAGGTCAATGGAAGCCAAGCCAAGTTATTCCGTCTCAGGCAAATCCACCTACTAGATTGATTATTCCTTTTCAGATTCCTCGCCCTGGGTCTCCGTTAACTCAGACTTTGTATTTGTTCGAGCAAACTGTTAGCGGAACAACAAGTGCGAGCGGAGTTATTTTCTCCTCGAATCCTACTCCTGGCGTTACAACAGTGACTGAGCCGGCATCGGGTGATGCCACGGGCAGCCAGCTTCAATGGGTTAATGTTTACGCAGCGAACAACTCGACTGGCAAGTGGGTAGCCGGGGCATCGTATCCTGTGTGGCAGTCGCCAACCAGTGTGAATTTCGGTGTGATGGTTGATAATAACGGAAGTTTTTGGGTTGCGGTTCAGCAGCCGCCAAACGGAGCTTTAGTCGGAGTCTCAGGTTTAACCGATCCGGTTTCTGTTGCTGGATACTATTGGCTCCCTGGTCACGTCTATGCTGGTGGAACTATTGTTATTGACAGCAATAGTAATCGTCAGCAGGCTCAGGGTACTGGCGGTACGTCTCAGAATCCAGGTCCTCCATCTTGGAATAGAAACCAGGGTGGAACCACAACAGATAACGGTGTAACTTGGAGAAATCTTGGTTCTGCTTATGGAACCACAATTCCTGATGGTTTGGGTGCGACCGCATTCCAATGGGTTAACGTTGGACGTGATTCGACCTGGACAGCTAATCAGAAGTTTTATCTTCCTACACAAGGATTTTATACACCAACTAATGGCGCTCTTGGTAGCGTAAATATTAGTGACGGAACTAACTCCGAGTTCGTGGTCCAAACCGGTTTGTCGGGAAATTCGGCTCCTACATGGAACACAAATACTCAGGTAGGATCAAATGAAACTTACGATCCGTCGCCGGCTGCGGCAGGCGGAGTCGTATGGTACAACAACGGTCCTTTTTCTCAGGGCTTCATAACTCCGTTTACGAAGTCTCACACTTGGGCGTATTCTTATAAGAATCGAACTCTAGGTGATTTTTATTCTGCGGTAGTAGCGCCGGCCGTAACTCCTCCAACTCCTCCGGGCTTGGTGTCGCCGCTACCCCCTCCTACTGGAGCGCAGAATAATACGATCACAACGGCTTCTCCAGCCACGACCATATCCGGTGCTCAGGCGAGCGCGGTTGCAACAATCTATGGGAATTATTCTAGTGATCCGCAATTCGACACGATTGTGATTTGGAGAGACCCGGATGGTGTTGTTACTTCGGCTCAAAATCCTGTTGGAATGTTAGAACTTACTGAGATTCCAAATATACCAAGTCGAGCCGGTGTTGGAAAGTATAATGTTAACGGTATTTTATACGATTGGGCGTTTCAAGATTTCTTGCCTGATACACCGACAGCAACGTTCCCAGGTTTGAATCCACTTATACCTGCGCCGATCAATCATCAGAATGATCCGCCTCCGACAAGTTTCAGACCGATGGTTTACAACTTCACGAGAATCTGGGGATCATATCTACTCCAGGTTAATTTTAGTGGTGGTCCAGACGTAATAACCGGAAATCCAAATGAGGCATTTTTGGTTCAGTCTGATGAGCTTCCATTTCTAGCTCCGGTACAGAGATTGGTTCAGACTCCGCAAGGCTTGGTTGCTTTAACAACTAATTCTGTGGAGTTAGTTGCTGGTGGTCCGCAAACACTTTCGTTCTATAGCGTCAAGTTGTCAGCAAATATGGGGCTGTTGAGTTTCAACGCTTTGGATGTCTTTGCTGGAGAAATTTTCTTCTTCAGCGCGGATAATCAGTTCTTTGTTTTGAGCCCATCCTTGAGTGTTTCGAACTTCGGGTTTCCTCTCGGTGATCAGTTCGCTAATCAGCCTTCGTCTGGTATCTCGGATACAACCTGGAATCCGGCTAATGTCTACGTTGCTGTTCACCAAAGTGGAGTAGATAATTGCATCTTTGTCTCTGATGGTTCCACGGGTTGGTACCGTTTAAATCCTCGTCAGATTCCTGGTGCGGCTCAAGGTCCTGAACCTATTTGGAGTCCATTTGCGAAGATTACGGGCGGAGCCCAGATGGTTCAGAGTATCGAGTTTGCTCCGGGCAAGAAAATTTTGCTCGTCGGTGCGGCAGGGCTAGGCACTCTTTCCAAGAGAACATTGGGTGTATATACAGATAACGGAACCCAATATGATGCATTTTTCGTGATGGGTTCCATAGTTTTGGCTCACCCAGGTCAACTTGGTTTGTTGAAGTTTTTGGAGTGTGATTTTAGCGGCCAAGGTTTCCGACCAACTGTTTCATACCTTCTGAATGAATTTTTTGGAACCTTTACGCCATTCAAGGCAGCACCAACTTTTGATCCTCCGTCAATTTATGGACAGAGATTTACTCCAGTTTCGTACAGTCCAAATCGCTATTATTTTGCAAGCAATGCGGTCCTTGCTCGATGCCGTCACCTTCAAATTCGAGTAGATTACGGTCAGACTCCGAACGGCGATGAAATTTATGACATGACGATCTACGGTCGCATCGTGGTTGAGCTATAATGGCAAAGAAGAAAAAGAGCGGAAAAAATCAGGAACAGCCAGAACAAGATATTCTCCAGGAAGCAGGTTTGCCTGCAAACTGGGGAATTGCTGATGTTCCTGTGTTGAATCCAACGGAGCCTCGTCCGGGTGCTGCGCCTCCTTCGCCCAATGACATGCCTCCGCATTTCGTGGGTGTTTTAAACCCGGATATGCAGCATGACAAGGTGTTCGTAGGCACTCAAATTTATCCTCCGCAGATTGCCTCGACTCCTTTGATGCCGTCTGCCCCTTCGGGTAACCCACAAACGAACGCGGCTATTCGAAGTATGATTAAGATAAACCAAGTCGCTGCATCGGCTGCAGTTTCGGGAATGGTCTTTCGCGGTACGTGGCAATCTTTTATAAGCTACAACATTAACGATGTAGTCTTATTTAATTCATCGGCTTATGTTGCCATCACAGGTAGTGTGAATCTTCAACCAGATTTGAATTCGACAAATTGGACTCTGTTGTCAGAAAATTTTGTTTTCAATGCCACGATCACCCCATTTGAAGTAGGGGGTTTCGGTCCGTTTGATACTTCCACTTCAGCAACCGGTAATTCCTTAACGGTCATGATAAGTGGGACTGCGTCGGCAACAAATGAAATCGCGTTGTTGACCGTTTGTGCGTCTAATGGTGCGACAGTTTCGACTCCTCCGGGTTGGAGTGTTTTTTACCAGACTTCCGCCAGCGAAGTAATTTTTTATAAAATATTGTCTAGTGCCCAGAATATAAACGTCAATGCGTCGTTATCAGTTTCGGCTCCGTGGGCTGCAACGCTAGCCTTTTTTAAGTTCGGCGGATTCGCAACTGCAACAATTACATCGATAGCTATAGACGGTTCAGACCATGTTACAGTCACATGTGCGAATACACTCAAGGCTGGAAATTTAGTTGATTTGGCTGGTCTTACGAATGCCACTTTTCTGAATGGTGCTCAACTAACCGTAGCAACTGCTTCTCCTACACAATTTACGGCATCATTCACTCATGTTAGTTATGGACCTACGGCAGATACAGGAACGGCTACACGATTGATAATGCAAATAACGGCCACAAGTTCCGGTGCTGGTGCTTCACCGGAATCTAAAACGTTATCTTCGGCTACAACTGCAGAGAGTATTTTAGCTTTTATATTTTACGCAAATCAGACATCGGGTTCAACATTTCCTTTCACGAGTGTCAGCGATACAGATTTAGATTCCTATTCCTTGGTTACTGCATCGATAGGTTCTCCTGGCGGTATAGTCGATGGAGCAACAGCCAACGCTGCATTTTCTAATCAAGTTGTTGGTGGTACGACTCCTACATTAACTGAGCACCATACTGGGACCCCAAATAATGCGGCGTGGTTTGCTATGGAGTTACCGGGTTCGGCATCGCAAAGTTCTCCATATCTCCCTTACGATGTTGAGGAATTCAGAGGGAGTTTCTTTGTTTGTTTAAAGGAGACAACTAAGGATGCATTCATTGATCCTACAAGTTGGGGTCAAATAGCTCAAGGAACCGGAAGCCTAGTTTTTTTGTCTGCAGATTATTTAACCGCTGCTAACGATTACGGCAGATTGATTATCAATACGGATACTGTTTCTCACACAGTTACTCTTCCGTTGGTTCCTCCGAGCAATAGTTGGTGGGTAGCTATTCAAGGTTTGAATGCCTCAGTAACGATTAATCCCAATGGCAACCTTTTGAATGGATCAACTTCAAATGAAAGTTTAGGAACAAACCAAGGAGTTATTGTTTGGACTGATGGAGCAAGCTATTACACTCTTCACGGAGTAAATAGCTTGACTGTGCCAAATATTTTTACGATTACAGGACCGGATAGTTCAGGTAACGTCATAATTGATCTTGCAACCGAGGCTGCTAATACTGGATTCTATGGCCCGACATCGGGATCGCCCGCTAAGCCGACATTTCGTTCTGCGGTTCCTGCTGATCTTCCGCCTTTGGGTATTGTAGCTGTTTCCTCAATTGGAAACACAACAACTCAAAGCGGGAATTTAAGACCTAACGGGGCGGTTCCTGTAGCTGGTCTTTATAGAGTTTCCATCTATGCGGTTTTGATAGCGAATCCGTCAGCGGGAAGTTTGACGCCGTCAGTTACTTGGGACGACGGGACTGCTTCCAGAACTACGACAGGAACAGCGATAGACACATCGGCAACGAATTTCGGAACAGATGAACAGATAATTGAAACAGACGGAATACACGATATTTCGTATGCACTGACCCTTGTATAGGAGACATAATGGCAACAACATTTGAAATGAAGTACGGAACAGAGAAACAAGCTATCACGTGTACGATTACTTCTCTGACAAATACTAGTGCTCGTCAATCCACAGTAGTGGATAATACTTCCAACCTGTTCCTTGACGCTCTTGTTCAGATACAGACGAAGAGTGCCGCCGCCGCTACTTCAAGCACAGGCTATGTGAACATTTATGGTTATGGTACCGTTGATGCTGCCGATAGCTTATATCCAGAAGGCATTACGGGATCGGACGGTGCTGTTACGTTGACGGTTCCTACCAACTTGAAGTTGATTGGCACTATCAATGTTGTGGCTAACTCAACGACATACGTCAGCGAGCCATTTTCTGTAGCCGCAGCTTTTGGTGGAGTGCTTCCTGAAAAGTGGGGTATCGTGGTTGAAAACCAATCTGGCGCTACACTAGATGCAGCAGTTGGCGCTTGTTATTACCAAGGTATTCTTGCTCAGGGCGTATAAATGTCAATCTTCATCAACCCCAAGAAATGGACAGATCAACCGCCTGCGGGGGCTCAAATTAATTTTGGGCATCCACTGGCCCGTGGTTTGACTTTTTATATCTTGTTTAATACTGGGGCAGGATTGCAGCATCCGATGTTGCCTACTAACTTGGTTCCGACAATCGTAACTGGTGGTACGGAGCCAGCAGCTAGTTGGATTTCTAAACAAGGCGGAAAATCCCACACGTGGGATGGAAACTGGGGTCTTTGGTACGAGAGAGGAGCCTGGGTTGAGCCTAATTGGGTTACAGGTGTGTGTCGGGCACAGAGAACTTCAGGTTCTGAAACTGGAGATGCTTCTCTGTATAGAAAAGCATATCAAAATGCCGGTGCTCCTCCATTCGTTAGTCACGGGTTAGACTGGAACCCTGGTGGAGCCGGTCAGGATGTTCTCGGTGCTTATATTGCCGATCAAGGCGGAACACTACATGCTCCGACTTTTTCTTCGCCGGCTGGCACCCTTGCGAATGTGCATACGGCAGGCATTACAGCAGGCCCATCTGGTGGTAATGGCCTTTTGAATTTGTATCTAAATGGGCATCAGGTAGCTACCCAAACAGTCGTCGGAATGACTGGCATACAGTACGACACAACATCTACCGGTCGCTTGATCGTCAGCGGAGCCGAATCGGGAGCTAATGTGGTTCCGATTATTGGAAATATTTACTATCTTGGGATTTGGAATCGTCCACTTCAGGCTTCTGAAATGGAGTGGTTGCATGTCGAGCCGTATGCGATGCTTGTCCCTATGAGAAAAAGAACATACTTTTTTACCCCTCCTCCTGTTAGAACATATTCGTATTTTATCACTTTGGAGCGCTTAAGTTAAACCAATGCTCAAATTAGAATTGACTACTCAAGAAGACCTTTCACAGATTTCAGAGTGGACTCAAGCCGATGAATATCACCGAGAAAACAATCTGCCTGAGTGGTGGTTAACTGGACAAGGTAATTTGTCTTTCCGTCTTGATGACGATGGGGGTCCTGTTATCTATATCCGTTTAGACGAAGGTGAATTCTATCGCCTCCATTGTCAATTCGCCTCTTATGAAATTGTATCTAAGAGACGATTGGTTGCGGGAATTTTTGGCGTTTTTCCCTGGCTCGTATATTATGCCAAGAGCAAAGGTGCCAAGGGTTTGATTTTTAGTTCAGTTAGTCCATCCCTGGTAAAGTTTATGAAAAAGTTGGGCTTCGAACCATCGTGGGAACACTTTGGCGAGCACGTCCTGAAATTTGAGGAGAAATAATATGGCTGCATTCATTGCTCCCGCTATAGGCGGTATCGTAAGTGCATTCACAGGCGGCTGCGGCCCCAGTGCGGAAGAGAAACAGCAGATGACAATGCAGACCGGCATGGAATCTGATCTGATGTCTGCTTTTAACCAGCGTCTAGGCGAACAGAAGGATACGATCAATCAGTTAAGCACAGCGCTGTCGAACGCGGCTGCAGGCAAGTTCCCTCCTGGGATGGACCCCACAACTTTGGCTTCGTTCACGTCGAAAGCTATGGTCACAACATCGCGGGCCTATCAGAACGCAGCGCAAGCTGCTGGTAATGCGATTGCCGCACGCGGAGACGGTACTGCAGACCCATCAGGTGTGTTAAGCGGACCCGAGGCTCAAATCTTCGGTGATATTGCAGCTAAGGGTGCGGCTCAAGAATCTGATCTTCTAATGCAGGTTCAATACGAAGACTGGCAAGCCGGCCGTGAAGATTACATGGGTTATATCAAGGGATTGGAAACCATGGCTGAACTTCAGGACCCGGCAAAAATGGCTGGAGCCATGATTGAGTCTACAAAGTCTCCAACTCAGTTGAGTGAAGAGATGACGAAGCAACAATCTCAGGCTGCTTCTGATATTGGTGTTGCGGCCACAAATGTTGCGGCTGGATTAGGTGCCATGATTAGTCAGCAACAGGCGAAAGGCCAGATGCAGAAACAGATTACCGGTGTTTTGGATTGGAGTCAGCAGCAGACCAACAAGTTGATGACTACGCCGTTGATGACTATGCCGATACCTCCGGTTCCTCCATCAGATGAATATGCAAGTATTGGATAATTTAGGAGAACGAAGATGCCAAATGGCGTTCAGGCAGGATTAGCAGCATTTCAACCTCAAGGGGCAGATGTTGCCACACTTCAGACGATGCAACAGCCACAAGGACCGGCTGCGGCTGGTGTCTCGGCTATGGCTACTGCGGCAGCACCGCTGCCTGAAGCTCCTAGTGCGGCGGCTGCGCCGGCTCCGGGAAGTTTTGGTTGGAAACTTGCCAGAGTTCTTGGCGGCACGATGCAGGCTCTTTCAGGTCTTGGTGGACCAGCAGTGGCGGCACCAGTACCGGCTCCGGCCGGCGCGGGCGGTTTATTTGGCGCTCAGACTGCTGCGGCTGAGATGCAGAAAGAGAATGCGGCCCGAGATGTTCAGCGTCGAGAGCAAGCTCGTCTTGATGAGAACCAACAGATTGAGGCTCAGAAAGCCAAGGCTTATATCGCACACGAGAACATTGCTACTTACCATGATCAGATGCTGGTTTGGCAGCAAGGCGACGAGGCCACAGTTAAATCGGCTGATAGTGGCAATATGCTCATGAAGGCTTATACTGAACCACCTTCAGGTGTCAAGGGTGCTGAGAAGTTCAAGGATAATGTGGACGGTACTGAGTTGCAGACTATGCTTCAGCAAGCGAATCAGGATCAGTTCAAGAGAACAGGTAAGTATCTGGACCCAACTCAACAGCATATTTTCCCGACAGGCGCGAAGGATGTCGTTGTGGGTTATGATGCTCAGGGCCAGGCAATGCTTCGAAAGCGACAGACCTATACTGTTGTGGAAGACATGCCGGAAGTTCAGATTAACGCTGCTCAGGCCGCTTACATTTCTAGATTTACTGATCAGAAGGCCACTGAAGGTCAGAAGCTTCCAGGATATCTATACGGTACCTTGGCTCAGCAAGCCAAGTCAGCCGAGACTGCTCAGATCGCGGTAGATGATATGCGGGCTCAGCTTGGTATTAAGGCACTCTCGACAGAAGATAAGTTGAAGATGATTAAGAATTATCCGGCTATCGGCAAGGCATTAGCTCAAGGTGGTGGCGATCCTTTCAAGACCATGGCTACTCTTGAGAACGCTCAGTCCGGTCTGGGACAATCGTTCATTAGATTCGCGTTCGGCGATGAGAAGGACCCAACCGGATATTTGAATGCGTTTAAGCTCGAAGCCGAGTTTAGAAAAGAATCCTTCGATATGTGGGCTAAGACTCTTAACCTGCAGCAGAAGCTCCCGTGGGGTAATCCCGAATTAGCCGACAATCCTAAGGCGTTCTACGGTTCCCTGAGCAAAGAGCAGAAGATTGAAGTCGATTCTTTGTACGATGGTTCGGCTGGTATCGAGAAGATGTCGTACTTCTTGACTCGACGTTTGCAGGGTGATACAGACGTGTTCACGGCAGTCAAGGCTTCTCATCCAGATTTTAATGCGGAAGCCGTGGAGAACTTTGTGCCGCTTGCCAAGGGATACAAAACAGTTCAACCGGGTAAGGAAGGATTTGCTTTGAATGCTATGGACACAACCATGAAGCATTTGCACTCCTTCTACGATAACACCAAGGCAAGTATTCTTCAGCCTACGAGCGCTGCGGCTGCTAAGCGTAATGCGGACCTAGCATTCATCCCTGGTGAGTTGGATAAGTCGGTAAACGCAAGTTCAACTATTGAAGGTCGAAGAGCAATTCAAGATGCTCTAACTCCTGCTACACCGTGGTTGAGAGCTACAGCCGTGGAGGAAGCCGCAAAGAAAGTTATGGATAAGTACGATAGTTACAAGAATACTTGGCAGAGCGTGGCTCCGAATACAAGATGGGCAAACCAGATGCCGAATCCATTTAGTCCAGAGTCGTTGCTCAGCTACGTCTATATCACAAATAAGGGTAAAATTCCGGTAGCTCCTACAATCACACCAGCCGGCGTCGTTGGTCCTGGTATTGATGGACGTGGTGTTGCAGCCGTAGGTGCGAATGAAGAAGAGATTGGAACCAAGAGAAATCCTAAGGACGGAAAGCTCCACTGGGTTTGGTCTAAGGATGGCGGTAAGACTGTTTTGAGAGATTTAGGATACGCGGAGTAAATCATGGCAGATAATCAGCAACAAGGACAGCCACAACCCGAGAATTGGGGCGATACAGGTTTTACGCCTTTAAAGCCCAGCACTGTTCCTGTGTCCGGTACTACTCCTGCGCCGGAACGACCTGAACAGGCTGCTCAACAAGCTACAACTGCTAAGATGCCTACCATGGTTCCAGGAGGCGAATCCTGGGGTGATACTCCTTTCACACCGATTACAACGGCCGGCCAAGCCGATTTTTTACAGCGTAAGGAGCAAGAACAGAGAGCCAATATTCCTGTTGAACCTAGTGCGGCGAAACGATATATGAGCGGTTTGTACGCAACCACACTCGGCCCAATGGCAGGTATTGGTCGAGAACTGATGGAAAAGAATGGTGATCTAATTGCTCAGGCTGCGTCTGATTATCGAGCCGGCAATCATTTGCGGGCCTTCACTAAGCTCGCTTCTCTTGCGGCACCTATTTCGCCGGAAAATCCAGAAATTCAGACTGCTTCAGGTGTCGTTCAGGGCGCGATAAAGTCTATGAACGATGAGTGGGGTAGAGGCATTGCACTTGGTCACCAGGGACGATATTCAGAAGCCGCTGGTCATTTGCTTGCCAGCGTGATCCCGTTTATGGGTCCTGCTGCGGCTCATGCCGGCGAGAGAATGGGCGAAGGTGATATTGCTGGTGGTTTGGGAGAGGCAACTGGATTGGTTTCAACCGCAGTGAGCCCGGAAGCAGCAGCTAGGGTTGTGCCAACTGTGGCTCGGGCTGCAGCTAGAGTTACGCCTGGGGCCGTTTCTGAGGCTTTAGAGCGTTCGGCTGAAGCACGCGAGGCTGCTCGGGCTGCAGAGGCTGTGGAGGAGAAACCCGCTGTTGCAGGCAAGATTATCCAGGAAACCGATCCGAAGAGACTTACGGCCACAACGCGAGCCTTGGGTGCTGTGGATACAACCGGTGTTAAGACTTACTCAGATTTGGCAGATACATTGGATGCCAAGATCAAGGAGAATGTGGCTAAGGTTGACGCGGCTCTTGAGCCTAAAACTGGTGCGCCGCTTCCTGTCTTCAAGGGCACCGATCTAGATCGTACAATTCCAGTGGAAGGAGCCACGCCGCGAGTTGTAAATCCAGTCCGAGATGCTTTGACTCAGATGCGGGATTTTTATGAAAAGACCAATGATGACGCTGAAGCCGCTCGCGTTGAAGGTTTGCAGAATAAGTTTGAGAGAACCGGACTTTCACTCAAGGAAATTAACGATGTCGCCAGAGAGCATGGTTCGGAGCTTAGTGCTTTTAGTCCTGTGACCGGAGAATTAGCATCCGGCTTAGGCAGACAGGCTGCAGAGAACACTCGCGCTGGTGTCAAGGATGTTATCCATAGATTTACTGATGATAAGACACGAGCCCTGGATGCTCAGACAAGTGATTTGATCACAGCTAAAGACTTGACTCGGGATATGGAGCAACAGGTTCTTAAGTTGGAACAGAAAATTCAAGAAGCCGGCTGGGGTCAAAGATTAGCTAAATTTGTAAAGAGAACCGGTCCCGGTATGGCGGGTGGTCTACTTGCCGGTCCAATTTTAGGTATGGGCCATGTGGCTGGAGCGCTTACAGGCGGTATCTTGAATATGGTTATCGAAGGTATGCTGGATAAGACTGGTAATCTGAATGCGGTTAAGTTACAAGCTAGATTACCAAAACTCTTGGGAGAGTTTCGGCGATTGAATGCATTGTCGCCTGAAAAGGCTCTGAGAGAATTACCGAAGGTTATTCAGGGTCCTAGTCCAGAGCCTCCTAAGGGTCCTACTCCAACCCCAACACCCGGAGGCGGCGCTGCTCCTGCCGCTCCTGCGGCCGAAGAAGAACCTGAAATTGAAATAGTTGAACCGGGAAGAGTAACGCTTGGTGGTAGTGGCGAGAGTGCTGCGTCTCAAGAAGCTATCAGTAGGCTCCGGGCTGAAGCAGGCAGGGGTATTAAGCGTTTCCGAGTCGATACGCGGTCGGGAAATCGGGTTCCACTGATTGGTGTGGATGCTATCGACGCTAAGCCCGGACCCTACGATAGAATCATAATGCGTGATGCCGAAGGACGCGAAGTCACTTTGGATCGTGGTCAGAAAGCTGCTTAATGATTGTCATAAGTTGTGTGCAGCGGCGGTTCCTAGACCAAGAATTTTTCCTGCTACACACATCTTGTTAAATAATTCTTTGCACTCTTTTTCGGCGAGTGAAAAAATCGCACCGGAGGAGAGATAGATTGTATGGTCAGTGTCATTGATGGCTACAAGATTTTCCAAGTTAAAATAGAAGAGTTGGCCATCCGAGTTTCGTGTTTGGATAAACATTAGCGAGTGACACCGACAGTGACGGTTTCTTTTTCTCCGGTCCCGCCTTCGACAGGTTTGTTCTCTTTGGAGGCTTCGGGATTATATCCTTCCCACATCGCGTCCCATTTTTCTTGACTCACGGCTTCGCCCATCGGCCTGAACTGAGCCCGACTCGCACCAGACGCTAATCGATCACCGCCGCCGTTCTGTAATTGCATTTTAATCCTCCCTTATTGTGTCAAGACTTACTTCTGCGATCTGATCCCCATCAAACCAGGTCAAGTATCCACAATCCACAGCCCAGAATCCGTTTCTTTTCATAGCTGCGATATCACTAGTTGCGTGATCCACGCTTACCTGCGTTCTTACCAGGCGAGGCATACAACCAGGTGGACACTTGAGCATCACATAGGCTCGAATTGGAAGTTCGTGTAACCCCAATTGTCTGCGAAGTCGAGCCTCCATCATCATCGGAGACTGAAGGAACCTATCGAAGTTTTTACGGTAAATTTCTTCGCAGGCTATGCACTGCTCCTGAAGGATGTTATGTGGACATAGGGTCCGCTGGCGTTCCTCTTCCAGCAGACGATCTAGTAGCTTCTCCTCGTGTTCCTTCCTGATTTTCTGCTGCAGCAACTTGCGTCTGTGTCTTGCGGCGTTCATGGGCCTCTTTTGCGATTCGAAGTGTCATGTTTTCGGTCCTACTTTCAAAGCTTCCAAATCAAAATGTGAGACATATTCCTCGATGAATTTTTCTGCGCCTCCGCCTCGCCTTTCCGGGATGACCCACTCGTAAGCAACGAATTCTTTGTTATCGAGAGTGATTACTTCCGCCTTAGTAATAAGTACACATTCACCAGCAAATTGGTTCCAAGGCCACTCTGTAATTCGAACCATATCACCGGGTTTGTACAATGGTGTCAATTGGTCCACCAACTCAGTGCTTTCTGTGTTGCGAGTTTGATTTCAGCCGGCGTAGCTGTTCGAGGAGCAGCATCAACCCAGTCTCCGTCGCCGCGCCAGAAAATGCGGGCATGTTCGCGGTCGGGAGTGAAAGTACGGGTCACGATTGTGATGGTGCCGTCGAGCGGAAAACTTTCGTGAATTTCATCCTTGTACTGCATGTAATTGCTTCCGGCTCTGTATTCTTCTTCAACGGCGCATTCTACACAAACTTTTTTAGAGTCCTCTGTTTTGAAAGCGCCTTCTCCGCATTTAATTGTGGCGGTATTGAATAATTCGATCAGGCCAGCATCTCGGCCGGCTCGAAAGGTTGAATTATCTTCCGTAATTGGTTGACCGAAGAAATCCTTATCCAAGATTGTATAGCGTCTTTGCCTGTAGACGCCGGCAATGACTTGGGAATAGAGATGCCAGGGATGATCATGGATTGGCGATACACCAGGAATCTTGAAATCGGAAATCCAGATGTGGAGTCGAACTGCGTCATTTAGATAGGTTCGAATCATGCCGAGTCCCTGTACGGACCACTTCAGATCGTAAGGGCTCTTGAGAACGGTTTCGACCAAGAGTCGAATCAGGTCAAACTCTTTGGTGAAGTTAGGTCTACTGACATTTGTGATGATTCGAGGACAACTTAACTCTAGGGGTTCTGTACTCACTCTTCCTCCGAGATGTAAGACTCTACCGAAACGGTCTCCGGCACTTGCCCGAGTTGTTCTTTCTTCCTGGCATTGATATGTTGTAACTTCTCCTTGGCTTCGGTCGAGATTGCCTTGCCAGGAATGACGGCAATCCGGTAATACTTCTCGATGAGTCGTCCTTTGTCAATCCAGTCCGTGATCAACTTGATGGCTTCGTGCTTGTTGTATTCTCCGAACGGGGCTTCATTGTTAGCCTGTATGCGAGCCCCATGACGATACGCCGGCCAGTTATCTAGAGTCTTGACCCAACCTTCGGGCTTACGTTCCCAGACTATTCCCTCTGTGATCATTTAACTAGTGGCAAGGGAATCAGAGTCCCGACTAAACTGCCGCCTGCAAATGCGATAACGAATCCTATATAAGAATGAAATGACGAGGCTGTGGTTAGGAATAATATCGCCGCAAATGCAGCGGATAGTCGAATAAGTTTGTTTTTCATTGCTTTTCTAACTCCTCTTTCCCCTTCACAGCCCATTGAGTGGGCGCAAAGGTGACTTTGCGGTTCTGGGTATCCTTCGTGGCTCTATCCACAGCATCTGCGGCGCTATCGGCCGGCACCGTGATTTTCTCTTTGTGAACGAGTGTGACTTCGTATAGATTCGGCATGGTTCTCCTTTTTTAGACTAACATTCCAACCAAAATACCGCCTATCACAGCTAAAACGGTTGCTGCTACCTTATCGTGAGTTATCCCCGCCACAGTTAAACAGGGTATTGATGTAAGAGCTACAAATATCCTTATGGTTTTAGAACGGATCATTTGATCACCTTGATGGCGGTGATTTCGAATTCGAACAAACGGCTTTTAATGTCTTCTGTTAGGGGCTGAACTTTGCCCATGATATCGTTAATCAAAGCTTCTGGTGTCGGTCTAGCGCCGTTGTTTGGATGGAAATCTCGTTCGAGTTCGATTGTGACCTTCATTTTTTCCTCCCGAGTGCGTTTGCGATCTGAATTGCTTTAGCGTAAACTTGTACAGCGTAGCGTGCATCCGATATACCGGGTTGTCGGTATATCATGATCGGAGGAGTCATTAGTACGTTAAAAATTTTCCGGGTTTTTGCCATGTGTTTGTTGACACGTTTTTCTATTTCAGACCCGCTTCCGATGCCTCCGCGTTCTCTGCTCACGTTCCTACCCCATTCAGCCAGGCGATGGCGGTTTCAGTTTCGTATTCCCAATCCTTGTAACGCTCTAGGGCATCTCGGGTGTCGTGATCGAACGGCATCCGGCGAAGTTGTTGCTCCGCCCTAGCGATAGCGTCTCTGGCATTACTCAAGCTGGTATCCAAGAGCTTGCGGATTACGTCTCGTGGATTTTTCATACTGGTAACTCGAATCCCAGGCCGGCTTTCTCGGCCCATTGTTTACGAGCGATCAGGTTGTTTTCAAACTTCACATATCGGCCGGCGACTCCGGGGATCGAGTGGCCGAGCCAATAAGAGCTTAGACCCTGGGGTACATTCTGGGACTCCAGGTGCGTGCGGCGAAAGCGACGGAATGCATGGAACCCGGTATTAAGCCCGGCACGATCCTGGAGATGGTTGTAGGCAGTGCGTTCGTCTACCGGGAAGAGTCGCCCTTCGCGCCAGATCACTTCTTTGTTCAGGTAGGCGTTCAGAACCGGGTCTAGGTCCACTTGCCGGTAGCCGGCTTCAGTCTTGGGGCTATCCTGAATCTTGCCGTCCACCAGGGTAGAATTTACACGGATAATAGCCTGGTCTCGATCCCAGTCCTGGGCTTGGAGCGCCAAGGCTTCTCCGACGCGGAGCCCGGAGCCGGCCAGGAGTGCCAGGAAGCCGTGGATATAGCTCCCGAAGTGCTGAGCCCGGCTAATAGCCTCTTGGAGCCCTTCCCGGCCTATTGTAGGGGCGTTGACATCCTCATCCCGGACCACAGGAAGGTCGATAAATTCATTGTTCCAGGTCCGGGGATATAGTTGGTTCCCGTTGGGGTCTACGGCCGAGGCCACAATCTTCTTCACGAGTCCCACCACAGCCGTGACCGTGGTGGGTGCCAGGCGCGGATGAATCTGGGCCACGAATGCTTTCAAGGTGCCGTTTTCGACATCCTTGAGATTCGCTTTACCCAGGTACGGCAGAACCCAGTTGTCCAGATAGCTCCGATAGGCTTTGATCGTCTTGGCCTTGGCGGGCTCACGGCGACGGGTCTGAATCTGGTCCATGAAGACCTGAGCTTGTTCACTCATCCGTATCATGGCTATAAATTACCAGATTCGCTGGACGTTGTCAAGAACTTTTTTTCCAAGTCAGCGTTGTTGGACAGGGAACGAATAGATACTGTGCAAGCATTGTTCGCGCTCGGCTTCGAGGCTTCGGCCAGTAGGATTTAACTTGAACGACAGCGAGAACGTATTTTTTCTTTGCAGTACGTTGAAATTTTTCCGCATCCGGCCGTGTAGAGAAGAATTGAAATCCAGCACGATATCGTCGCTGATTTGAGGCTCCTGGATTATGAACCCAGCGCATCTTTGCTTTGAGCCAAGTATTTCGTGGCACAAGTGTACTACCTTCGTGGGCATGATAGAGAAATTGAAGAGAGCCCCTTTGATGAATGCGAAAAAGTTTATAAGCAGTCACGTTTAATTTCCGGTCGCATCCGGCTCGGGCTCAATAAAGTAGGTGTCATGAATCTTGAGTCCAATCGGCCGATTGATGTTCTCGACTTGGCCGAGTCTTTGGGAACGATCCAGGTATTTTGCCATCTTGCGCCGTTTCGCGTTCTTGGCCTCCAGAAGTTCCCAGGGACTGATTTCAGGAAGTTCACCAATGTCTGTGAGAACGTCTAGGACTCCGAGCAAGTCATTGACTTCGGCTCGAAGTTTTTCTGCGTTACTCGGAGCTTCGAAGTTTTCTCCTGCGCCTTTTAGCCAGCGGCAGTCCTTGCCAAACTGCATCTGTTTCGAAATTACCTGAGAAATTTCAGCGCATTCTTCCGCGAGCTTGTTCAAGTAATACTGACGAATTGTCATCATGATACTCTCACCAGGATCGCGGTCGCGTTGTCGTTAGTAGGAGTTCGTGTGGCACGAGTCACGAGTTCAGGAGCTTCGGCTCCGGCATCGATGAGGCCGGCGATTACGTCTCCCTCGCTAATGTTGTGATGGCTCGGATCAAGGACTCCATCCGAGGCCACTAGCGCCCAATCTCCGTACTCACCGAACGGAAGGGAACGAATCTCAGGCTCGTGGCTGAGAAATTTTAGGTTAGTGTCGCCTAAGGCTCTAGTCATTTGCAGACCAGGACTATAGTCATCGGGATACATGCCAGTATGGAGGGGTTGACAAACGTAGCCGCCTTGATAGATTGCACCACGCATGACCGCATCTTCGCGTTCCTCCGGGTTAGAACGTGCGTTATGATCGGGTCCGATGAAAATCTCGTTGCCCGACTTCACGATCACAGGACTGTCGCCCAAGACCGCGACGAAGATCAATGGCGCAGATTTGGGCAAATAGATCAGGGAGAGAGTGGTTCCGGCCTCCATCTCACAGGTCTGCAGATCGAGGCTGTGGTAGAGTTCTCTGATCTGGGTCTCCGGGTTCGGGTTGTCATGGAGAATCCATTTTTGGTGAATCCAGTTCTTAATCTCTTTACTGGCAGCGTCACCGCCGTGGCCGTCTGCAACCCACACAAGCGTGCCGGTATAGAATTCTTCGATCCCAAATGTGTCTTCTTGATATTCCCGATGACCCTGGGCTTGAGCTTGACTATAGATTTTCACGGGGTTCTGCCTTGTCTAGGTTAAAACGGTCATTATCGATTTCGACTATTTGTCCGATTCGTGCCATGTATTTTCCAGTAGGAAGCAGGGCTCCGTTCATTTTTCGAAACATTATTTTGTAGATGGGTCCTCGCTTCCTCAGAATCATTTTGATGTCAATCACTTCGGGGTTCTTCTTGTCCTTCTCTTCTTGGTAACGATTCGCGCAAGGTTTGCCCTCGTTGCGGCCGAAGAAACCATCGCCACATCCGCAATAGATACACAGATCATACATGCCTCCGAAGGCGTGGGGATACTTTTTGCGTTCCTCGGCCTCGCAGTTAGCAGCCAGGATCGCTTCTCTGGTAGCTACCCAAGTCTTGAATTCCTTATATTCATTGTGATCCAGGTTCATGATAACCTTGGCGAAGAAACCGAATTCTGTTGCTATACTTCCGTCATAGTGATAGGTGTGAAAATTTGTAATTCCATCATGTTGTTGCGATGCCATAACTCTCCTTTACTTTCTTCATGATTTCGATAGAGACGTACTCAGGAAGCAAGGCTTCCTCGTTAATCTCATGCTCCTCAAATTTGCCAAAGTCGCCAGCAACCTTGAGTTGATTCTTGACTTCCTGGACGAAGTCATCGAGCCACTCATTCACGACTCGAACTTGAGCTTCCAGGCTTCCGTTTGTGACGTGACCGTCATACTTAATGCCGGCTCTATGAAGTTCTTCGCTCAGGTTCATTTTTCATACCCAGTAGTTCTCGGGCAATCCCACACCAACAATTACAGTATGGATCGTTGGTTCCAAAATAGCCTTCTGCCATCGGACATGAATAGAATCCGTCTTCGCAGTCACTGTGATGTTCTGCAATTCGTTGGACGAAAGCAACTAAGTTGTCAAAATTCTCTCGGGTGAATTCCATTATTTTGTCAAGTTCTTCAACGGAACGAAGTCCGGGCAGTTCCGAGCACTGGTAAGCATTTTTCCAAATTCTTCCTGACTCGTGTGGTAGGCGCTAAATTCCCAATGATTTTTTGAACAATCTATGTAGAAGTTTGAACCAGGTGTCCATTCGCTATAGCCTGGCGAGGCTTCTCTATAGTAAAAGTGCTGACAAAACCAGCATAGCTTGTTTTCAGGTTTGATTTCGACTATTTCATTATTGGTTTTGCAATCTGGACAGATTTTCCCCGGCCACATCCTTCCGCAGTGTGTACATCTTTTGTGTTCGCTCATTTTTTGTTTCCCCAGACCACGATCTTTTCTCCGAAGTAGAGCATCATGGCGAAGTAGGCTGCGTTTGCTACCATACGGGGAATCTCACCTACCAGGGATACATTCTGGTTCAAGTGGATGTAGAAATAAATTCGCCACACAGACAGGAAGAGCCAGAAGAAATTCGTGATCAGGGACTCTCCGTAGTAGCCCCGAGCTTTCCAGAGTACACGGACGTTATACCAGACTGCGAGTCCAGTCAAAGATTCCAGAATGCCATTGGCGATGTCTTGCCAATTCATAATTTTTCCAAAAACTCCTGGACTATCTGGTCGATGCTGTGGGGTCCGTTACCAAAGTCCAAAGCCGCTAGAGTCCGAGCGGAAGCAGCATGGTATTTAGCTTTTTCTTCATCATTGCGAGCTAATTCATAACCAGCCAACACAACATGGTGAAACACAAAGTGTGGTTGGTCTCGCATTGCTTTTTCCACGAGTGCAACTGGTGTCAGCATTTCAAATCACGAATGTCACTTGCAATCTCTTCGATTTCACAACCCAGTTTAATATTAAGTAGAGAACCGCAACGTCTGGAATGCAGTCCTTTTTTCTCAACAATCAGTGCTGCCGTTTCTAATTTTTGGTTGGAGGAGCAGGACTGCGGGAACCCGCTTCCTCCAACCCCCGCAGGTGGTTCCGGCCGGAGTTGAGAGACCCACTTTTGTCCGGGTAGGACGTAAAGCGGCGTGCTCCAGTGAAGAGACAGCGCCAGAATTACGTAATCAGGATGCAGAACGTGCTGTAATGCGTGGTCAATTTCGCCGAGTATGTAGGTTATCCTAGCATACTGGAACCGGCCGGAATATTGTTCTGTCTGCGGATCATACTCACGCAAGAACAGGAAGTCGCCGAGCTTGAAGTCGCGGTCATTCACGCGAAGCTCGAAGGTCTTTTCACCACTGATGACTCGGGTGAAGAACTGAGGCCAGCTTTTAAGTTCGTGTATTTTCATTTAGATGTCCTCAGCAATGCGTTCTTCGCATTCGTCACAGACAAAGATTTCAATTTCTTCTCCATCTACATCTTGAGCGTAAGGGTCTAATCTCCAACGAGTGCTGTCTTTTTCTTCGTGACAGTAATCACAAACGCTCATTGAGGCGGCTCCGGTACCGTCCTGTTCAGAGTGGCGAGACTGATACTGTCTTGTCTTGCTCTATACTCTTCATGGTCTTTCCGAATCTTTTGGTCTTGTAACTCCATCCTGGCATCTCTTAACCCGAGTTCGAAGTAGTAGTCCAACCAAGCCAGATAGGATTTTCTCACGACTCGATCCGGTAGTGTCTTAGCCCAGGCTCGAATTGTGTCTATTTTTGCCTGCTCCGCATCCAGAATTGGATTCCAGTGGTCTGGGTTGTAGTTATGACTGAGCCAAATCTCCAGATCGTTGATATGCCGTAGTCGGGACTGCAGGGCGTGCAGCACTTTCCGGTCTAGGGCTTCGTACTCGATGCTGCCCTCTTTGAGTTCTTTAACTTCTTTCTCAAGACGAGCCGCTACCTTCTCCATTCGAACTGGTTTCTTCCACCAATTCTTGAAACGTTTGATGAATGTCATTACTTTATATCCATTTTACAAACAGCGGCCCATCCTAGCAATCCAAGAAAGAAACAAATGAGTTCGATGTAGGACTTCTGGGTTCCAACCGCGAGCCCCCAGCCGGCTCCGATGAAGATTGCGTATCCATAAACAACCTTCATATTACAAATCTCCAGTAGAGATAGGCGTCAAAGACAAAAAGCGCCAGATCAAGAAGAACCATGCCTGTGATCGTGACTCTCATCCTCGTAATGATGCTCTCCATGCATTTGTCTCTTGCGTTAGGAAAGCTTGAATGAGTTGTAAACAAGACGAATCCCACAGTGTTGTGTCGGCCGGGAAGAACACATATTTTCTCCATCCCGGCCAAAAACGTATTTCGCCGAGACGTTCTTGACTCTCTCGATGCCGTATAGTCCAGGTCCTGGTTTTACGCGACGGATCGTGTGACTCCACGAATTCAATATAGGTCTTAGTGTCCACGTCTCCCCCAAGTGAATGTGATTCCCATGGCGATGTTTTTATTCTTGGCCCCAGCCGTTGGAATCAAGTTTAGCCAGATCGCCTCTGGTGCGATCCTGGGCACGTCGAGTTGATGACCACCCCGATCTGGCAACCTGAGGGTTGCAACCTGGGGAGGAAACACGGCTCCCAACGGAGTCGCAAAACTGAAAGACAGCACGAGTGAGGCTAAGATCATTCGCTCACCTTAATATCAAAGGTTCCGAACGGCAACCAGATCGCTCCGGGCATGATGTCTTGCAAATTCTTGGCTCCGCTTGGATTCAGAGAGTGGATTACGACTCGTTTCCCCACATTCGGGTCTCGTTCTACCAGATACTTCGCCACGTCCGTGCTGAAAGGCGGCATATAAGGTGCGCCTCCCAGATCGTGATCGAAGAAAAACAGATCGAAATAACCAGTACCAAGAGATTTGAAAGTCTGAATCGCCTGTTCTGGCGAATCGGTGTGACCCAACAGCCTGATTCCAAGTCGATCCTGAAACCACCTGATCCGTTCCGGGTTATCCTCAATCAGGAAAACAGTCGCGTTCTTAGGGACAGTAATAAGTGCCAAGTTTGCCTCATATAGATCGGGCCGGCCTGGATCACTGCCAGGAGCGGAGCCCAGTTATCCGGCCGCAGGATGCCATGTTGCGGGCAGAGAAAAAATTCATAGAGAGAGTTCATCCCACAAACTCAACCTGGATGTCGTGTCGAGCAAAAATTTCCGAGATTTTCTGTTCTCGATCCAGATCAGAAATATTCTCGTCATCATTGGTCCGATATGCCAAATCAACGTCTGCAGTTGCACAGCCTGGTTCGAGAAGCCAACCTGGGAGAGTAACATCGTTTTCTAGATGAAGTTCGTCCGCATCCTTGGCACCTGTAAGATAGTTTTCAGGTACTGGCAAGGCACTGCAGAGAATTCCTATACAACACTGTTTTCCATCGGCTTTGCGACGGAGATAAGAAACTTCGCTGCCTTCGCCCCGAAGCCAAATTTTTCGATCAATTATGAGCTTCATCTTTCCTCCTTGACACCAAGCACATTTGCCGCAAGTACATTTCATCAGATGCTTTCATTCACAGTTTCTGGGTTATACTCGACTTCAAACTCGATGGGGTTAACCGGATCGTCGTGATCATAATCTCGAATAAAATTGGATGCCACAGTTGGTAACGGCTGTCGTGCCCAGAAAGGTGAGTTGCTTCTATCAAGGTGTGTAGTCCAATCTAAACTAAACACCCAGGTAACCGGGATGCCGGCATCTCGCATCGCCAAAAAGACCGGGCAGTTTCCGCCATTCGCTCGGCATCCCTGGCGAATGTGCTCTTCTGTAACTTGAATTCTGATCATTGTTTGTACCTGTAAATATATTGATTCAATCCAACCCTGAGCGTGAACAAGCCTCTCCAATCCTCGGTCTGGTCCTCATCAACCTTGAGCATCTCGATCTGGACATCAGAGATGAGCCCATATGCTTTCTCCAGTTGTTTGATCTGCTCAGGTGTCGGTTTCATCTCTTGGGCTCGTCTATTCGAATTGAGTTTCCACTCACCGGCTGAAATCTCAAAGACCCGAAGCCGGCGCTCACGTCCAAGTAATAGAGTCCAAGTTCTTCGTGGAGCGTCACGTAGACTTCGCGCTCCTGGTTAGGCTTACCGACCAGGAAAGTTATACTTCTGGCCGGTACGTAGCGCCTCTTCGTGACCGGACAATTAGTTCCGGCCACTTCTCCCGTACAGGCGCGCTCTTCGTAGAACACCTTGGAAGGCGTCTGGGAGTCCTGGAATTCATTCAGGATCGTGACCGCGTTCTCACGTTCGCGGATCAAATCCTTGATGTAGTCCTGAGCCCACTTAGGAAGTTTTTCGACGTTGCCGTGTAGCTTTGCCACTGTCGGCCTTTCTGGGCTGGAGAGCCCACCGCTTCAGGATCGCGGCTGCTTTGGGTTCGAAGTAGACGCAACCAATCAGAAGACCTGGTTTGCTATAAATTGGCAGTGAGTCCGCAAGACCCCACATAGTTTTTTCCCAAGACTCACCAGGATAATGGCCGTCAAGAGTTATGTATTTTTCTCCTCGGAAATACCTGGCAATTTGGGTCCGTTTCACGCTACGCCGAATCTTTTCGCCCGCGCCCACGAGTTGATGCAGGTAGAGAGACGTGAGACGGAAAAAATTATTGCCTGAACTAAAGTTTCTCGGAAGTTTCATTTTTTCTCCTTTTTATTCCTTGCCATCTCGTATGGCTTGAAGGTGCTCCCATTCGTACTTGGCATCTTCGAGCCATGAAACTGCCAGGTCCAGTAATTCTCTCTGGAGAGCACTGTCTACCTGCTTCATCGCTTTGATAAAGTATTTCCAGTGCGGGCTGAGCAGGTACCGAACATGACGAATTACAGGCCAGAATTTCATTTGCCCGCCAATACCTGAACCTTGAGAGCGTAAGCATCCGCATCAGGACCTATGCCATCGTAGTGACTGACCCAAGATCGACCGTAAGTCTTAATCATAGACGCCATGATCTTAGTCCCAGTGTCCATGTTCTGCTCAGGATTGAAAAGATTAACCTGGGCGAAATCATACGCGGAAGCCTGAACCTTGACATTGATCTGTGTGAGTCCAACGGCACCCTTGCCGGAAATCGCCAGTGGATTGCAACTAGATTCCACGGAAACGATGGCCGCTATCATATTGGCCGGAACCTGATTGCGAATCGAGTTCTCAGCGGTCATCTCTGCAAGTTTCATATCGCCACAGCCAGATTTGCCATAGATTCGAGCCGCGTCAAAGAATGCCTTGCGAAATGTGACATTCTGATACGGGTCTATTACTGGAGTAACAGCAGCTTTCACACTTGATTGTGTCGTAAACGGAAACACCATCGTCTCCGCTTTTGGCTGAATTGGTGCCAAAGTTGCCGCCAGCAAAACCAAGGCTTGGAAAGTGTTGATAAGCTTCACGCTATCCTCCTTTGAAAAGTTAGAGCCGGTACTCCCATTAGCTTCTTCCACTTATACGGGTGCTTATGGTGGATGTCGGCCGCTTCGTCGGGTCTTCCCCTCCACGGTCACGCTTCCCGGCTCCAGATGGGCTCACGTGAGCCCAGGTGCACCACATCTATTTATACAGCGACTCATCAGGAGTCAACTGTGTTCGGCACCATTCTGGCCGGCCTGATGCCCGGCTAGATGCCGCCTTTTGCCGACTATTGACCCCACGTCTGGTCCATTCGGTCGGCATAGATTTTAGAGCCGAATCATCGTTCGGCTCAACTCAAGAATGGCGGCGAGGGGCGTCTCCGTTGGACCCCTACTTTAATCCGTGACGAACAATAACGAACACAGAACCACGTTAATAGCGCCGATGCTGGGAGTCGAACCCAGATTCCCGCTTTACAGGAGCGGTGTCTTTCCAGAGAGCCTTTTATAAGCGCCGTCTACACGGCTTACCCTTCGCTTTGCGCAGGCTCTACTTAGACCACATCGATTACCGGTAGGAGCCGAGGCACATTATGTGTCCTCTTTGGCGACGATCCCAGGTGCCAAGGCCGGCAGCACCGACTCTTCACGTCACCCGGACGATTATTCCTCAGCTTGGTCGGCTTCGGCTTATCGTCCCATCCTATATAGCTCCTAAATCGCGTCCTGGTCGGGGGTTCAACCCGCATCTCCGGTACTAGTATGCTGATTTAGAAGTTCAGCGTCTATGACCAGAATCTTTTTGTTGAGATGAATTGTTCGCGGCCCTCTACAGGGCTTACCCTTCCGCTTTTCATCTCTCAAGAGCGCAAGGCTCTTTAGACGACAGGAATATCGTTTACAGCGTAAACTTTGGCGTAGCCTTGGCTTGCTGCGGCTTCAGAGCCATCTCAAGAGCATCGATTTCCTCGCGCAGACGAGCCACGATCTTTTCCACGTGTTCTGAAAGCGGTTTGTGATGCGCAAGCTTGCCAATAAGTTGAATACTGGCAATAGCACGAGACGTGCGAGCCTGAGCCAACTGAATGAATTTTTGTTGTTTTTCGCTGATAGCGATTTCAGTAGGTGATGCGTTTCCTGGTTTCATCTATCCTCCACATAAACAAAATACCAAATCTCTCGCAGGTTGTCAACACTTATTTTCGGGAATTATAGAGTTAACTCCCCTGAAATTTCCTCAGTTGTTAAAGATCGCAGTCCAGCCTCTGTCCAATAAGATCGATCAGTTGGACAGGGTGATTGAAGAACCAGATATTGCCATTCTCCTTCCTCAAAATCTAACACTTCCATGATTCGTCCGTAAAAACCAAGATCATCGATGAACACAACTTGGTTCTTCTTAAACTTTGGTTTCGGCTGTTTTATTTTTGGCATTGCAATCCCTTTCTTTTCTTGTGGGAGTCATCTATATAATTCCCTTATTTTCAACTATTTTTGGGGTTACCAGAGTTTACGGAAGGCTCCACGGAGGGCGAGCCGACGCATACCGGCCTCGAAGACCTTGCTAGTCTTGCATTTCTTGACTCGCGGGTGTTCCATATGAACCATTTCGTGGAGTAGAGTCGGGAGTGCAACGCGAAGATCGCGTTTATAACGAGCATTGATGATAATCTTGGCCTCTACATTGGCTTTTACCGTGCGGCCCTTGGGGTCCACAAGATCGAAAGTAAAAGTGCGGCCCATGATATCATGCATGAGCTTGTGGTGATTGGGAACAAATCGAATACTATGGAGATGAAGTTTTCCTCCAAAGTATTTTCGATTGTATTTGTTGAAGTAAATCTTAAGACTTCTATCCGTGAGTGTTCGGATCACGCCGTCCTCCTAATTATTTGCGGTAGAAGCGTACTGAAAAAAGTAGCGAAACTTTCCCACATGGAAAGGAAGCACTGGTTTCTCAAATCCATCGATGTGGAGTATGCGCCAGATCGAACGGTATCCGATCAAGACTCAGAGCAAGGATAGTTCCTGTTTAATCTGATCTAAAATCTCTTTGTCAAAATAGACCGAATCAGAACCACAAATGTAGGTTCGATAGGGTTTCAACTGTTGATCCTTGTGATCCATCCTGCCAAATCCTTTCGCTCCGCTGGCCTCGCGTTGGCGATCCCGATAGCATGGCTAACCAGGACAGCCTTGAACGCGGACAAGAACGTGTAGACATCGGCGTCGTTAAGAGCCGCGAGTGTATGAGGACCGAAGACGCCATCCTCGGCAAGCTTGAGTAAACCCTGAGCGTATTTGATCACGGTACCGGGTCCGAACAAGAAACCTAGATCGAAAATCTTATTGGCTTCGACCTGGTTTACAATTTGCGAATATAGCGGATGCCAATACGGAGGAACTTGCGGAGGCCGGCCATGAATATAGGCTTGGATAGCCTGGTCCTCGGTCAGGTTCTTGATATCCAGGTCGGGAAATTCATGCGCACTGATACCGAACTTCGTGCCTTTTAATTCACCGGAACCCTTGACACCACCCGTCCAGTTTCCGGGATCGTCAACGTCGTCTTGGAAACCCCCTTCATGCTGTAGGGTTATTGCTATTGCTATCTTCGGATCGGCCATACAATCTTCGCTGAATCTCCTTCAGCGCCTCCTCGTGTGGATAGTTCTGAAAACAATAAGTTCGAAGCTCGGCCTCGGCGCGAGTTAAATTATTGACTTTACAAAATTTCTTGAGGCTGGTGCAGACATCGCAGAAATCGCTACCATCTTGATCTTCTTGGTTTGAAGGAATATAGACGCCATGAATGCATTTGCCTCCAGGTTCCGTGACGCTAAAATTGTTAAGTCCCACTGGGACGAAGTCGATGCCGGCTGCTGGTACCACCACATCTGAACGTAGACTTGGAAACATTAGAGATTAGCCTCGGGTTGGAATTTACGCCACACTTCTATTTCTGACTTCACGAACTCGGCGATGCGTTCCCGCAACATTTCACGGATCACACGAACAACTGCTGAAACTTAGAAAAAATTTTATAGGTTCTTTCATTTTATTCACCGTGGCAGATGCATTGACATCCTCGACGCCGGCTCTTATTTAACAAACATCCACAGGTTGGACAAACCTGATTTGCTAAGGCTACGGATGTGCTCGACTTCTGCACTGGTTTCTCTCGGAAAACGTAAGGACACTCACACTCGTCCAGTGGCTTTTCACACTGAGAGCAAAGCTGTTCAAAGTCGTGTAATCTCATTTTTTGGGATAAATCCCCCCATTTTGGTATAATCAACGTTCGGGTGAGTACCCTTAGATGCAACCATAGCATCAATGAAAAGATTTAACTCATCACCGTCAGCTTGGAAAGTTACAACTCGGTCAAGTTCAGGGAAAGCTTCTCCAATGTGCCACTGATACCAATAGTCGTGTCCGGGCATGGACCTACTCTTCATTTTTATTGCAAGCATCTATAAGCTCCTGTCGTTTCACTCGGGCTCGAACCCGGTGACCGTGAATGTCCTTGGGATAAGCTAGATAAAAAACCGAAGCATAGACCCTTCGACCTTTCTCGTCTAGTAAAGGCATCGTGGTGCCAGATACAAACAGGGGTTTGACATCAGACCATTTTACAACCTGACGTTCATTCGGAAAATTAAAACTAGAGTTTCGTAAGTTTCGTAGGTTGTAAAAGCTTTCATCGCGTTTGTATTTATTCGTGAAAGATATGATTTCAAATCCTTCCATTAGCCCTCCCTATCATTCACCTTTTCCTTCCGCATCTTTCTCGAAAGTCTTCTTGAACAGAGTTTTCGTAGCTTGGTGATAAACTACAATTCCTTCGGGCTGCATAAACCCTGGAGCAGTCACACTCCCTCCCAGGCGTAATCCATTCATCGCGGCTTCAATAGCCGAGGTTTCGAATAAACCTTCATAAAGAATGGGCACGACTCCACAGTAGGCTGGTCGTTGGTCTCGACCATCCCGCCAGCGATTCACGTTGAAGAGACTGAATCTCTTTTCGCTGAGACCATACCGACGCTGAATTCCGAGACCCCACCACTCCCCGAAATGATGCCCAGGTCCGAGTTGGAGAAGTTCGTCTCGATGTTCGTGAGCCCACTTGGAAAAACCATAGTTGTCATCGGAAGGAGTAATCCAGCGGGTCCGTGAGCCTGTGAGAAAGAGACCTGCATCCCCGTTTTCCTCGCTGCCAATATAGATGCTCGCATTGGTTCCATCGATCTTCTTCGTGATCGTACAGCCGCGACTTAGCCTCCCGATCTTCGGCATTGGCTTAAACTCCGGTAGTGGCGGAGTACCAGAATTACACTCTGGAGTACCACAAAAATATGTCGTCATGTTAGTCTAAGCTCCCGTCTGCAGTTCCTAGCTGCTTGTAAGACTCGATTCCCAACGCTTTCGGACAACGACAATTTGGCCCACAAATGTGATTTAACAACCGGAGCCGACGACGTTCAGCTTTTTCGACTTCTAAAGCAAGTTCTTCTTGGAACGCAAGTCTCGCCGCGACTGGACCGCGTGCCTGGTACTTATCTGGATCGGCAATGAACTCCTCCAATTCGACCGGCTTGTAATCGGTGTACTCCACAGCAAACAAACGTTGCCACGGATTATAAAGCTTGCCGGTTCGAGTAAACCGCTCGGTTTCTGGTTCGTTCTTATGGAAACCGTGCCAGATGTTGTGAAGGTGACCGTGAATATTCAGATCACATCCGCCTGGTAGTGACTTCGCCGGCTTGTGCGTGAACCAAATGTGCCGGAAGATCATGGCATCGCAAGCGAAGTCAAATCCGTTCTGCATCCACCAGGTACAGTTATGGTGCCAATCATGGTTGCCACGAATCAACATCTTCCGGCCTGGAAGCGAAGGATAGATCGCCTTCCATCCCGCTGGCGGGCCAATAAAAACGTCGCCGGCACAGATAACTAAGTCTTGAGGCTGAACCACGGTCTGCCAATTGTGAACGATCAGGTCCGTAAAATTCCGGGGCCGATCACAATAGGTCTCGATCTTGCTGTGATTCAGGTGTGGATCGCTAATTATCCAAGTTTTCGGTGCGCTCATTAGTATCCTATCGGTGACCGGTCTCCATACTCCAAATTCTCGCTTAGGTATCCTCTCCAGACCGTAAGTTTGTCGCCGGGTTGTGGGGTTGCAGATGCCAGAAACCAGGTCTTAGCAGCTTCCACGACATCTTTCTGAGACAAAAATCGCGTGGTCTCATAACCCCAATCTGAGTTGAAGTAAGTAAGTTCAACGAAATCTGATTGACCGGGACCCACGCGCTCAGGAGGAATTTTAATCGTAGCGTAGTAATGTTCGGCAATATAAATGCCAACATAGGTTGTGATGCGAAGTTGAAATTTGCTCATGCATTTCGCTTCTTCAATGTAACTTGAACGATTGAGTGCCAGGGAAATCCTGCTTTGTCTTCTTCGTGCCAATACATGCCCTGTGACTGAACGTCCCGGAGCCAATCCATCACGATAGTTGCATCTGGTCGAGTATCGTGTTCACCGATTTCAACTTCAAAATTGTAAGCGCCCTCTGTTTCAACGTAGAGATGTCTCACCAGGATATTCCCTCTCGATACCACTTCCAGAAATTACGTCCTTGGACCACAAATAAAACCGATCCTATGACAATAATAGACCAAGTCTTGTGTTGAATCCCAACTATCGTGGTGAAAAATTCAGCCAGGAAAGCCAGGAACGGACCAAGCAATCGCTTGTTACCCATGAGCCAGAGGCCGGCAAGCAGTAAAACTGTCGCCGAAAGTTGAACGACAAAATCAATCATGCGCCCTTCTTCAAAACTTTGACTACATCGATAAGAATACCACCAATGATAAGAAGTAATATGACCGTAAGAATCGGATGATTTGATGCGAAATTAAGTATAGTGCTCATGCGCCCTCCGCGACCGAATGTGTGTTGTGGTGACCGAAATCAACCAGGTGATGTGAGTCCTCCTCCCGGGCCGGAATCTCGGCCATGACTACGCCTGGACAAAGTGGTTCAATCATTTGTTCAATGATTGTACCTGGTGTAGTTTTTTCCATTAAAGCGTTGTATGCCTGTTGCCCATAGTCAAGAGTATCTTCAAGATTTTTGATTTTTAACTCCATTTCCCTCATAGCAATATCGTCTGCTTGTTTAAGAACGCCCAATGCTTCGATTTGAGCGTCGTAGGCACCCAGAAGAACCCTGATGCGATCCGGCGTCACGTAGAGACCGGCCGCAAGATTGAGACGAAGTTGGCGAATGCTCTCCTCAGGAGTCTCGACACGGACTTCCTTGACTTCTCTGACCTGACTCGCTCTCGCTGTTTTGCTTAACTCAGCCATTGGTTCATGTTCCTTTCCAGGATTTGAATCCATTCCTCTCGAATCTCGTCTTGAATCACTGGGTCAATACCATCCCACTCATCACCTATACCACCGCGATCACTCAGGTCCGCGATGATTTCATCCACTGCAGCTTCATATCGCTCTCTCATATCTTTGTCATGTCTTCGGTCTTGGATTTTTCCTCGGCAATCTCAAAGACTTTGTGAGTGAATTCAGCCAGGGAGTCATCAATTTCTTCCTGATATTGTTGATAGTACACAGTCCACCAGTGTAACCAGATATTCTTCATGATTTTCTCCCAATCAGCTTGAGAGATAGTGTCAAATTCAGCCGGTTTATCCGGTACATTGATTGCAGCTTCAATCGCTATCTTCATTTGGGACCCCACGTGAAACAACGTTTGTAAACTTCTCTGGCTTTTTGACTTCGGCGCTTTCCAAAATAAGGCATTAGCAGAGTTAAAACCTTCACAATGTCAGATTTTTTCTTTGTACGCCAGCGAAGTGACGGGCTGTGTTTACGATTCTTGGGTTTCCATAAACGAAGATGCCCGACTTTCACAATCCTTAAAAACCGTCTGACCACATCGCGGTCTTTCATTCCTAATGCGAGCCCGGAGTCTTGCATTTGCCAGCTATGAAAATACAACCTTCACCCTCGAACAGGCCAGCAGCCCAAGCAATTTCTCTTGTTCTAATCTTTGTACGGATCATACTCCTCACTACCGGCCATTGCCACACCTAAGGGTTTCAAGGTATGGAGAATTCTGATCGTGGGTCCCATTTCACGGAGTACATCAGGCAATCGCTTGTAGCAATCTGGGCTTTCATCCAGACCGGAACCGCGAAGCTCAATACCGGATTGGGTCAGCCAAGAATTCATCATAGCATTCGTTACTCTGCCCGGCCTGGTTATCTCTCCAGTTTTCCGATTTCGTTTGCCCGCCGCTTCCATTCGACCCATCACCCTCCCTGCACCATGGACGGTAGAGTAAAAAGTGCGTTCGGACTCAAAACCGGCTTCGGCTCCTTCGATGATAACTGCCGACTCAGCCATAGTGCCTCCAACAAATCCTCTCTGTCCGGGAAACGCAGGAGTCGCACCTTTTCGTACAACATACAGGTCTTTGCCATTGTGTTTTTCGAGCCAGGAAAAATTGTGATGGTTGTGGACCTGTTCAAGAATCTGTCCTCCTATGATATTAGCCACTTTCTGGCAGACCCAATCACGGCCAGCGTAGGCGTACCATCCCGCCAACTGCATAGCTTCCTGATACTGCACCCCCAGATCAGAGCAAGCATCCAAAACCAAGGGCTCGACATCCATACCGTCTTTCGCGCCTCCAGCCTTCAGAAACCAAGTCGCGGTCTTGTGTCCAAGTCCACGGGAACCAAAGTGAACACCTACCCAGATGCGCTCAAGTTCATCCTCGAAGATGTCAACGTAGTGATTCCCCGAGCCCACGGTACCAAGCTGGTCCTGGGCTAAGTCCTTCAGGTCTTTGTTGGCTTCAAGATGCCAAAGATTCGCGTCATCGAACATAGGGTGATCAATGACACTAGCATTTTTCCGGCCAATGCCGAAACTGATTTCTTTCCAAACAGAATCCATAAGCCGGCTAATATTTTCACGCACGTACTGAACAGGAACATCGAGACGAACAGCTTTGTTACCGCAGCCGATGTCATACCCGACGCCAGATGGAGAGATAGCATTTTCATAAGCTAGAACGCCTCCTATTGGAACCGCATAGCCTTTGTGGTGATCGGCCATCAGTGCTGCGCCCACGACTCGAGGATCACGGGCGCATGTTATGATCTGAACCAGTGCGCCGTGATCCATAGGCCAACCATAGACCGGGATGTTCTCAACGATGTGCATTTTTCTTTTTCTTTTTCTTTCGTTTTGGTTCTAAATACCCGCTTGGGATGTTGTTGCAGTCCTTCGGACCCTTCTCACAGAATTCACATCGCTCATAGGATCGAGCGAAGATCGAGGGTTCATTTTCGTAATTCTTTTCCAGACACGGATTGCAAATAAACATGTTATCCCCTCAAAAGAAGTGCGACAAAGATCAGGAGTCCGACCACGATAGCAATTGCCACGGTACCCGAGTTAACGAATCCATCTCCCGCTCTGGACTTCATAAGCCACTACTCCTGTCTCAGGATCGGTCACTGGAACCAAGTTAGGATCAAATATTTGGGGCGGTCGAGCCGCGTTCCGGGCTCGCTTGCGCTCTACGTAGGCCGCATGGCCTCCCCAACTCTTTTTCTCCCTATGACTCTTCTCTTGCTTTTTGCCTCGACCGTCCTCATTCCTCATTTCGACTCCTCAAGCGCATTAGCTTTAGCCAACAATTCCTTCGCTTCAGCTAATTGGTCTGTCAGGCGAACAACATCTTTTGAGTATTCTTCAATGAGACTTAGTTTTGCAGTTTGAAAAGTCGGATAATAAGACTCGTGCCAACCACCTACCTTGGCAGTTCGGATTTCACGGTTGTAGAATTTGTCTTTCAAAACCACGAAAGCTTTGGTTTCGCGGACAACTTCAACGGTTTCAATTTTTCCGTATTTCACCCGATACCAAGTCATATATTTGTCCTCATGACTTCGGTCTCACCACTGAACATCAGGACTACGGAGCCTTGAATTCTAAATGCCTTCATCTGAGCCAGAATAAGTTCGTACCACTTCTCGGCGGTCTCAAGCTCTTTCAGATCGTAGCCACGAGACCGGGCTCCACTGGGCATCTCGGTTGCGATCAAAATATCGGTCGGCATTAGTCGCCTTTCGGAAATCCGTTTTTCTGAATGGAAAGCACGAAATTAAACTTCGTCACAGTCGTATCTCCTGGAATCTGTGAAAGTACCCGAGCTAGAATCCGACGAACATCACTGACGGTTTTTATTTTCAGGTCCGACTTGATCTTCATTCAGTCTCCATACTGAAAACCAATCCCTCTTCATTGGTCTTCAAAGCGTCAAGAATCAGGTCAGCCTCGGTGTAGCCGGCATCCTTGAGACCCTGGAAATAAGGAGCCCAGTCTTTGGTGATCAGGACCGGGACTGAAAACTTTTCTTCCGGCCAAAGGCGAGCAACCAGGACCTTGCGAAGATTGTAACTGACCGGCACGGATCGAACCTGCGGCCGATAAGCTAATGGCATTGCCATCTATTTCTCCTTGAACCCAATTTGCGTGTAAGCATCACACAATCGTTCAGCAGCTTTTTCAGAAACCCCAATTGCCACGGTTTGTCTCCAGATGGCAGTCCAATGCTTGGTTTTGGAATTGAACCTATCTTCATGAAATTCTACTCTCCAATTACTTTCGTTTTCCGATCCGTCCCAGTGACATGAGGGATATAAATCTGCACTCATGTGTGGGGGCTCATTAACCGGCTTAGGCATCAGAATAAACATGCTCAACGCTAGAAGCCCCAAACCGGACAAAACGAACAGAAACTTTTTCATCACCAGATTCCTTTCAATGCGCCAATTTGAGCCAGGCCCAGCATGACGGCGTTGTGAGCTTTGTTCCTACTACCGCAATTCGGAGTACTGTACATATGAGCCATTTCGTGCAAGAGAAAGAAACAACAGAGTCGGCGAAAATATCTGAACTGCTTTCCTATCGTGATCGTATCCTCGCCATCCCACATCGCCATATTGCCGCGAAACGGTTTGTCTGAGAATCTGACCCTAACATCCTCGTTCAACTCGTTGTTGAAGTAGGCCCGGTTATAGGCTTTGTAAAGCTTTGTAAGCGACCAGGCCGTGCCATCAAGACCAACTGTGATCATTCGAGACATTACTGCTGCTCCGTGTTCTCCCCTCCGTATTGACCAACCGACTCTTTAGGAGTGTTTATGGTTCGACGCTTGTCGTAGATATCGCTACCTTCCGATTTCTCGATCCAGTAGCGCTTACCTCCCTCTGTAAAAGCCTTTGCATACGGCTTGTCCTCGATGAACTTGTTTTCGCCGGTTGTAATGAACCCAGTTATTTCCGAGCCGTCTGGGAAGATGAAATCCACTTTCTTGGTGTCATCGTTGTAGAGTACTTGAGCTTTGACGAGACCAGCAAAGTCTCCTTTCGGTCTATAATACTCGGTGACAGCACCCTGACTAGCATCATAACGTTGGCCGGCAATGGTATACTCTTTTTCGACGTACTCGATCTTCAAGTACTCCATGTTCTGGTGTGCGGCATCGGGATTGGCCGGATCAATGACCGGCTTCTTGAAATGGATACGCACATTGAAATTGTCGCCGCGAGTGGTCTGATACTTGAACGGCACGATCCAGCCATTTGCGTCCGTACTCTTCTCCCACAGATCGACGGGTTGACCTACTTTAGCAATCTCAATCTTGAAGAGTTGAGTCGGAGGATATCCGATCCGCTCCTCTTTTGGTTTTGGCTTGAAGAGAGCATCGAGTAAGGAACCCTGACGAATCACATCCTGGACCGATGTGACGCCCGAAATTTGTTCCAGGATATCCGGGATGCCAAAACCAGGGTCTCCTTCTTTATCGTTGTCTATGAGAACCAGAGCCATGCCTCCCGAGGGAGGAAAGAAAATTTTCAGCCGTGGCTTAGACTCAAGGGTATTGTCATGGACAACAGTTCCCTCGATGTAGTCTCCATTGTTGTTATCCGGTTTCTCCTGGTTGATGATCTTATAATTCACCAATAAGATCGCTTGCTTCGCCGGCTTCCATACAAACTCGTTGGGATCGTCCATGTGAAGCGGATCGACTTCTTTGCGATCATAGGTACGATTCACGCTGATTTGAGCCGTCTCAATGATTTTTAGAGTCCCGTCCTTCTTTGCACCCTCGATCTGCTCACTGGTGAACGGAAACGCTTCGGTTACGTCTTGCTCCAAGAAAATCTTTCGTGGATTGTAACCCCCGACAAGCTCGGCCTCGGGACCGTAACTCGGCACCTGGCCCATCTGTTGTTTAAACTGGGCATCAAGTTCAGCGGCTCGGATACGAGCGTAAGTAGCTTCGGTAACTTCCTCTTCGTGTTCCAGGTCCGAGCGGAGATTGAAAGTCTCGATATACTTACGATTGTCTTCAGACTTCGGATCAAGAATTTGTTTCAGGTCTTCAAGGACCTTGTCCAATTGTTCCCGAACCTTGGCAACCGGGACGCGGCCATACACGATCACGAATTGACTCTCGCCTTTTTGCTGAGCCCAGAAGATACGGTCTGCGTAGGCAAAAGCCGCAAGTTTCTGCTTCTCAGTCCAGCCTTTGGCATTGCCCTCGTCCCAAAAACGTTGTCTGTATGGAGGCGCACAGCCGGCCATTGCAAAAAGTGAAGCTAAGACTGCGAATTTTACGATCTTGTTCAATTTCATTGGACACTAACTCCTGTTATAATTTTGTTCAGATACTCCAACGTTTGAGCTGGCTCCATCTTGCGAAGATTTTGTAATTCTTTTGGATGTGCTCGAAAATAAGACTCCAGAGTTGCTCGATCCTTAGCACTAAACATTCGCTGGTACATCTCGATCAGATAATGCGGGACTCGGTCAGATTCCATACTTACGTTATCTTGACCGCCGAGGCCGGCCCGGAAAGCTTCTTTAGCGATATCCACAATTTCATCATGATGTGATTCCAACCACTCCATCGTTTTCTGGCGACCGCCCAGGAGTGTAGGATCGTAATGAAGAGCCATGACCATGCGGAAAACCGAATTATTGTCTCCGCGAATGTTGTTGACAGCACCCCACCAGAGTGGATCGGAATAAAATTCCGGGATTACCACGCTCTGGAAAAAGTCTAGGTTCTCTTTCTGAACCAGTTGCAACTGATCGTAGTAATATTTGTATCTGGCTTCATCATACACGATGTTGCCGGCTAGATCGAATTTGAACACGTCTTTTTCCATCTGTTTGAAATCAAAACTGAAGTAGATTTCATCGATTTCTCGCAGATCGCTGAAGTAACCGTGTTCAGCCAAATCCATGCGATTCTCAGCCCAGAGACCTTCCGGGATTGAGGCTTCCATCTCAACATCAAAAGCCTCCTCCATCGGGAATTTCTGAAAGTTGATATTGCCGTGAACCATTTCGTGAGCCATCACCTTAGGCTTGCCGGTGATGTAATCCAACATGCGGGCTTCAGGATTGTAATAGATCAAACCCGTGTTGATCCAGGTCACGCCCAGGATTCCGTTTGGAATCTCGGTAGGATAGCCGAGATGCAGTTCTCGCGGCACAAAATCGGATACCCTGGATGGCTTCGGAAGATGATGAAGCTCACGGAAGGTAATGTTGTAACCGGGAACTTTTTCGTCAAGTTGTGCGCTTAAGTCCTTGACACTGATGCCCAGCTTTTCGGCCCGAGCCTTAATTGCAAGATCGTAAATGACCTTGTAATAATCAAAATCCAGTTTGGCTGCTTCCTGAACGACCGATTTCAGATCATCAACATCTGCGAAAGCTTGTTCTTTGGTGATGATCTTCTGACCACAAAGGCTTGTGACCTGGACATTGCCATCCGGTCGAATGACATAGTTATCCAGGACAATCTTCATACTGGCTGGATTCGCGGTCACGGAATCCGTCGAGACCACATCGGTCTGGACTGAAATGCTTTGACTCTGAGAAAAATGTAGTCGTTGCGTGTCCGTGGAAGTCTGGTTACATTGCCAATTCCCCATTAGGGTACGCATGACTTCTTCGCGTTGATGCAGAGCATCCGTGGTCTGAGCGATGCCGGGCGGAAAATACGAGGGAAGCGACTTCGCTGTCTGGGCTGAAGCCATGACTGAGGACAAAAGCAAGAACACAACTGCGAATAAATTTCGAACCTTCATTCTTCCTCCAACGGGTTTTTACTACGAATTACCTAAGAAAACTACGAATGTTCTGACCCACAATTACAAAATACCAGAATCACTCCGCATTGTCAAGAGAATTTTTCGGGAATTATCCCTTTAACTCTCTCAAAGTTTGATATTATTGATCCATTCGGCGTCATAAAACATTGATGACGCGGGCGTTATTTTAGACCGTTTTTCAACATACTTTTCATGCAGCCAAAACATAAGCCAAATTAAAGGCACTCCTATATCCCAAATTAACAAACACATTCGAGTTATTGTCATTTTCTTTCTCCTTCAGTTAAGGTAGTTAAAGGGATAATTCCCATTTTTCAATCCAAATCGTGTTGTTTGGAAAGACAGGTTGCACACCATTCTTCGCACATAGCAAACCGATGACGCCAGTACATAATTCTTGCACGAAGCAGAGACCAGACTGCGGATAAGATTTGCTTGATCATTTGGGAAAGAGTTTATAAAATTTCGGGAAAGACTCTCCGCGACCAAGGATGGAATCCACTAGATTTCGACCGTCGAAAACACTCACTTGGAATCCAGCGGCATTCTTGTGACCACCCCCGCCGAGTTCTTTGGCAATTGCGGAGACATCCACATCATTTCGAGACCGCAAGCTGAATTGCATGACGCCGTCACCACGTTCAAAATAACCGATACCAATTCCATCACAAAGTTTAGCGAGTTCGCCGGCAACTTCGGAGATGTTCATGTAAAGAGCGTTGATGATCAGGACCGGATACCCACTCAGAGTTCCTTTCTGACCGTGGGGAAGGGCTTCGCGCACGTAATGCTTAATGTGAGCTAGGGCTCCCTGACCTTTGAAAGCAGCCTCTTCGTGGGTCTTCATGGACGTCAGTCCTTCCCAGGCTTGAATCTCGTAGGGTAGCGTCATAATGTAGGCGTTGACTTCATCAGTCTGTGGAAGTTGTTTACGCCACAGATCACGATCCTCAACGTAATCCACGTACCACGGTCGAGGCAAATTAATTGGTTTCGGGAGAACCCAAGTAGTGGGATTCTGCGGCATTTGATAGGCATCTTTGCCAAAAAGATAGTCCCAGGTCAGACCGGCACCGCTTCGTCCCATATCAAATGTGGCAAAATCCAATCCCTGTAATGTTTCTTGCGCCGTTTTGTGGTGGTCCAGGATTCGAAATGATCTAGTACACGACGCCATTTCAATATTCTGTTCTCGGGTTCGCCAACTAAAGTCAACGACTAGGACATCTTTGCTCTTCACTTCGGCATAGGGCGGCTCTAGACCATAGTCACGGGCAAGAAGTTTTGCTTCAGGATAGCGTTGGTGCGCGATGAACGCAGCGCAGAAACCATCGGGGCAATTGTTATGATAGATTATCAGGTCCATTTTTTATTTGACTCCAAGTTGGATTGTCGCCTGGTTGATAGTCTTCGTCAGTGGGATTAACAGGCGGGTAAATCATTGGCTCTTCAATCTTCTTTCCGATGTACTCTAGTGCATCGAGGGGTTTTAGGCAGGCAGGAATATTTATGGTCTGAGTATGGTGCTCTGGATAGCAGGCTTCACCATGTCGAATGTAGTCACGGTAGATACGAACCTTACGCTCAAGTTCGATGACTTTGTTATGGAGAGCATCAATGACCTGATTCTCGGCCTGACTCGTGATACTCGTCATTATCTTGGACACACTGAGTTGAGTCTTCAGAATGCGATTTTCATGCTGAAGTTGAGAGTAAGCCACAGCATTATTCTTTTTCTCTTCAAGATAAAGTGCTGCGTCATTCTCAGCCACGTTATGCGCTTTGGCTAATTCAACCTTGAGCTTTTCAACTTCTTTCTTTCGATTCTGGTAGGATTTAACAGATGGCACGGTTTGTTGTCCTCGATTGTTTCTGTGTATCACGATAGATTTTGGCTTGGTTCTTCCATCCACGTTTTAAAGTTTGAAACATCAGGGCTCGAACTTCGGTAGCAAAGGCTTCGGCTTCGGGCATGGCCTCAATGAATTCTTTCACACGTTGAACCAGGATAAGCCGGCGCTTACTGAAGTGAGGCTTGATTCGCTTCTTGGGGCCGATACCCAGGCGAGGCTTTGGATTCACAGGCTCAGTCTGACGAAACTGATCTGGGATGATCAGGTTGTATTTCTTCGCCAGTTCTCGTATTTCTTTGTGACCGATTCGAACCTTGGCGAAACGTTGTTCACAGACCACGGAGCTACGATGACGCCAGCCACAAACACCACAATTAATCATCTTTCCCAGGTCAGGGTTGCGGCCGGAAAAACTCCGTTCCCTAAAACTTTGTTGGAAGGACTCGACGGCTTTTAACAAGTCCGCAGAAGCAGCATTTGCTTGTTCTGACACGACATCATCTGCTTGCGCTGGCACGGTCTGAGAAAAAGTGTTTACGTCGATTGGAGGATACTTCTCGTTAGTGTCCACCTTTAGTCCTTTCATGTGGGCAAATTCCGCCATTGCGATATCTTCCACAATTGCAGTTATAGCAAAGTAGTCTTAAACTTTTTGGATATCGGTGTTTGACAACCCAAAGATAAAAAGCCCATGATTTTCCTACTCTTCGCTTGTGAGCAGCGCCGTCATTTTTAACATGATCCAGAGTTAGGAATAAAGATTCTAGTTCACCACAACATGAACATTTATTGCCATAATAGGCATAAATTTTAAACAGAAGAGCAGCATATTTTTGTTGTCTACGCTCTTTGCTTCTCAAGTAATACTGATGGTGCCAACGACTATACAGCGCCTTGTTTTCAAGATAATGTTGCCGCTGATACTGTCTCAGGTGCTCTCTATTTCTTCTTCTCCATTTTTGTTGAGGGGTTTCTTTTCTCATTTAATGACCACCCGGAGTTCGATCATCGGGTGGAAAGGGGAATAACAGTCTTCCTTCTGTCGGATCGTCCCGGAAAGGCACGATGAGTTTTGCTCGATTTCCCATAAAAAGTTTGTGACACTCTTCAATATAACGTATAAAAGTAGGATTCAGATCAATGTAAGCCCGCTCGATGTCGGCTTGAGAAACCAGATCAATTCTGGGCACTTTGGTCTGCTGGGCTCGCCATATGTGTGTCTCGATGACGGTTGCGCCTGTTGGATTGCCATCTCGATCTTTGATAGACTTTTCTCGTTGGTACAACTCCATTCGTTCATGTTTTTTGTTTAGCTCCCATATAGCTTTAGCGTTGCCATTCTGGAGCAAATCCATGGCTTCTGCGTAGCCAATTAGTTGTCTGCAACTGCAGCGCTGGATATCGCCGTGTTTGGTTGATTTGAGTTTGAGGGCAAAGTATTGATGACCCTCGGTGATTTGGAGAGGCCGAAATAGGTCTTCAGGATCGGGACCGTCTAAAACGTACCTGAAGCCGTCCACCAGAGTACCCTTTAGACTTACAACGGGTTCTGTTGGACATGAATGGACGAGGACTGAATAAATTAGGTTTCGCATCTTCCGCTAATATAGGTTCCGATAGGAACGCGATTTTCTTCGGCCGTCCTCGGGGCCGCTTATGCCCATTCTTATGATGAACAGTTTCTCCTCGTCCTACTTGCAGCAAGCCCTGAACTATCCCCTTGATAACGATAGGAGATACACTCAATTCAGCAGCAACCTGACCCCTGGTCATGCCCATCCGAAAGTAAAGATGAATGACTCGAATCCAGCGGGCTGCGCCTTTGCGTTGACGAGCGTCGGTACTAAATTTCGGGAAGGACCGGAGAATGATTTCCCTTACTTTTTTATCGTCCAGGACCCATTCGGGCACACTTTTCTTATCATCAGATCGAGGCTTGATGATCTGATGCCCGTGTGTCATGAACGGGTCCTTGGCGTCGATTTTTCGGCTAAGCTGCTTATTTATGTACCGAAGGTCTTCCATCAACGACTCTTTTCAGGGTCTGGGTTGCCTCCTTTAGCCATGCTCTTGTCGAACTGCTTGCCCGCGAAAGTGTTCGGCGGAGGCGGGGCTACTGGGGAGCAGCGCCTACAAAGATATCTAAAATTCAGTGAAGGATTCTCTACTTCAATGAATTCTCTACAATCTTCCGTAGAACGTCCCTTGCTTGAATTAGGGTGTTTCTTGCCGCTACACTGAACCTTTACACTCATTCTTCTTCCTCGTCATCGTCCAATAGATCATTGAACGATTCCTCTTGGGTTTTTTCAAAATGCTGTTGCTTGAAGGTTTCGTCGCCTAGGATAAACGCGCGGAAATACGGATCATTCCTATCATCTCGGGGATATCTTATACCGAAAGTGTTAGGCCAGGACTTGGTCTTCCAGGAGTTGACGATCTGGACTATCTGCCGGCCGGCCTCGACGCCAGCTTCAGCCCCTGATTCCAAACTAACATATCCTGAGATAAATTGCAAGCGTTGTCTTGTAAGAATATTGACCGGAACAACGATGCCGTGTTCCTGGAGCCAATCCACTTTCTTTTGCTTCCCGACTTTAGTATTATCTCCAGCTTGGTCCATGACTTCAATCATGTAATCGTTCTTTACTAACCACGCAGTGTCTTCTTGAACCTGAGCCACAACTGCTTCATCGCCTGCTTCAAAAAAAGGCTCAGAGACCGGAGGCTTGTAGGCATTACCAAGAAGGGATACACTCGAACCTTTCTGCAGACGGCGACCTGACTTTTTGAATCCCAATAAAGCAACATCCCGTATCCCGGTAAGCCAAGAATAGCGTCGAAGTTGTTTGTCAAAGCCTGCAATTCCGGGCTGCTCTGGAAAATCGATTCCAGATGTTTTAATGTCGATAATGATGGGACGATAAAGTCCATTTTCCGGTCTCCAGTCTCGCTTAACAAGAGTCGGATGGTCGGGGTCTGCATAGGCGATGATGTCAAGTTTTCCTTCATCTTCAATTTCTCCATAGTTGGGATCACCGGGAAAAACTTCTTTTCGATAGGGTCTTTGAAATACTGAACGACCACCAAGCGGAATTGGCAAACTCGGTTGCCGGATAATGTAGAGTTTCACCATCTCAATACCATCGAAAAGTAGCGTCTCCCAGTCTTTTTCGGTTTTTGTAAACAGAAGGTCTGTTCTTTCCTTATGTTCGGACCAACGTCGAATAAAGTCTTCGACAGCACCTTCCCCGTTGTGGTCATGGTGGAATTGAATTGCCTCTTCGAGAGCGTGCCCGAAAAGGTAACGAGCCTTATTCTCTTTCTCTTTCCATCCTAAAACACGTCGCAAGAAATACTTGTAGGGGCATTGGTCATACTCGTTACCAGCACTGTAGCTGTGCTTCCTGTGTGGATTTCCTTTGCTGTTGCGATATAGAAAAGCCATCAATCTTCCTTTGGATCAGTGAAAGTTAACAACTCGGGACTGCCACTAATTCGGCAATCATCAAATCCTTTACTGGAGTAATCTTCGTCGGCAATCTCCTGAAGCCAAGCTTCGAATTCCCCTTCCTTGCCGACTGGGATCAGGTAGTGGTGTCCATCATCGTCGGAAAGCAATCTAAATCTCTTCATCTTCTTCCTCCAGAAAATCCAGTCCCGTATCATTATCCAATCCTAGACCTGTATAAGTCTTGATCCGATCCTTGTGAATTATGAATTCACTTGGTTCTTCATTGAAAGTGATCGTCAGAGATTTTCCAGCCCGGCTGCAGGCCACGAAAAAGATTCTCTTCTCTTCAGCCGGGTCTCCCTCGATATGAGGCATCTTGCCCTGATTGGCTCCTACCACGAAGACGTGATCCCATTCCCGCCCTTTGGCTTGGTGTACGGTCGCAAGAGTTAGAGTCTTGACGTTCTTCACATCTCGTCTCGCGTAGGTGAGTTTGCGAACATAGCTCAAAAACTCCTTGAGAGTTCCTTTCCCAACTGCGATCTGAACCAATCCGTTCAAGTTGTTAACCGGATCGCTATCATCGGTAGCTTCTCGTTTACTAAAGTAATCAACTAGATCATGATATTCAATCAATTGAGTCAAAACTTCGTGAGCCGGCCGGCTGTCATCCTCGACTTCCTTTGCGTGCCCCAGCACCGTTTTGATTTCTTTCTGATCCCAAAAATCTTTCTTCCCTAAGAAATTGTATTTTATTCCTTTGGCTGCACAGACTCGTTGGAAAGTGAAGAGCTGTCTGTTGGTTCGAGCCAAGATTGCTGTCCGTGCCGGATCACATACACGTTCGAGGACCCAGTGAGCCTCGGTAAAATCGTCATAGAATTTAACGAATGTAGGCTGGATTCCTTCTTCGTTGTGCGTGACCATGTGAGAAGCAATGCCGTTATCCACTGGGAGAATCTCGCGGAAAAACTTGACCAACTCTCCCGTACTTCGAAAGTTCTCTCCGAGATAGAGCTTTTGGGCTCCTGGGAACATTCTTTCAAAGTTTGTAAGTGACCCAGGCTGAGCGGATCGCCATTCATAAATGAGTTGATTCTCGTCTCCTACAACGAAAATATTTCCTCCGAATAAAAGTTTAAGAAGCTTGTACTGAACCACGTCAGTATCTTGGGCTTCATCAACGCCTAGATACTTGCATTGATGACGAGTCCGAACCGTATCATTAGATTCAAGAAGCGCTACGGTCTCCTGCATCAGAGAATCGAAATCAAGCCAACCCTGTTCCCGACACTGAATCTCGTAATCTGCGTAAGCATTGGCTAGACTAACCAAGGAGACCTGACGCCGTTTGCCCCGTTTGAATCTGTACTTGATGGCTTCCTGCGCTGCCATCGCGGGTGTGATGTTGGTTCGTTTCCATGCTGAAATAGAGCCTTGTAAGTCTTCGTAATCCCAGATTCCGTGACTCTTACATAGATCGAAAATGAGTTTATAGTCCTCGCCTCGAACCGGGATCACGGTATCGCAGAGCGTGAATGGAAAGTTGTCTCGTTCCTTCTTGGCAAAATCCAGAGCCCAGCTATGGAAAGTTCGAAAAACTTTATCAGCATTCAGAATCCCGGTACGCCGAGCCATTTCCTCAGCGGCAGCGCTTGTGAACGTCAGATTCAGAATATCCCATTCTTGGATACCCTGCATCAGCATGTTCTTGAAGCGCTGGCTGAAAACTGTGGTCTTTCCCGAGCCAGGGCCGGCTACCACCACATAGACCCCTTTGATGGCTCGCAATGCGATCTGTTGTTCTTCGTTAAAGGGAAAATCAAATAGTTGCATCGATGGTTTTTACTAGTTCCGCTGGACTCATGGATTCCAGAAACTTAAAGAAATCTTCCCACTGCTCGATACTGAGTTGAGATACTTCAGAGACATTGTATCTTTTTATGGCGAAGGCTCGTAAACGCATTCCAATTCCTCCGCGTTCGTTCGGTATCATGCCGGCCTTGGGAAGAATCTCGTCATTATAAGCCCGCAGTCTGACGCGATACTCTTTCCTCTGAGCCGCGTCGGGCATCGCCGCGACTCGTGTGATAGGTTCTATGATCACAGGATCGAATGCCGGTCCTACCTTGAAAGTCATGGTGTGGCCGATGTCTTTGACAATGTCTCCAATCACAGGACAGCCATCATCAAAAACCGGATTACCCTGCTTGTCATGGTTTGGGTAATTTTCCTCGTTTCCAAACATAGTCCACCCGAAACCTGTAGGCTGAACGACGCCCTGAGCACAGGCAGTATCCGGGATCGGAGTCAGTACAAAAGGTTTGTCGAAACTAGGAGCTTTTGATCTAACCAGTTTCGCTCCGGGAGATTGAAAAGTTGGTTCCACAAAAGATTCAGGAGTCGGCAATTCTGACTTACCTGGGGCCGCGTTTGGTTGCACCGTAGGCTGAGCCGCGACCTGGGTCAAACTAGGAGCCTGAGAGATATTAGTGGTGGAGGTTTCCGCAATCTCAGTCTCATCCAATATGCCTCCACCCACGAACTGGAGCGTCATACGACGCAGTGCTTTGGTCTGAGCCCACATCACGGCCGATTCGAGTTCCCGGCCTCGTAAACCCTCAGTACTCTTCGAGCCTGAGGACATTTCAATTCGGCCGGCCTTATTCTGACCTTTAGCTATCCACGTCACTTCACCCTGACCATTATCTTTTTTTAGATCAATTACAGAGATACCTAAATTCTCTCGAATTATATCGGTTGCACCCTTCTTGGCATAGAGCACTAACTTTCTTGCACCGTCACCTTGATCCATCCAATGAAAAGCGAGAACGTTGAGTTCAGGAGGAATATGCAAATATTCGCAAGCTGCGAGATAATATTGTTGGCGTTCTTCCTCACTCAATCGTTCCAGATCATACATCGGTATGAATTTAATCATCAACCTTCTCCGACTTCTTACCACTCTCATCCCTGATCGTAGTCAGGTGCCAACCGTCACAAACTTCACAGTGATAAGCATCGTGCGGGTAAGCTCTTTCTTTATTCTTCTTGAACCATTCCGCGTTCAGTGCTGCTTGCTTATTCGTGAACCTAGATTTGTCATAACAACTTCGAGCATGTTGGTAGTGAGCGTCTCTAAACCTTCTCAGGAAGGGGAGGAGTTGCTCAATTCTGAAAACACGCTTCCGGCCTCGACGGACTGTAAAGGCTAACTGCAGGTCCCACTTGGGCATTAAATTTCCTCTTACTTATGATAATAAAATGATTCAAAACCATCGGCTCCAAGTGGAAGACCGGGAGCCCAGAGTATTGGCTGACGCATTGTATCTTCCATCTCGTGAACACCGGGATAGAACGGATCGTCAAGGGTTTCAGAAATACCTTCATCGTGAACATGGCCGACAATCGGAAGGCCCATGCTGAATTCAAACTTGAGTAAGGATTCAACCAGTACATCTCGGGCAATGGCTTGCACAATGTTCTCGAATATTTTCCCGCCATGAGTCGTGATCCCATCTTCCCAATTCTTGGTTTCCTGGTTTACTCCGCCGTAACAAAGACTTGTGCGATAAACATCCTCACCATTTGAGCCCTTCCAGGGTGCCTTGATATCATCAACGAATGCATTCACGTAGTGAAGCCGACGACCACTAGGAAGATGAATTCTGAAGATATGACGTTCGTTCCCATGATCCATCACGGTGAACTTATCCATGAAAATCTTTAATTCTTCCAAACGTTTCAAGGCATAGATTAGTTTGCTTCCGTACTCTGAATCCTCGTTAACTTTAATCGGTTTCCCAGTCATAACCGAGACGGGTAACTTGTCTAGTGCATACCAGGTGAACACAATCTCATTGTAGAGTTCCCGGAATGCTTTCACAGTCTCGTTAGATTTTTCCTGGGTCATGTCAACACCCATATTCTCGGCATACAACCAAAGACCCGTTTTCATAGGTTCGCCGGTTTTAGGGTTAACACCCATCTCACCACCGGATTGTCTATATACGGCGGCTAACGTTCCGGCTTTAGCAATCTGGCGCTTCTCTTTGGCCGGCCCTTTCAGTTGAGGGTCTTTATTGTTGTAATCTCGGGCTAAGGTGAAATAGTCCAGATTGTACATTTTGCAAGCGAAATCTAGGTATGGGTCTTTCTGTTTCAAGGGCCGACCGCAGACTACGCAACTCTGACCATAGATTCGCATCGTGGATTCTGGATGATCCAGGCACACATAAGTAGTGAAGACATCCAGGAGTGGCTGGCAACCAGCAACCCAGGCCGCAACTCTGGTCTCGATAGCATTTAGGTCCGAGACATTAAACCTGTGTTGCAACGAACACCGTCCTGATACAGTTTTTTACCGTGAGAAGCACAGCGCCGTAATCTGGAGTCCCGTCTTCCTGAGGCTTACCAAATTCTTTGATGATGCCATTATAGTCCTCGGCATAGATTAGTGCGCGGGCTCGATCCAAAACTTTCTTGTCCTCAAACCGGGAATCAGGTCTTGCCATGTTGTGCATTTGAACCGCATTTCCTGACCAGCGACCGCAACGGGCTGATCCCATGTAGAGGAATTGACCGCGAAGCCGTCCATCATCATTGATTTGACGCATAATAGCCAGGAGCTTTTTGTAGGTAGTGGAAGACGCTGCTTTACGTGCCTCAAGCACTTTAATACAGAGTGGCGTAAGCTTATCTCGTTTGTATTTAAGGACCGCAGTGACGTGCTCTTTTCGAAGTGTTGCCTTGCCATCAGGACCGTATGGGTATCCCTGAGATTTAACCCACTCCTGCATCTGAGGGTTAGAATTTGAATTCTCTAGACCTGTCAATTCATTTTGTTTCTTAACAGCTTCTCGTTTGGCCTGATCTGCGAGAGCATAGGCTTTCTTCACGAAACCGATATCGACCGGAATGCCACGATCATTGACTCGCTGATCGAATATCCAAACCTGTCGCTCTCGGGGGGGAAGCGGGAACACATCTACGATATTCAGGCGTCGAGCAATTTCACGTTCGGCCACGAGGTCTTGTTTACAATAGGAACAAAACTCTTCCCACTCAGCCGGATGAGAATTCCAATCCTTATAAAATCGTTGCTCGGGAGTTCCCTTCTTCTTATTGGCCTTGATTACGGTCTCCATGCTAAACATCTTAATCAGTTCCCCGCCGCGCTTATCCTTAGCGAGACTGTGAGGGAGACCCAAGATAACACCATCCTCATCCAGGTCTCCGGTAAGAGAGAGATACCGCGAACTTGCCTGGGGGTCCTGGAATCTCTCGATGGGAAGCTTGTGACCTAGACGCTGAAGCAAGTAGCGTTCGAACGTAGAGTGCCAGGCCATAATGTCTAGGTCTGAGTAAAGCGCCTGCTCCAGATCGGCCGGAATCGGATCGTCGGCCCAAAGTCTCCACATCTTAAGTTCCATATCAAGTGGGCTCAGGTCTCCAATCGCATAACCCAGCATTAAGGGCTCAGTTGTCGGATGGAAGCAATAATTGTAGGTTCCCACACTGAGTTGACCCTTAAGCTCAGCCTTGCTTCTGGTTTCAAAGTCGATGATGAGAAAGTTACTCGACATATTTTTCGGCGAGAGTATTTAAAAATTCCTTTTGGGAGAAGAATATTTCTGTAGCAAATTGAGCCATCACATCCCATCTTTCTTGGGGCTCTTTAGGGAAAAGAATAAATCCTGGTTTTCCTTTTCCGAGCGTATATCCTAATTCCAAATGGGCTGAGCGTCCTGCCGGATGCAAAAGAACTGCACCATCAGTTCGGTCTAGGTGATATTTATCAAATTCGAAAACATGCGGAGCCATGTATCCCTTAAGCGCCTGTCCGTATGTTCTCCCTCTTCCTTGCTCATATTTTTTCCACCAGTCGTCCGTTTCTGGACCGGACGCAAACCAGTCTTCGAATACATCCAGACCTAGTTTACGAAGAGCATTACCAAGTTTAGGAACTGCTGGATTACGTAGCGAGCCTATCACATAAATCGATTTCACTTTATTCTCCAGTAATCTTACTCCAGGTATGTTCGTGTCCAATTTCCTTGAATAACCTAGCTAAGTTATCTTCTATTCCATCCAAGCGACGTTGAAAATCTAAAATGAGCCTGCCTATCTGTTCAACGGGATCAGAAAAAAAATTCATCATTTATACCAGCTTCTTCTGCTGTTTGAGGCTTAGCGGCGGCTTTTTCATCTTGCCACAGAGCTTCTTTCTGTAATTCCGACAAAGACGCATCACGAAAACTTTCATCACTCATTGAATTTCCTCCACAGGATATTCCTTCCAAAACAAATCCATCTCATTCAGGTACTGCTTACTCTTGTCTAAAGCTTTCGCCCAACGAGAGAGCATGTCCTGGGTTGGAAAAGGGAACACAAACTTCTTGATGCCAGCCTGAGCCATGTGGACCAGGCATCGGTCGCAACTGGCACAGGGCCAGGTGTAGAGCGTGTAATCGCCAGGAATAGTATATCCAGGCATAATCCGCTCTTGCAAATGAAGTACAGCATTCATTTCACAATGCACAACGCGGCTATACTTCTCCTCTCGATTGTTCAACCATTCTTCCTTATCGGGCATCATGGTTGGGAATCCGTTGAATCCCACCGAGGCTACAGTTCGATCCGGCCGCACAATCACGGCTCCAGTCTTAGTGCTAGGGTCCTTGGACCATGTTGAGACTAACCGAGCAAGACTCAGAAATCTTAGGTCCCATTTCTTGTCAAACATCAGGGTGCTATCCTTTCATTATTGATAAAGTTCTCATACGTGATTGGCATGAGTGATTGAAAAATTTCTTCAAGCCTAATGGCGTACTGCCGAATCTCCCACATCGCTTTGTCATGGTTCCGAAGCGAGAGAAAATTCATCAGGGATCGAGCATTGCAACACCAGTACATCTCGCTATAGATATTAACGGGAAGAAAAAATCGAGCCTGCTCCTTGGCAATTCCTCGGGCTAAAGCGGTCTGGTATCTCTCAAAGGATTCTCGACTATGAATCTCAAGTTCGGAGATGAACCAACCCGCATCTGCAGGGGCCGCGACTTCGTAGTAATAGTTGCCCGACTTGCCGACCTGGGTTCGAACGTGATCCGTGGTTGGGATGTAGAAGTCGTTACGGAGTTCAGAGTATCTGGCGCTCCACTCGTTAATGCTGATTCCAATCCGGTGTCGATGCCATTCTCTGAAGACAAAGATCGGGGCCTTGATACGGAATCGAAAAAAGTTCTGTTCGAATGGTGTACCATGTCGATTCTTGAGTAGGAATCGAATCAGTTGTTCATCACCTTCCTCAAGACCCCAATGGTATTTGTGATACGAAACTCGGGCTGCGTTGATTACGCTCAGATCATCGGCACAACTATTTTCTAGTGCAACAAAACCCCTGTCTAAAACTTTCGTCTCAGGATATGTCATTCTTTAACCTTTCTGCTGTATCTGGTGAATCATCTCGATCATTATAAAAACGAGACACTTCTTGTACTTCTTCGCAACGGGGGCAGTAAGTAAAACCGCTTCGGAAATCGTATTCTAGGACGTATCCATGAATAATACAAAAATCATTATCTATCATTAGATTCCTTCTTTCAATAAATACACCATGGCCGGTTTGTGATCCGGCCCTCCGCGAACACCATCGCGGTAAGCTAGAATATGCTGATCTTGGAGTGTTTTGAATACTTGCATCCATAGGCGTCCCTGGCCCAAGCCATCAAGTTTTCGATACAAGTCTCGATACGGAACTTTTCCACCTGAGCGTTGCACTTCTCGGACAATGACTTTAGCGAGTCTACCATCAAGAGTTTCGGCTTCTACCGGATCGAGATAAGCTTTCGTATCCCGAGCATAGACAGTCAGAGCCTTAGCCTTCTCAATGTCCTCAAACATAATTTTGTCATGACCGGAATCTACGGCAAAGTAGAGAGCGAATCGCTCAGTAAGGGTTTGCTCTCGGGCATCAAGGCCATCAAAGTGACGATCCACGTCTGAAAACTCATCATATTCGTATTCCTTACGAGCCGTAGCCGCACTGATACAAGCCTTAGTTTTCTGCAACCCCTCCAAGCTAAACTGATCCAATTGCGCGTGGAACAGAGCTTTTTTGGGCTGATCTGGCGTGATCAGGAAAAACATTCGATCATTCAGACCGCTGCTATCGCCAGGGAGTTTCGACCACAGAGTTGGGAATTTGCGATCCGTAGTACACCACATCCAGGAGAAGCAATAACTATTCGAATCGAAAGTAAAGGATTCCTTTCGCGCCTTGATCGAGTTCGAAAACCGTCTAGACTCGTAGAAACTCAACATGTCATCAGTGAAGCTGGAGTTCTCGATTCTGGCCTTCTGAATGAATTTGCTAAGCTCGTCAAAGAACACAACCGCGTTCCGGGCTTGCATTCGGTACATCTCCAGACCCAAACCTTCTGTGCTACCTGGACTGATAATCACAGTCTGACCATTCGCGCTTGTCAGTTTTTGATTGTGATTTGTAGCCAGGTTCATGACTCGAAAATATTCTTGAGCAATCTCACAGCTTGTGCTCTTATAAAACTTACCGTAAGGTGAGATGATACCCAAGAAAATAACTGGCGTGAACGGTCTGTTCTTGACTGTAACCTTGGTGCCAAGATAGTTCAAGTACATGACCAGAGCCGGCATAAAGACTAGCTCGGGATACTTATCACTGGTCTGCTCCACAGGTCCGACCAAACCATCCCATAGCGATGTGCCTCGCATGATCCAGGTCGGAAAGATCGGATGTGGTACAATCGAGGATGTCTCAATCTCAGGTTCATCATCCTGCTGAGCCTCGCGGGTCTGCTTCAACTGCTCGGCTTGGGCATCAATATTCTGTTTGAACACATCTACTGGAACCGGCCGCTTACCAATGCTATGCGCGATCTTCTCGCACATCTCTCGATAATCTGAGCCGTAGTTCTCACACCGAGCTTCGCAGATCACGATGAGTCTGGAACAGAGTTCATCCTCACTCCAGTCTGGATTCTCGTGATGCAACTTGCCAGCAATCGAAGTCAACGTGGTATCATGGGCTCCATAAGGAATCTTCGGCCCATCTGAAGCTGTATCCACAGTTTTGAATTCTCGCTGCGTCGGCTCCTGATACTCGAAACGATCTATTTTCTTCTGACTAATACACCAATCTATTAACCAGTCTGGAGCCTCACTGAGAGGAGACTCATCTATGATCCGATACTGCTGACCGGAATCTGGATGCCAGGAACCGGGACCGACTACGTATTGATTATCAACTCTGGCACTCCAATCCTCGTTCTTGACGAAACCTTGGGCCAAGTTGCCCATATGGATCGAACGCGGACTCTGTTTGAAATAGAAATGGCCTCGACCAGGACGGGATCGCACCTTGAACGTAGCAATACTGAACAGCAGTTTACCGGTCTCGGCTTCAACACGCTGCGCTACTTCAACTCTATCTATTTCGAAGAACCAGACCCCACTCGGCACTCCCTTGGCAACAGATGCAACATTGGCATCTGGATATGTTTGGTCCCAAGCTTCGATTACAGCCGGTTCAGTTGTAGCCTTGCTAGGCCAGTCTGAAAGAAAAGCTTGTTTTGTGTGGGCTCGAAGAGGGACAACTGGAATGCCTAACTGAATGAGTGGAGTTGCAATCTCTTTAAAAAAAGCCATACAACCCCTTGAGGAAATCCTGGGCGGTCTCTGCCGCCCGTCAAGCCTAGTCTCTAACCGACCGGCTTTCGTCGGACAATCCGAAGGTTATTCCTTCGACTTAGAACGTGGCATTGGTGGACTGAGCAGCAGGCGGTGCAGGAGGGGTGTACGATCCCGCAACGCTTGCTGCCGGTTGGACAGGCTGAGCCTGCGGTGCCGGGGTTCCGGCTGTTGCTTGCAACCGAGCCGCAGCCGCTAGATTATCTCCCGGAACAAACGGCTTCTTGTCCTTGGCTCGAACGAAATCGGTTGGAATTTTCGGCACTACGGCTCCGGGAGGAAGGGCGTTGATACCCTTGATATTGGAGAATTCCTTACCCTGTTCGTTCTTTTCCCTCATGATAAACAACTGGCTCGCCTTACCGATCAGAAGCTGAGCTAGTGCCTCAGTATTTTGAACGATAGGGGGGTTGGTACCTAGAATGGCGCGGACTGCTTTGAACAGGTCGGCCTTCTCATGCATTGTTCCGTTTTTCGTCAGGACAGCATGATACGGCTTGCCCTGAGAATTGTTCTTGTCCAGAATCCAGACGATTCTTACCCGGTTTTTCTCGCCAAACTTGGTCTTGACACCATACAAATCGACCACATCAGCAATCACTCCGATGAAAATCCCGGAATCTGGCTGTTCATATGTCGAATTTTGACCTAACTCCATTGCTTTTCTCCTAATCTATCCACAGTTGATCCATGGATAAGTCTGTTCTAGTACTGGTCTGTTAAGATAAGCTTTTAGAAAATCTGGCAACAGATCAACATCGCCGCGCTTTTCAAATAAGCCTAAAACAACATTACATCTGTGGCATAACAAACCGCGAATACACTTCCCGCAAGACCGATATCCTTGACAACAAGCGTGGTCATGATCTATTCGAGGAATATTAAAGGAATCTCCAGAGCCTCTGTCAGAAAAAATCAAACCACAGGGACACCGTCCGTGTTGCCTAATTAGAAACTCATCAAATTGACGCTGCGAAATATGATATGTCCACTCTAAAGTGTATTCAGGTTTCGCAAGTCTCCGTAACCGCGCTTTTTCTCTTGTTTTTTCTCGATGGCCTTCATTCCACTTCCGATTTCTTATGCGATCACACTCTAAACACGAACGCTTATTCCGCAGCAGCCCAGTCCAGTGAACATTCTCACCACTTAACGCATGTCCTCGTTTACAGTGTTCTCTTAATTTCCCCATACTTGATCTAGTGATAAATCCTTGCGAACGCTAATCTCAAAAGGGGCCGAGTTTCTAAGATTTTCTACATCGATTTCCTTGACTGCTTTCCACCACAATTTCAAATCACTATTCCACCAAAACTTGAGTTTTTTGGCATCGTTGTTATTACCACGTCCTTGATGACTCTGAAGGATGACAAACGGGGATCGGGCTCTTGCCAGGATCGGCTCTATGTTACCATCCTGCGGCGTGTGTTCTTCGATCAAAAGCAAAGCACTGAGGGCATCCGTAAAAGCAGAATGCGGAAATGGATTTAAGACCATGTGGTCCGCAAGCATATATTGAAGCTTCTTGCCTTCGATGCCAGGGATATCCCAGAGAGTGTCAATAATCACTTTTTCTTTCAGAGTAGGAGCAAAGTGATTTTTGCGAGCCATCCAATTGTCCAGGACCAACTTATCAAAACGAATTATGTTCTGACCTAGGAGTCCATCGGCTTGATTCGCCATTCCAAGCAGAGTTGCGAGGGCATCGTGTTCCTCAAATCCAAATCGATCCACTGCGGCCTGAGTAAGTCCTGTAATCCTTGTGATTTCCTCAGTAACCGGTGCATCTGATTTAACCAGACAATCTATGGCAGCTAAAACACGATGCTGAGCCGTGGACCAGAGTACGGCTCCGGCTTCTATGACACGATCATTGGCTGGGTCTAAGCCAGTGGTCTCAAAATCTAGCGATAATAGGATCATGACGGTTTGTGTTCAACGGTCTCAAGCGAACCTTGGCCGGTTAAGGGGATGCCGGGTTCTTCAACCCGAGGAAGTTCTGTCATGGGTTTAATAACAGTTTCTATATACCGAATGTTATCCATCGGGGCAAAGTATCGAAGTGATGGGTCCAAAAGTTGCTCCGGCGTCAAAACCTTCTTGGTAACATCAGGTTTAAAGACCAGCATACCGCGTTGAAACCCAATGTTGATAAGGCGCGTGTTGACATCGTTTATGAGACTGGCCTTATTCGGGCAATGGTATATGTTGCCTTCCACAACCACAGCAGGAGAGCCAGGAAAAAGTGCCGGCTCCTTTACATAGCCGATAAATTCAACCCAAGCATCGAACGCAGGCGGGTCTTTCTTGATGTTTTCAGGAACTGGAACGCTCACTCTTGGTGTCCTTTCCGAGAATATCATCTTCCTTGAGTATCAGATACTTCTCGCCGTCGAGTTCAATCTCGGTGCCGCTATACTTGCCGAAATAGATATGATCACCAACTTCAACACCAAGGTTTCGACGGCCTACGGCCAGGACTTCGGCTTCCATCGGCCGTTCTTTAGCCGTGTCAGGGATGAAAAGGTTTCCCTTCGTGACTTCCCGGTCGGGAAGGACTCGAATGAGAGCGCGATCACCAAGTGGTTTAAAATTTAGCATTAGGATACGGCCGGCTGAATGTTAACCGGTTTCCCCTCCCGCAGCGCAGTTTCAGCAGTACGTGCAGCTTCTGCAGCTTGAGCAGCGGCTCGAACAGCAGCGAGTTGATCGCCACTAGGCATCTGGATGAGTTTTTTCTCTTCGTAGTTGTGCTTCTGAGTCTTGATTCCTTCAACTTCACAGACATCAGAACAGTATGTGAAAGACTTGTCAGGAGCCTGAGGATGTTCCTTGAACAGAGCGCCGACAATACGCACATTTTTGAGCCAGGGATTTGCTTTGATGGTTTCCTCGGCTTGAGACTGTGCGAATGTCACTAACTTGTCACAGCCAGGAGCATCGCATTTGATGGTTTGAACTAGTGTGTTAACTATTGACATTCATTTCTCCTTTATTTCTTCAGCGGATCGCAATTCGGACTCTCATTGCGTAGCCGTCCTGTTTCTGAATTTGGGATTAAACAACCTTCTGCAGTGGTAACTTCATTAAACTTCTTCAATCCACCACCTAGGATTGGAAACTCGCTGGAAGAATGTCCTGCTAGACGCTCTAGATCAGATGGACGCCCATGAACCATCAAGAGACGAACTAACAAACCAATCACCTTGATGATTCGAACACGAACCGATCCACCATCCGGCGTAAAATTCGTGAATGCAAGACGGGCTTCGTCCAAATATTTATCAGCAAATGTAACGAAATCCATCTGTGAATACGGCTGACCGACCAGTGGCGCTAGAGGGTTCACATCCTCATTGGCAACACCTTCTACCAAAGAGATTTTACGGCTACCTTTAGCCCAGCCTTTTGCATATTCAGACTCCTTCCTGATCAAATCAAAAACTTGTTCTTGCGTTAACATTAGTAAACATCTCCATTCTGTTTTATTTTTTCGTCTTCGTATGGGGCGACCACACGACGATAGAATTCTTGTTTTGCACCTTCAAAGACACCCAAGATGCCGTTCAATCTAGCATAATTTTTCACATCTTTGTTCAGATAGCTCATAACGATGGTGGTTAAAACGTAGTTTAGTTCTCCTACGTCTTGGATTCTTTCACCTAGAATATCAGCTTCGGCGAGAAATTCTTGTCTAATTGCCGGTTTGATATATGGCATTACTTGTGCCCCTTTCGTTTTGAAGTCTTCTGGAGTCCGATCAAATAATTCTTGAGTTCGTCTAGATGACGAAGGTGAGTCATCTCGGGTAGATAATCAAAGATGGGCTGTGGACCGCCTACGATCACGATACGTTTTCCTTTCGCATAAGCAAGCCCCTGCTCAAACATTCGGGACCCGGTCGCAAGCTTGGCCGGTACGGTTGCACCACTCAGGTCATCACTGAACCGGACTAACATATCGGCTCTTAGGACATCATCCACGTCCTCCTGAGCCCGGCGACGGCGAAAACGATTGCCTCGAACTATCTTTGAGCCTAGAACCGTGGGTTCTTTTAACCACCGACTGGTAATTTCCAAGTTCGGAAGTTTCCTCAACTCATTAGCAACCTCTGCAATTTCATCTCTCCTAGACCAAGCTGCAGCTAGATAAATCTTAAGTAATTTCACGGATTCGTTTCCTTTATTCTGAATATGTGTTGGAGTGGAAACTTATAAACGATATCAGTATCAGTTGAAACGAACTTATTCATCATCACACAATATAGATCACCTTTTTGATATGCATTGCGAACATCCAATATTCTTATTGGTTCTGATTGTGTGTAGAGATGGACTTCGATAGTCATTAGAATGCTCGATTGTGCTTGTATGGTCTTTTACTGTTGTAAACCGTCTTTGCCATTATCGCTTCAGGAATATTCCACCCCTTGTTTCGAGCTATGTTCATGAGACGAATAACGGCATCTGCAATCTCTTCCTCGGCATGACTAAACTCTGGAATTTTCTGACTCGGCGGATTGCCGTCTCGCATAGCTTCCAAAGTTTCACTCAACTCCCCGTGAGTCAGGGCAATCTTCTCACCAAAATTCTGATCCGGTTCCTCGAAGCCGTGAGCCTGATTAACTTGCCAAGTTGCTTCCTCGAAAAGGTGCCAAAGAGCAGCAAACTTATCAGCCTCATTTTGCACAGTTCGAACTAAGTGATCTTGGAGTTCTTTATTTTTGAGTTCCGGTATTTCCGACATTGTCGAATTGCTCCTGTGATATTCCGAAGAAATCTCGAAGTCTGGTATATTCGTATTCGGCCAAGGGTTCGGCCGGTGCATCCTTGATCTGATCCCACATATCCGACAACTGAGCCGGCCTCGTGCCAATCCTAGACAGCCAGGATGTAAAGACATAGCCGACCATATTCCAGATCACTTGGCTCGCGTGGGGTTCATCACGTAGGCCAGCCTTGAGCTTGGCTAGATGACGTTCGGCGCTATCCAGATAATTACTTAGAGGCATTCCGTGTTCCCAGTTTCGAGCCGCGTACTTGACTGCGCCGTCCTCGTAGATACACGAGACCAACCACATCACCCAGTTCGGGAACAGAGAAGGCTTGCCTTTCCCACGTTGCCTATCCCGTTGGGCACCGGTTTGAAACGTTGTCCGTTCTCCGCTATCCTTAAATTCAGTCACCTTCAATCTCCTCTTTAGTCAAGGGACGAATCTCTTGAATGTAGTAAAACAGGCGGGGATCATTGCTGTCGTCTTCAGACAGATAAACTTTATCGCCTACGATTCGAACGATTTTCTGGTACTGAGATTGAGATTCCATAATCTCTTCAGAATTAATGTCCAAAGCAACTACTTGCCCTTTCTTGAACACTAGTCCTCCCGAAGATAGGTCAGAATTACGACCTGCTCGTTCTCACCGAAGTCTGGGCCATATGCTTTTCGCATCGAATCCAGAAGTCCTAAGTATTGACGAGAACGAATCTCATGCTCATGCTCTAAATATCGTGCCGGCACATCCTTAAAGAGACCAGACCAAATATCCGTAACCAGGCCGTGCCCTTCAATTTTGTGCGTCGGAACCCCGATTAGAAACGGGACCGGCCCTTCTTCCGTACATGCAATTCGGTTACAGACGCAAAGTTCTATAGTCAAACCGAACGCATCAGCCCATTTGTTTCCCTTTCGTACTGTGGAGCCGTGTTCCCCGACAGCACAGTCGAGGCTGTGAAGCATGTGAAGTGTTCTCATTTTTATCTCCGCGCACTCCCCAGTCTGAGGATCGTAATCACATTCTCGACCGGGATGCGCTGCTTTACATCGTCCACAGAACTGAGTTGCCATTACCCATTCACTTTCAGCCACTGACGTTTATTGTTCCAAATATTTCTAGCTGTTCGCGGATGGACTAAAGCAGCATATCCGCAAAGCTGATCTATTGAGCTTATGATGGCCGCTTGTTTTCGAACCCCAGATCGTATGAAACCCTGAACGGACAATAAGAACTGAACGATTCGACACGTTGGGATTTGATTACCTTTGGTATCCAAAAAACGCTGTTTTTTCATTTTCTATCTCGTATCCCGCTATAGATCATTCCACGAATGAAGATCGCTGCTAACTTACGGAGGAAAGGAAGCGCGGCTTCGTTTCCTTTGTTATCAGACCAGGCGTCCTCCAAGCGTCGTAGGTAAACTCGGCCAAGTGTTGCGAACCCTTCGGGACCTTTCGCTTCACTCTCCTCCGTGCGTCGAGGCAAGTTGTTTTGATATTCTATTTCTGACCAAACTGCCTCGACAGCTATATCAAAAACAGCTCTGCTAACAATCATTTATCCACCTTGACTGCAGAGCCCTCGAACCAACCACCGCAGTGTTGGCACTGGAATCTTTGCTTCTTTCTCAAGAGCGTGAAGGCCCATCCACGTCTTTGAACCTTGTCTGATCCGCACTTAGGGCAGTTATAAAGCTCGCCCTGATTTACGTTCGGATGATTCTTCATCCAAGGCCGCATCATGAAGTAGACTCGTTCGAGCAAAATTATGTCTCGTCCGTTATACCGCTTCATTTTCTTCCAGGCTTTGGGATCGCCTTGCATACAGGCTTGCCACAAATGAAAGCCTGTATGAGCCAGTTTCCGGCCGATTCCGAGGCAACGACCTACTTCATCAAGCTTGTTGGAATCAAACTTGAAGACTTTGCGAGCTATCTGAAGCGTATCAACCGTCTTATAAGGCGACGGCGGCTTCAAGCCGTGGATCAAAAATCTTGTGTTGATCTTGGGTACATCGAATCGATCACCGTTGTGGGCCACAACGATATCGGCTTCGTCAAGAACTTTCCAGAGTTCCTGAATTAACTGTTTGTCATTCTCCTTGGCATTTTCGTAACCAGGGTAATCAGCAAGACAATAGGTTCTGACTTTCTGTCCTGGTTCCTTGACTGCGAAACTAAGTACGTACCAATCTGCTTTGAAATCGATTACATCCTGTTGCCATTTACCCCATACCCATCCGAGGCTCGGTGCTGTCTCAATGTCCACGAAGACAAGTCTAGCAGGCGTGCTCTTAACCATAGAACTCCAGAGAAACTTTGTTGGATGTTTAAAACGACAGGTTGTGAATTCTGCCGAGAGTGAACCCTGTCACAACTCCGGCAATGAACCACTTGAATTTGCTCTTGCGAGCCTGAGCTTTCACCGTAACTATTTCTTGATTTGCTGCATCCAACTTAGCCTGGATCGCATTCACATCACTCTTGTGAGATTGTTTCTCAGAATCAAGAGCTTTTGCATCGTTAGCGATTATTACGGTATCGTTGGCAATGACGGTCTGATCGGCAGCTAGTTCCTGCCTGAGGATAGCCGGCTCTTCAAGTGCTTGAGCCACGGAAACGGCTTCGGATTGGTCCATCTGATAAGCACTTCCGACCACAGTAACGGAACCGCCAGGGGCCAGAGTTTGAATACGCGAGGCAAGATCATTCGGAGCAAGGGTAGCATCTTTTTTCTTATTTGCTTGAAGCTGCGAAATAAGGCTGGAGACTAAAACTGTTTGCTGTTGATTCGCGGTCTGCAACTGAGTATTTTGTATAGCCAGTTGAGCCATTTGATCCGTTATCTGTTTCTGAAACTGGGCGTTTGAAGAATCTTTTTGATCCGCCAGAGTCTTTAAGTCTTCATACCTCTGCTCTGCTCGGCTGGCTATCCGAGACTCAATCGCGTAAGTGAGGCCCAAGGCGAGAAAAATAGTTGCAATGTAGAGCGTGATATGATGGCGATCCAAAGTCATTGTTCTTCTCTCTTAATATAGGTTCTAATAGGAACGCGATTTTTCTGCGCTTTTAATAACTTCTTTCGGGCCTTCCGCTGCACCTTGGTTCCTACTCGGTGTGGTAGACCATAGTGAGGATGTCCCAGGGCTTGAGTCGCGGGAGGATTCTTAGCATATCTGAGGATATTCTCCAAACGTTCTATTGTGACCCAGTCCGGGATAAGTTTATTACAACGGAAACACAGTAGACCACGGACGAGACCTGTCTTATGGTCATGATCAGTGAGAGTACAATGATCAGGAAGGGGTTCTCCACAACCGGGGCAGAGACCATTCTGAAATCTGTAGATTAGTATCCACTCGTCTTGCGTCAGGAGGAACGTGAGACGTAGATAATTCGCGTTCGGAACCTTCATCTAATCTAGGTTCCGATAGGAACGCGATTTATTTCATGTAGATTTTACGCAGTGGGTAGAACTTACTCATCCCATGGTTCTAGCTTGGGAACAAAGACCGGAATCGGCATATTTCTGAGCCGGCGAAACCAAGATTTCGCCAGGTGATAGATTGGAGGCCGAGGCCGGTAATACCAACGAAAGAGACGAATCATTCCTCGTCTTTCTCCTTGTCGTAAACCGTACCGTGATGATCAGGATCGTTATCAGGCACAAAGACCGGTGTGATGTCATGCTTCTCCGCGTCTTGGACGGCCTCAGAACCATGTTCGCTCTCATTGAATATCTTCTCGATGCGCTCGGGAATCCAAGCATAGAAGATGCCAGGAAACGAAGCGATGAGTCCACCTTTGAGTTTGGGATTGAGTTCTACATCCTCCGGCATCACGGGGCGCTCGATGGTCTTGCGATGGGCCAGGAACACTGGGGTCCCGATCTTAAAGCCTCGCGGGATAGCCTTGATGCGACGGCTGAGGCCCATTGCCAAGCCTTCCCGGAGAAACTTGGCCGGTGACGGGTAAAAACTACCCCCAATCCAGAGCAAGCCAGCCTTTTCAAACTTGCCGGGAGTAGTACAGAGCCAACAACCTTCTTTACACTCACAAAGTTTGCTTTCTGTAAACATGCCGTCAAAATGTGACTTTAAATGCAGACCTTGGAACAAGAGACCGGGCTTGATCCAGGTCCAACCCAGTGCCGGCTTAATGCCTGCGCTGCAGCAAGGACAGATTTCAAGCTCAAAGGGGAGACGGTCGCATGGCACTCCGATACCGCCGCCAACAAGATACGTTCCCCCAGCTTTCCGATATCCACAACCACGTCTGGCTTCGACGGCCACGATTCCTCCTTAATAGAGACGAATCGAATCAACTTGGTCCTTAGCATCTTTGAGACTCGCACCGGTCATCTGACGGAACAGTTTAATGGCTTCGATCTTCCGGCCTTGCTGGACGAGACTGCGGATGTTATCAAATGTTGCGGGTGGTTCTGTCGTGGTCTGAGATGCCGCTCTCATAGTTGTAGAATAAACATCGACAAACTTCTCTACAGCCGCGACGAATCGATCTTCGGTGAACTGATTTCGAAACAAGGTAGCCTCCTATTTTGGTATGTACATCTCTCGTGCCGTGACAACTCGATCCCGGCCGATCACTTTCCGAAACCTCACTTTCCGAACAATGCAATCCTTGAAAAAGGCCGGGTTACGACGAAATTCATCGCAAGCCAGAGTCTTTGTAGACCAAGCGTGGAATTCCCCAGATGTATCGGGGTCCTCCACAGGAGACTCGGCCCTGTGCCATTTGCCGATAGCGTAGCCGTCTTTCCCTCGCCCATGCCAGTCATACGGCGAAGTTAATAAAAGATCGACTCCAAATCCGGGCTGGAGGCGGAAGATTTTCCAAACCGCGATCACTGTGGTTCGCTTTCCCTCATATCCTTTGGCAACTTCACACATGATCTATTTTCTCCTCAACGAGGATATGGTGACATGCCACATGTGTGGCTGTCAAGCATTATTTTCGGGAATTATAGAGTTAACTCCCTCACTTTTTGTGGCGTCTCTCACCCGGATTCCCGTAGCCTCTTCAATTCTTTGCGTTTATTTTGTCGTACTCTACGCTTCGCCGCCTTCGTTTTCGGCTTCGGGTGATAAGACAAAACTACATCTGTAATTCGGTCGAGTTCGGGCGGTACTTTCACTTCGTCAACTCCGCATACGTGATTCTCTTTCCTACCACAGCGTCAACAAAACTGTTAATACGCTCCGTGGTGTGCCGCTGCACTCGGCCAGCATTCAAGCGAAAGGTAAACTCGTCTACGTATCGGCCCATATGCTTGCGACTGGCATGATGATAGACGCCATGCATTCCCCGTTTCATCACGGCCCAAACGGACTCGATGGAATTCGTGTGAGCCGTACCACGAACATATTCGCCAGCGACGTGCTTGACTGCTTCATGGCCGTATCCTTCACCACGGATGCGAGCATAGCCGGGATTCTCGTCTGTGATGATTACGGAACCAGGGAGCACATTATCCTTGATGGCTGTACGAAGGGCTAAGCCGCCAATGCTATCCGTAACCTTGGCGACGGTGTTACCACCACGTTCTCGGATACCGATAACGGCGACCTTCTCAGACCGTTCCCTCGGTTTGTTGATTCTGTCGTACATGTGCCGATTGCTCTCTTCCCCGCCAAAGAACGTCTCATCGGCTTCCACGGTGCCCTTGAGCATCTCAATTTTCGTGCCGCAAGCCTCTCGCAGCCTGTGTAGGACGAACCAAGCCGATTTCTGCGTTATGCCTATCTCTTTCCCTAACTGGAGCGAAGAGATGCCCTTGCGTGCTGTAACAAGCAAGTACATGGCATATAGCCACTTGTGCAAAGGAACATGGCTCCGCTCGAAGATAGTTCCTGTTCTCACTGTAAAATCCAGTTTGCAGGCGTTGCAACGATAGAAACCATCTTTGCGCTGAGTGATTCTCTCGCCCGATTTACACTCTGGACAAATAGAACCGTTAGGCCAAAGGCGTCCTTCCAAGTATTTGCGGGCTGTTTCTTCATCTGGAAATAACTCGAACAGTTTGAAAGTGCTGATTGTACTTCGGCTCATTGATAGGCTCCTTAACTGAGCCTAGTGTAGATAATTCCCTTGCGGGAGTCAAGTATAATTCTTGTTCTGTTTCGCAATAAGCCTCTATGAACGCTTGCGCTTGCGGGGCACATAAGGCGTTTCCGAAAGCCTTAGTTTCTTCCACACGGTCGGTAGACCCATCAATAAACACAGGAACAGGGGATTGAGTTTCCCGCTCCTTCCAAGTTGACGTTGCATGAACTCGTTCAAATTCACCCCACGAGGATGTAATTTCCGTCGCTCTAGGTTTTGTAGGCTCATACCGCTGCGGTAGTCCCTCGCCATAGGCGTTGGAAGCGCAGAAATAGAGCCGTTGTCGGATGTGCGGAGCACCGAAGCCCGCAGCGCAGGTATCACACGCCCCGATGGTGTAACCCTTTTCTTCCAAATCATTTGATACAATGTCGAACCACTCAAGACCGCCCTTCGATGAAGTTTGTTCACCAAAGATAGTTGAAGGTGCTTTTGCTGCGATAAGTCGGAACCACTCCGGCCATAAATGGCGGCTATCCGAGAAACCTTTTCGGTGTCCCGCCAAACTGAAAGGCTGGCAGGGGCAACTCCCAGTCCAGACTGGTCTATCATCAGGCCATCCGGCTTGGCGCAAGGCATAACTCCAGACCCCAATTCCTGCAAAGAAGTGACATTGTGTGTAGCCATATAACTCCTGTGGTTTGACATCTACGATAGAGCGGTCATCAACTTCGCCTGTGGCTATGAGTCCTTCGGCAATCAAGTCTCTTAACCGAGATGCCGCGAATTTATTATTTTCGTTGTAATAAGCCGCCATCGAAGTCTCCTAAAATTTGGTAGTCTCTCCTACCCGCCAAGCCTAGTTTTTCGTATCCGGCTTTCGATACCCCGAGTTCGTTCGCCCTAGATTCGCTTAGGGAGTTAACTCTATAATTCCCTTATTTTCAATACAACTCCCAGGACTGCGTCAACTAACGGTCCTGACTCCTTGCTAAGACCACGAACTGCACCGGTCTTCGGGTTGAGTTGAATCTCATGGGGAATGTGTTGGCGACGAACTACACGCCGGAGTTCACCGTGGATTTGTCTGATGCTCATCGCATCTAATTTCTGGTTACGGATGTACAAATCGGGTCGGCGCTCCGCAGCCGTGAGTGACTTCTTGGGCGAAAGTGGCAGCGTCTCCTCCTCAATTGGTTTCGCAAGCTCGGGATGAGTCTTCAGAACCGCTGCAGCCTGCTGAACTGCAGAACCTGCACTGACAACCGCAATGCTCTTAACTTGTCCCATTTGATTCCTCCTTCTTTTCAGATTTGAATCTGTCCAAGAGTATACCGTAAAGTGAAACTCCGGTATTAAGTTCGACAGCGTTGAAACGCTGATCTAATCTTACAGACGTGACCACGATTTCTTCGACACCGTCCAGATATCCCGTTTGATTCGGTTTGATCAAAAGCGTTCTCCTCTAGAGCGTTTCGCTCATTAATTTTCGATTCTGGCGGGCTCGGGCTGCCCCGATCCGAACCCAACTCTGGCGATAATCATCGAACTTGACACGACGCATACCTCGACGCTGGAATGTGGGGGTCCGGGTTGCGACTTTTGAGAGTCCTAATGTTGCAGTTCGTTCCTGAAAAATTTCTTCGGATTCGCCTGATCTTGTGACGAAGCTGTTTTTGTGGAGAATAGAGAGTTGATGGCGAGCGCAATATGATCCGTTCATCTCCTCAAGTAATTCTCGATTGTATTGGTCTTCCCAAGCATCCAGAATTTTCTCGGCCTTGATTTCAGCTTCAGTTCGGAACGAAAGGACTTGAGTTGCCATCAAACAGTCTCCTTGATTTGGGTTGAAGTGAGTTTGTCTCGCACCGCGATAGTCTCAAAGGAAACCTTAAGGCCGACTTCAAGAGCCGCAACATAGACACTAGGATCGGTTTTGGGGTAGTTCCCGTGATATCCATACCACCGTTGCGGCATGGCGCATGACCTGCGTTCGTGGCAAAATATCGAACTTTGTTGAATTGTGCATCAGCTTTCTTTGCTACTTCCAAACCGAATTCACGTAAAATATTAAAAATGGTTCGCTGGGTAAGTGTCATGTCATAAACATCTTTTGCGCCGACCTTTTGTAATGCCATCTCTTCAACGGTCTCGTATTTCAACATGCATCTTCCTCCTGTTTGAGTTCAATACCTGCGGCCTGGAGCAAAGCGGCCGGCAATTGACGTTGATACTTACGCACAAGTTTTTGGCCGGCTGCAGCCTGTTTCGGAGTTAAAGAAAATGCAGAGGCGAGTTTCTTACCAAAATCCGTATCGATCTTATTGAATCCGGCCCCGTCAATTGCTTGGGCTCCATCACAACGGGCCGCGAGAATGCCAAGACAGGTATGGATAGCCTTCGCTGTAGCCTGATCAAGACGAGGCTCATCAAGATGTGCTTGCGTATTGCCTACCTGCTTCGCTAGCTCTCGCACTGCATCAGCATTCCATTTTCGCGTTGGTTTCGCAAAATCTACTTGTGTTAGCACGGCAGAATAAACTTGTTTTGGCACGGCTCCGACTTCAGGCATTTGCTTCTCAACTTGGGTGTCAAGACCTTTGACAATCACTTCCTGCTTAGCTACGAGTTCTTCAGCCATGCGAGCCGAGACTGAATTGTTCAAGACCAGATATTTGATCAGAACCGAATTGAGTTGGCCGATACGATGGCAACGATCCTCAGCCTGTTCGATGTTACCGGGAACCCAATCAAGTTCAACGAAGATTTCATTTGAGGCTGCAGTCAAGGTGATACCGATACCAGCGGCTTGGATTGAACCGATAAAGAGCTTTATATCAGGATCACTCTGGAAACGATCTACAGCTTCTTGCCGAGCCGTTTGTGAAGTCTCTCCGTAAACTACAACGGAGGAAGAAAACCTTTCCGCCAAGGCTTCAATAACAGAATGATGATGAGCCCAAACAACCAGCTTATCAGTCTCTTCAAGGGCTTCCTCAATCTCCTGGATGGCCAGGGGTAAGATAGCTTCCGCTACAGCCTTGCGCGTGGCTGAGAGCAACTCAAAGTCTACAATCTGAGATTCGAATTTAGCCGACTTAAAACTGTCATAGGCTGCACGCTCAGCATTGATAAGCTTGTCGAGGGTTGGCGTGGACTCCAAGACTACAACTTGACGACGCTTGGGCGGGAGTTCCTTGAGCACATCAGCTTTGAGCCGGCGAATCATGAACCGAGACCGCATCTGCTCCTGAAGGTCTTCGAGATTTGAGGCTCCGCTCTTGTCCCAGTAACCGGCATAGTTGACGCCAGCGGCACAATACTTCGTCTCGAACTTGCTCTTGTACTTGCCCAGACCTTCGGGATCAAGAGCACGGATGAGCGGCCAGAGTTCAACTGGACGATTCACGATGGGGGTTCCGGTCAAGAATACACGCTTGGCAGCAGGGATAGGCAACTTGGGAAGGTCCCAAGACCGCGTCGAGGGATTCCATTTGTACTCGCCGAGCAATGCAATTGTGCGCTGTGTCTTGGGCTCCTTGACACGATGGCATTCGTCCACAACCAGGATGTCCCAGGTAATGGCATGTAGAGCCTCACTATGGCGAGTCAGGATATCGTAGTTGATGATGACCACATCGGTCTGAGGGAAAATATTGCCTTCTGCGATGCCTACACTCAAGGACTTGACATCCCACTTCGTGAATTCTCGACGCCAGTTCAACTTGAGCGTAGCCGGGCAGACGATCAGGATGCGCTTGACTTCGGACAATGCATTTGAGACACCAATGGCCTGAATAGTTTTGCCCAAGCCCATCTCATCGCCAATAAGCGTGTTCTGGCGTGCGATAGCGTAGGCGATGCCGGCTTTCTGGTAGGGAAGATATTCGAGCCCGTCTGGTTTGGGAATCTCAATATCGGCATTCGTGGCCCGCGAAGCCTGAAGACTCTCTTGCTTTTTAAGTTCTGCGCCGAGGGTTTCGATGGCGACTAGATTCGCGTCAGGATCAGAAGCGATCCGGGTCCGGGCATCGGAGTCCAGATACTGATAAAGTTTACAGACGATCTTGACCTGTTCAAGCCAGGTCCGCTGCTTTCGATCAGGGTAGTTCTGGGAATGCCACACCTTAGTTCCGTTGAAGTCAAAACTAAACTGTGCAGCTTTCAGAGTCTCCTTGTCAGAGAACGCTGACTGTGCGTCAAAGCGTTGAAGGGCTTCGTTGTAGGTGATCAGCACGTGTTCAGTCTAGCAGAATCAAGATCAAATGCAATAGTACTTCGGTACTAGTCCTTGCCTTCGAGAACCCACCACTTCACATATATCCACGTATTTAGGGCGACACTAACTCCCATCACCCACAAAATACGTTGATTGTGATGCTCGATCCCATACATTAACTGACCCACTGCCGGCATCGTCAAAAGCATCATTGCCAAGACGAGACGGTAGAATCGTTTAAGCTCGGCCATCGATTAATCCTTTCTTGCGAAACTGATCGGCTTCCCAGGTCTCATGCGCCATGATCAAACCCGGAGATGCCGCCATGGACTTCACAATAGAGTCACAGATATCGCAGTATCGCGGCTTGCCTGGGCTTCCATCATTACCGAGTCCTTCATTGCGCATGAAAGACTCGATGCTCAACTCAATACCGCATTCGGAACATGGCACTGGTTTATAACTCAGCTTGCCAGCCCGAACATCCGAGATGACACGATCCTGGGTCTGTTGCGTAATTCCTCGCGGCATGACACGCTCCAAAGCCAGTGTGCCTTTCATTGCGGCCCAGGCTTGTCTAAGAGCACCTTGACCAGGACTTTCTGCCTCCTCAAGTCTAGAGCCTTGGAATTGCCATGTCGTGGCACATTCCATGGGTTGAATCCTGATCAGTAACATCCGAGTTGTACACTTAGTACACTTCTGACCATCAGCCGGCAATCCAAGCGGCTGATCGGCGAGAATCTCGGTGGTCTTACAGGGTCCGCAACGATATTCTTTTAAATAACGGTCTCTCATTTGCACACCAGCTTCTTTGCAATCTCTACACAGGGAGGGCAAGAATGGTTGAGATGGTGTTCTGTGATTTCAACATCAATATCCCAAGCAACTTGACATCCACAAAGTGCTGGAGTATCTGCACCACCACCAAGCTTCTTCCCGCGCTGAGTCAGAGGTCGAATATGCCATCGAGCATTGGGACCTGCTGCGATACTTTCACAAAAGCTATATTCAATCATAATACATCTCCTAGAGTCTGGGAGTTACTTACAATACAACGGGCATCCGCATTTTCGCATATGAGTCTCCCTACCTGTCCAACAACGTGAATGATGAAAGCCGTGTCCACAGGAGTGGCTTGCCCAGATGAGCCCGGAGCATGTCTGCCATAATCTCGCGCCAAGTTGATAGCAATTTCGGCTTTCTCGGCAAAGACCAAATACTTGACATGGACATGCGAATCTAGGTCAACGATGTGCGCGATGTAGGGACGCAGGCCGGCACGTTCGGTTCGTTCTCGAATCTGCTCTGGGGTTAACTCAACTCGGGGTTTTTGCACTATATGAGTAAAATACCATATTGATTATGGAATGTCAAGAGGCAAAAACTCTCATTGTCATTCATCATTTCCATTATCCAGAAAAACTACTCTGCATAATGGTCGATTTTTCAAGTATTTCTGCACCAGGACGTTCTGCAAAGCAGGCACTTTTTCTAACATCGGGAGAAGCCAGCCGTTACAAGGACCGCAAAGTAAACCACGGACTGCGTCAGGTCCTCGTTCTCCGTGAACGTGATCGACACCAAGTTTATGCTTGAAAAATTTCTCAGCGATGCCGCAAAGAGCGCAGCAACCTTTTTGTAAGAAGTACAAATACAAATACTGAATAAGCGTGATCCCAAACTTGTACTTTAATTTATCGTTGCGATCCGACAACTGCACACAAATTTTGCAATAAAATTGCAAACCATCTTTGCGACTTTTATTCGCGCCGAACCGATCACGGGATTTTCTTTTCTGACACATACTGCATATCTTTGTTTTTCTGAAAATCATCTTTTCGTTTTCCTTTTCAAAACCGGTTTAAAAAATCACGATTTTTTGAGCCCGAAAAAGGTCTGGGCGTTCATGCTCAATGGTAGAATTTATCGTTATGCACTTTTGGTCTGCCGACACATCAAGCAGGCGAATCTAGAGCGAAGCCCAGACTTAAGCCTAACACACTCAGACATTGTGAACGCACACGTATACATTCTCTGAAGCCTAGTACACTCACACACTTAGAGCGTAGCACGGCTCCGCAGTCTGGACACGTCCAGCGAATCCGCTCGGATCAAGACTCGAATTGTGACAAGCTAGTCTATTATAATCCTCCTTTCAGACGTGCTAGGACTATGCCAGAATCGCGCGGGCTTGGCTCTTATTCGTTCTATTTTTGCGTCTGATATACTCCCAGCACGTCAAATTTTGCGTGTCTCTAATCGGCTCCTATGCCTTTACGAGTAGGGCATACGGGAGCCCGCTAGACGCGACCAGTGGGCTCCAATCTGCCTACTCCCTAGGCAAATGATCGAAACAAAATGCTTCGCCTAGTTCTGCCGTTTGCTCGCATTGATTGCCTAGAGACGCGCCAAATAGACAACGGTCTCCGTGCTCCTCCTCTTCGTCCTCTTCTCCGTATACATCCACACGTTCCGATAGAGCCCACTGGTACAGTCCCTCATCGTTTAGAATCCACTGCTCTAAGGCTTCATCGTCTAAGGGTTGGCGAACGTTAGGACAATAACGCACGATTGCTGAGACTAGCTCGGCTCTGTTCTCTTCGATGAATTGCGCCATAGTTTTCATTATTCGTTTTCCTCCTTTATGTTTTCGGGTTTAAAAGCTTGAGAGATGGCACGCGCAGAAAAACCTAGAGCCTGTAATTGCGTTTTCAATTCGGCTAACTGTTCTTGCGCTATTTCGTCAAAATAACTCCTGTTGGAATCAGACTCAATCCCCCAGAGACCGCCGGAAGTAATGGTGTGGTGAGTCACATCGAATTGTGCGGGATAGTTGGCAACGTCGCCTATACCTATTTCCGCGTCCGCACGAATCCCGATATAACACCAGTGACCAGCGTTGAGGGATTCCATTCTGTCATAATCCTCGCGGACGTATTTCCGTACTTCATCGGGTGTGAGACCGTCTGCGGGCTCATCGGATTTTGTGATGTAGTTAAAGGACGGGTTAAAGTAGCGATACTCTCGGCTCGAAATGCGGTCTCCTCCGCAGTCGCAAGCCTGTACGTCCTCTTGCAAACCCGCGAGAATATCGGATGCATCGTCCAAGGATTCCCAGTCCGTATTATTAGCATCATTCGCACATTCGGTGCGCCACGCCATAACATGACCTAGAATTCTTTCAAGCTTGCCTAAGACTTCGCAGTGATTCGCTTCGAGACTTGCGCAGTCTTCGCGGTGGGCTCTATCAATGCTGAAACGTGATTTTTGACGGTCGCTATATTCGCCTAAGTGGGAAGTGTCTGGACATTCGTCTAAGATTCGTTTGATTGTCACTGATAGGATGCGTTTACCGTTTCGTTTTTTGATTCTCATGGGTGCGTCTGTCCTTTGATTTTAGATTTGACTACAGGCTAGAGTCTAGCCTATGACGGGCTCGGCCATCTAGAGTATGGTGATTCCTTCTTGATCCAATTCGTGGACGTGCTCCGCGTCCAGGATATCGCGGACCGCATCCACATAGCTATATTCGGAGCAACCCGTAGAGCATAGATCAGACTCCAGGTTATCCCGTACACTGTCTTCGTTCACGTCTGTGGGATTCTCGGCTCCGCAGATGTCTTGATCTACTGCGGTCTCCAATTCATCCTCTGCCAGTTTGCGGGCCTGTTCGATCACTGCGGCTCTATTGAATCCTGCCACAGTAAAGAGAGGATCGCTATAACGCCAGAACAAGGTCTCCACGTAAACCATTTTTGTCTTGGCGTCTTCGTCTGTATACGTTTTTCCCATAATTATTTTCACGGTCTCGGCTCCTTTGTGGGTTTGATTGCGAATTGCTTAACGGAATTGGAATCGCACGAAGGACAGCGTCCGTGCGCGTTCAGACTCGGGTAATCGCGGACGCAGTTAGCACAGAACCAGTCTAGCGGGCTCCGTTTGGTCTCGCGGATTGTGTCGGGAGTGTTAATCATCGGCTCGGCTCCTTTACTCCGGCTCTGGGAGAACGAGCCGCGAATGTGAATTGTATGGGCTCGGAATATCCTCTCTAACTTGTTCCAAAAACGAAGACTCAATAGCGAGCAAGGCTCCTGATTCCGGGTCCTTGTGAATTTCTAATTCAATGTTACTTCCGGTGTCAGGATCAGTCACGGAAATTGCCTTCACGAATCGTGTCGTAATCTGTTTGCGTTTCATGGGCTCGGGCTCCTCTTAGGATTCTTTGCTGCGCACAGCGAATGTTACCATTGGTGTGCCACGTTCTCCCTGTCCGTCTTTGCGAGACTCACAAACGCCAGTGTAGGGAAAATCACGAGAGACGTTATAATGGGTGTCAAATAAGGCTCTAATCTGGGAGTGAATCACGGAAACGGTAGGGTATTGCAATTTTCCGAAGTTTGCTCCTCCTGTGGCGCGTACACGCGAGATGCGGAATTTTCTTGCTAGGGCTTCGATCAATGAAGGGTTTCCGCGTGTGGTGAACGTACAGGAAAACTTAGCTATACGATGAATAGCTAGAGCCTGTAACGTTTTCAAGGCTTCCGGGTTGAATGCGAGTACGTCAAAATCTACTTGGACTATTTCGGGAAATTTGTCTAGGGCTTGCGTCATCGTGCCATGGAAAACCTGTCCACGATAGCGTGTCTTCTCCGCCCATTGTGCTAATCCTAGATAGGTTTGCAAATCCATTTCCACCATAATTTGACGGGCTTGTGGGAAACCTAAGGCTTCCCATTCTCGCACGTGTCTAGCGGCTCCTGTTGCTTTGCCTACCGTTCCGGCAATCGTACCTTTATTGGTTTCGCCCAGATGCGCATGGATAAAGGGTACAGATTTGTTTATCTTGCCCTTTGACGTTGTGGAATGTTTTTCGTGTATCATCGCCATTCCCTCGTGGGCTTTCCTGTTAGGATTTTATGCTCTTCGGTAATTGTGGTGTAGGCAATTCCGGCTTGAGATGTTCGATTGTCGGATTGGCATCATGGATCGTGATCGGTTTCGCTGTTATACGTCCCAAGATGAAGGACACGAAGACTAACGCCAGGATCAAGCACACGATTGCGATTCGTTTCATGGTCTGGGCTCCTTAGCTGAGAAGAGCTTTAACGTCCGGTCTGTCTAGGACGCTGGACGCGGGCTCGGATTGGACACGAACGATGACGAACGAAGCATCTATCCCGATATTGTCGCTAACAAGACTGCGTATTGCGTAACGCAAAACACGTTCGCGCACGGTCTGGGCTTTGTCGTTAATGCGCACGACAAGGTCTAGCACGTCGTGTGTTTGACCAGAATAATTCAACGCTTTAACATCGTTGAAAGCGTACAGCATTTCAATTAGTTCTTTCATGGTCTAAGCTCCCTTGTTTCAGGCTTGTATGTATCTGTAGTGGCATCATAAAACAGGTCCTAGCACATCAGAGATGGTATCATAACTGCCAGCGTCCAGGTATTGAATGGCGTAGCTAATAACTCGTTCGCGTGCGGTCTCCGCTACGGACCTTAAGTCTTGTTCCAATGGGATAATGCGACCAAGCTTCGCATTTGCAGCCTTGGCGTCCTCCAATTCGTCTAGGATGTCCACAAGCTGAAACACGCTGGAATTCTCTTCCCGTTCGCGTTCCGCGTGATAGGCTTCGAGAACATCGAAAATGCTATCGGACTTGGGAGCATTGGAAAGCTCGAATTCGATGAGGTCCACAAGCTCACCTTGCGAAGTATCTGAGCCCGTTCCGAATGCTGGCATTTTAAAGGTTTGAATCTGATAGACTGGCATCGTCTCGGCTCCTTTGTGCGCACACGTTGCGCAGTCTCAGGATATCATATCCTAGGATGATGTCAAGCCTATTCGCCTGACTAATTGAGCACAATTTAGTACTATGTAAAAATTACCGTCAGGATACGCGGAAAATAAAACCGTCTTTTTGAACAAATTGGTGAGATGGAATAGGCTCGAATCCGCCTAGCATGATTCCTTCTTTGCGCTGGTGACAGATTTTGTGCATTAGTTGTAGGTTGTCTAACTCATTGCATTTTCGCTTAGCATCTCGGAAGGATAACTCGCCTGAGAAGACGGAACGAGCCCAGAATGAGACCGGCTTAATGTGGTGGATGTGCCGCTCATCTCCGTCTTCGATAGGCTCGTTACACTCAATGCAGAGGCTTTTCTGTTTTTTGAATAGACGCGAGATAAGCGAGGTCCTTCGACTCTGAATATCCCAACGCAAGACTGCCAATACATCTTGATAGGAGACGTTTACCTGAACTGTCTCAGTCTCGGGTTTAGGAGTCGGCTCTTCGACTTGTGCAGTCTTTGGATCACTCTCCGTAAAAAATTGACCGTCTCTGAGTACTCGTTTACCTAACCTCATAATGTGATTCTCCTCTAAGCTTATGTTTTCAACGATTTAGTGATTGGCGGAATGTGAGGAATACTGAGTGTCAGATAAACCGTATAGTGAGGGAGTACTGAGGCTTCTCATGCGAGGTTCATACCCCTTGGAACAATACTAATCCTATTCTCTCCCTCACTTATGGCATTTTCTGACACTCAGTAACGCTCACATTCTGACATTCTCTGTTTGGATAGGAACGCGAATAAAAAGTAATAGGACATTCTGACAAATAGGCGAACGCTGAGCGAATCGCTTAATGTTTTCAGTGAATTACAGCGAAAATGGATAATCGCGTTCCTATTCAAACCTATATTATCAGGGAGAACACGCTAGAATGCGGTCTCCTGAACGTCAAGAACGCAAGCACGAGCCAAGCCGTAGAGACGCGAGGACCGGATCACAGCAAACGACAGCGAAGCTAGAATTTAGCGTGATTGTCAGAACGTGGGAACGTCCGATTGATTGTCAGAATGTGCTAGGCGAAATGAGCGAAACGAAACCCGCAGAGCCGATATTTCCTGTTTCAATCATTAGCGTAATGATTGCAAGGCG